CCATCACCGAATTCTGGTATAGCAGTTCCATCGTTACGATAGAATTCTCCTAATTCTGTTGAAGCAGCACTAACTTTAGAAAAAAGTAGCATCCCTTCTGCATCTCTTCTGAGTGCATACACGAAAAAACCCGACGATTCGGAGGGGTCAAACTGTCCAGAAATAGAATTACTTAGCGTAAGTGCCATTTTTAACTAGCCCTATTGTTGAATACTTTCCAAAGGGATCCATTCCAAATAAAAGTCACTGACGCACCCGAAACGTCCATGATGAAAGGAGAAGATTCTTTAACTAAATGTCCGTTTTCAAAACTGTATATTGATGTAACGTTAATAGGATGAATGCTAAAGAAGTTAGCAAAATCTTCGATCCATACCCAGTCACCAACCGCACGAGGAGTTGGCATGGCAAGATCAAATCCATCAGGACTATTTTGGGAATCAACAGTATATTTTTGGTTTGTACTCAATGGATAAGTTCCAGATACAAACGTCCATCTTGCTCTAGCAAGTTCAAATCCGCCAGGAGTAGCCCCGTCGTGTACAACAGCCGTATTCTTATCTGTGTCTACTGTTATCTCGGCTAGAGCTCCAGTAAAGTTAAAGTGTTCAGCTGTAGTTCCTTTTCTAAATTGAACCTGCTTGGTCATGAATCAGATGTCCAATAGTTATGCTTCTCCATTTATTTATAGGATTTAGATTATGACAACATAAGTTCTACCTTCTTCGATGACCGCATACTCTGTTTCGGCATTACCAAAGGTGTTAACTTGACCAATTCCAACGTAAGTTGCCCGAGCGAGAGATTCCTTAGATCCAGCAAGTCCTTTGAATCTTCCTTGACTCTCGTACCCAGCAAAGGTAAAGGATTCGACAGCTGATCCACTTGTCTGGTAAAGAACTGCAACACCAATACCAATCGAAGGTGTGAAATCGACAAATGGGTGTACAAGAGGTGTATTGGAGAATGTAAATGTTCCAGATGTGCCTGGATCTTTGTCGTCTCCGTAGTATCCAAATACTTGGATTTGTTTTGTAGCACCAACACCAGAGATTGTAGTAATGCCAGATGTGCCTGGATCTCTGTCGTCTCCATAGTATCCGTAAACCTGATTGATTTCGGTAAGTGCAGATGCACCCTTGAGATCGAAGAGGACTGTGCCTTCCAGATCGTCCGCTGTAAATCTGACAATAGATGAACCAGAGAAGGTAGCAGTACCAACACCAATTTCTCTGAAGAATCCTTGTTCTCTTGCACTTCCAGAGAATGTAACAATACCAGAACCAGTGAAAGCTGGAGTGTAATCGATGTCTGGATGTGTAAGTTCTCCAGATAATGTGAATGTACCAGATGGAACGAAGTCTTGGAATACTTGGAAGTATCTTGTTTCTGCAACACCTGTGATATCTGTAAGAATTGATCTTGCAGCAGATGGTTCGACGGTTGCCTCTGCAGCACCACCAAGAATACTGAATGTACCAGAACCTGTTGGAGACAGTCTGATACCAGTAACAACTCTTTGATCGTTGCTGAGTGTAAGAGTTCCAGATCCGTTGAACTGGCGTTGACGGAAGGCAACACTTTCTCCAGACAGTGTAATTGTTGCAGTATCTTCTGGAGTCTGAGCAGAGAAGGATTCTTCTGCCGTTCCGTTGAATATAGAAGTTCCAGCGACAAGTTCTGCAGCAGCTGTTGCTTCTGCAATACCACCAACTGCGAATAGAGAACCAGAACCAACTTCGACGGATGATGTTGCTTCGTCTTGACCAGAACCACTGTAAGTAAATGTGCCGCCGCCAGATGCTTGAACAGATGTTCTCTCGATTGTGAGAATACCACCTTCCTGACGAATAGTGATACCACCAGATGTGCCTGGATCTTTGTCGTCTCCATAGTATCCAAATACAGAAATTGGTCTTGCTTCTGCACCAGATGTCTGGAAGTCGAATAGGAGAGATCCAGCACCAAATTCTGTTGCAGGGATAAATCTCTCTTTTGCACCAAACTCAACACCGTTAAGATCGCCAATTCCATCATCACCAATTTGACCATTGGCCTCAGTACCAATACCGAGAATGTAGATCGTACCATCAGTAAGAATAGGAGCGTTGGTACGACCGATTGCCTTACCGTTAAGACTGATAATACCAGAGGTAGGATATTTGGGTACGAACCTTGTGGTAACAATGCCAGGATCTCCGTACTCTCCTCCAGTACCGCCAGGCAAGAAGGTAAAACCTGTTTCGATACCAATGTTCCTTTCGATACCATAATGAGGTGTGAAGTCGATTTGTGGGTGATTGAGTTCTCCACTGAGTCGTAGAGTTGCCTTCTGAGATTGAGAAGCAAAGGCTGCACTGAGATCTGTATATCCACCACCAAAGATGTGTAGGTAAGTTCCTTCTGGAGGATCGAAGCTCGATCTCTCGATAGATGCTCCAGAGAATGTAGTAATACCAGAAGCGGGTGGAACGATAATCCTTCTGTAGGTTGTAAACCCAACAGCTTGAGTTTGTTGAAGGGTGATATTTCCAGATCCAACAAAGTCTTTGGTGACACTCTCGTTTGCAGTATCGTAGATATCGAATAGAACAGTTCCTTCTGGAGTCTGAGCAATGTATCTTTCTTCTGCACCACTAACGAAGTCGAATAGAGATGTTGTACTACTTGCAACTGCAACTCTCTCGACTCCAGTACCAGATACGATAAGTGAACCAGAACCAACCCAACTTGGGATGAACTGAGTAATCGTGTCCGAGATCTGTGGGAATACAAGTTTTCCGTATGGGAAACGAGATTCTGTTGGTGCTGGCTCTGTAATGAATCCAGCATCTTCGTAACCCTGATTGATTTCTTGTGAATTGAAACCAGTGTAGTGTGGATATAAGAATTGATCGTATGCAGGTCCGCCAACAGAACTGATGCCAAGTTCACCGTAGTCTTGAGACACAGTGTTGTCATCAAATCCGATACCATATTGACTAGTCTTATCGAAGGAAGGTAATATCTCAACACCACCAGATCCTTGGTCGTATGTGAGACCACCGTTACTAAAGAGAACGTCTTGAGAGTATCTGTTGAGTTCGTCATCAAATGTTTCAGTACCAGAAGCCTGTCCAAGTATGTTGAGTCCGAATCCAAAGCTTGGGTCTCCAAGAATACCACCGTAGTTTTCGTTCTCAGTACCAAAGAGTATAGAAGACTCATTGTAAGAATCTGTATTCTTCTCACCAGATGCCGCACCATTGACGAATAATGTTCCGCCAAACTCGTTTTCTTTGTGTTGTATAACTCTTGCGTATGTCTGATTCTCTTCTCTACCCTGACTGAAGGTTCCTGTACCAACACCAGAGATATGTGGTGCAAATACCTGACCAGCAGTACCACCAAGATATGAGTAGTCTCCCTGTAAGTATGCCTTGGTACTGGATTCAACTGCACCACCGATACTGAATAATGTACCAGATCCTTCTGGTATGACTGGTGTAATAGACTCGTTACCAGTACCATTAATTGTAAATTGACCTTCTTCACCAAATACTGTATGTTGTGGAGCCTGTGATAACCATAGTTCTCCAGATATGAATATACCAGCATTGTGTGTAGCAATACCAGATTTTCCAGAACTCTCGTATTGAATTGCAGATGCAACGTCGAGATCTTCTGAAAGTAAGAAGGTTGCTGTTCCTGTAAATCCAACAGTCTGTCTGGAAAGTGAAGTTTCTCCAAGAGAGAATGTAACTTCTCTGTTGGGGTAGTGTTGACCACCAATCTGAACGTAGTTGAAGTCTGGAAGTAGGAATCCCCAGTTTTCTGCCGACTTGGGAATAGTCTCGTCGTTTGTATTGATTGGTCCCCAATCTTCGTAAGATTGAGTTGGAGTAGCAGTAATAAGACCCCAATCGAGCTCTTCTGTTTTTTGATCTCCAAGAGGCGATATCCAAGAAGGAGTGTAAACAGGTGTACCCTGTTGCATCCCTCCAGAGAAATCAAACAGATTTGTATTCTCGTAGTCCTTGACAAGTACAACATCTGTTGCCGAACCAGAAGTATTGAAGAGGACTGTTCCTTCGTCTCCCTGTTTAACAAGTTTGATACCAGAAACAGATCCAGTAAGTCTAACAAGTGCCTTTTTAGTATCGGGAAGTAAGACTCTACTTTCAGCACCAGTTCCAGAGATATCAAAGAGAACTGTGTTATCAACAGTTGCAGGGACAAATGCCTCATCTGCACTACCAGATATGGCGACTTCACCCTCAAGACCGAAGATTGTACTTTGTGGAGCCTGACTGAAGAAGTTGGTTCCAGAGAATGTTCCTGTACCAGATCCAGAGTATGCAAAGAGTGATCCTTCTGCAGCAATTCCTTCTTTCTTGAACGTACCAGAACCGTGGTATCCCCTGACAAATAGATCGTGGCCCCTGACAAAGGTTGACTGATACTCGTCGAAGAAGATCCCACCTTGTAATTTTTGTAATATTACACCGTAATCTTCAGCAGATGTAGGTGTATCTAATATACCTCCGTAACTCTCGAATGCTACCTGATCTTCGTCAGAGAATGATCTCTCCTTCGCAAGAGAATCTGTGATAACCTCGTCAAATGTGACATTGAGATCATCGAAGGATGCTCCTTCTCTAACTGTAATTGTGCCGTTATCTTCTTTCTCGAATACGTCAGACTCTGATCTGGCGTAGTTGTATATGACTTTCTCAACATCAAATAGTCGGGTATCTCCACCCTTCGCCCTAAAGGCGTTTTTGATAATTGGTAAGTAGGCTTCGTTGTATGGAGTCTGTTGTTCTCCAGTTACGGATACAGAGCCACTACCATTATAAGAATAAACTTGGTCTAGGTCGTTTGCAGACAGCCCTGACTTGGCAATCGCACCAACACCTATGTAATTTCCTCTAGATATAGATTCTTCTGCTGTCCCAGATGGGATGAAGATGACAGCTCCCGCTGCTCCAAGATCTGGTATGACGACTCTTTCGAGACCGTTACCAAATTCATGAACAGTACCAGTACCAACCCAAGGCACTGCTGCAGATACTAGTGCAGAATCATTAACATCGAATAGGACTGTATTTGCGTTCTCTGGAATCCACTGAGTTCTTGATCTACCAAACTCGTCTCTTCCGTCTACTACATTTATTGGACCAAACGGTAGCACATCTGATGTATCGTTGATGAGTCCGTGGTCATTTACAAAGAAGAAATTCTCGTCTCTTTCGGGTTCTACATGTTGATTTATGTCGCCATAGTCAATATTCTCCACTGACGCGACGGTGATATTACCACCGTCAAATGTAGTGAATAAATCTATCTTCGTATTGTCGTAGACAAATACTGTCAAAGGTTTCCCCCGAAATAAAAAGACCCTGCCTTAATTATAAAGCAGAGTCCACATATTGATATTTAGTGTTTCTATTAGTCGAGTGCGACGTTTAGAGTAATCTTAATCTGGTCTCCGTTGTTTTGGATGTTGTAAGGACCGTTTGTGAATCTCTCAGCGTACATGATTGAACTATAGAGAGTTGCAGTATTTAATCCCAACACACCGTTAGATGTAGCACTCATAGATGGAGTTGTTACAAACTCATCTGCGTTTGGTACTTCAAATACAGTGTAAACATTAGACTCAAGAGTTGTGTTACCAGCACCAGCGTTAACGTAGAGGATATCACCCGCTCTAAGTCCGTGGTTGGCGAACGTAATCTTACCGAAACTGAATGTGACTGATGGGTCAGTAGCAACCTGAATGTTATCAACCAGAGGTTTGTCTAGGTAGATCGTTCTGTAAGCTCTATCAATACCGATAATCTTAGTATTAGTTGCGACACCAGAGTTACCAGCAACGAACTGTCCAAGTGTTAAGTCGTCAATACTAACTTGTGGGTCGATTGTAAGGTAAGAGTTACCGACAACACCGATAGTTGGGTCTGTGTTGTTACCCTTAGTAACAGTAGTTCCGATACCAACACCAGCACCATGAACAACACCCTGTACTGCGACAGGCATGTTATTTGCTCTAGTGACGTAGTAACCGTAGATGTTACCAGCAGGTCCAGTGAAAGTAAATGTTTGTTCTGGATATGTAGCGGTTGTACCACTACCAACGTTCTTGATAACCCACCTAGATCCATTTAACAGGATACCATACTGCTGGTTATAATCCTGATCTCCTCTGTTGTTTACACAGACTGGATAACCAGTATTTGCAGTAGTACCATAACCGTTAACGTTTCCGTCAATGTAGGGTTCAAAGTACGAAGTTGCAGAAGGAACATCGCCCTCAGCAGGGGTCGTGTTACTTGTAAAAAGTTTTAATACAAGATTTCGGGGTGATGTATCTTCTAAATCTGCGACAAAGTTATTCTGAGCAATCAGATAACGCAGCGACTCAATTTCACCAATATTAGGAACGAGTAATGCCATTGAAAAACTACCTCTAGGGTCTTAGAACGTTAAGAACTATACTTATTTATAATTTTAATTTTAGAGAGATTAGTAACCTTCTAATATTGTTCACGCTTACCACAGTGAAACGGAGAATATCCCCTGCTCCAATAGTAGTCGTCCAATTATTTAGGACATCATCAAAGTATTTATCCGAATTGGATAATTGCACTCTCGAACCACCAGTAATACTGGTGAAATTCGGATAATCTGCGAAAGTACATTTTTCTAGTTCAATAACAATATCACCAGTCTGATCGGATAAGACTCTGATGTTTTCAATAAGTCCAGTGACATCTATTGTGATTTTGCCTTTGTCACCAGGCTGCATTGGAAGACTGCCGCTATCAATAACATAGTTTACGGTTCGTGTTAAATCAGCTGCTGCAGCAAGAGCAATAATTACTACATCGTCGTTTGCTGCTGGTGGAGTTGTAAATACAACTTGGTCACCAGAAATATTATAATCATTTGCTGGATCTAAGAACAAACCATTTTTAGTAACAATAAGTTGTTGATTATTGTTAGGAGTATATGGTGCTCCTTGATCATTTAAGTTAAATGTGGTTTCAGTACCATCTTGTACTGGTGTTTTACCAATAATGATGTTACCATATTGGATCGACTTTGAGGGAACCTCATAGTCTACACCGACATTATAACTGCCAGGATCGTTAAGAGTGACTAAGTAATCTGCCATTATCGTGTTACGCCTGGGATTACAAGAAGGTTTCCTTGTATTGGTCTAGTCTTATACGCATTGGGCGATTCTAAAACAAGATCATACACATATCTCCCTCCTTCTATTACAGAAGTAATAGTAGATGCCATTGCAACTTTGATCTGTCCATTGACCCTATTGGGGAAAGATACCACAAAAGGAGTGGACTTAGATGCCTCAGGGTGCTTTCTTAGTTGAGCAGATCCACTATATCCTGTTAGATTTAAAGCGGAAGCATTTTCATTTCTGATAGTAAATGTTGCTTCAAAATCTACACCTTGATCTAAAACTAAGTTGATGTTCCTTGCTGTCATCTGTCAAAGGGAGGTTTTAGTTATTTATCTAATTTACTCAAAATGAGTTTCATCATATCTTTTAGTTCATCAACATCATCCTTTAGTTTATCCATTTCCTCTGCTTCTACTAACTTTCTCTCTTTTAATTTGAGGTAGTTATTGTATGCAGTATCATTGCAATTAAGAATTGCACCACTATCTTCATCTCGATAAAGAGAATTACTATCTTTCACTTTTACTTTATTCATTAGATAGATGCAATAGTTCTTAGATCACGAATCTTGGGAACAAAAGCGAAGTTAGTTCCTGACATGATAATTTTAATTTGGAATCCATTGAACTGTGGAAGATTCTTCACGTTAAATTCATACTCTTTGTAGTCATCTTCTGTCTGAGATGCAAGGATTCTTCTATCGGGTTTACCGTTATTTTTTGCCTGATCTATCACATTTCCATTGGAATCCAAGTTTTCAAAGCCTGGGAATAGTTCAAACAACTGATACTCAGGTGGAGCATCGATTCTGAATATCCTGTATAGAACTCTGATGTCATTTGTTGAATGTTTGTACGCATCAAACATAACCTTCAATCCATCAGCTGACTTCTCAAGATTCACAACCTTAGATAAGTAAACTGCGGCACTAGGATCATTATTAAGTGAATTGACTCTTCTATCAGTTGCATAATTATCAATCTTAGAGTTGAGTCTATCCATGATTGTGATCATGTTAACTCTATCTAAGTCAATCATAGGACTGACTTTAGAATCATCTGTAGATAGATTTGCTTGTAATGTAAATGACTTTCTGCCTGGGAAGTCAGTAAGTTTTGCAAGTTCGTTATTCTTAGATGCAACAATTCTAGGAGTAGATAATACGTTATTACTCTGTAGTGAAACAGACTCGTAACCTTGATCCACAAATGATTTCAAGTTGCCATCGGGACTATTTCCAGAGAATGTTCGGATCTTAGCATCGATATCAGTTCCTTCTGGTAAGAGAGTTGCAACATTAGGTCTGACAATATTAAATGCAATGTTCTGTGTTGCCATAGGTCCATCAAAGTTACCGACCTGTACATACTGTTGGTCGTAACTACCACCAGACTTATTCTCTTTAAAGAATAGTTCTGGGAATCCGTTTGCATTTCCAGTTGCTCTATCCACACCTCTACTTGAGAGACCAACCTTAATCCAGTAATGATCAACGTCAATAGGATACTTGGTATTGTCAGTAGGAATGAAACTATGAGATGTGTTTACTCTTCTAAGAGAGACACCATTCAATTCATACTTGTAAATCTTATCATTGATGTTGTAATCACCAGCCTTACTATCATCAATAGATCTAGTGATGTTATTAAGAGTTGAGGTTGTAGTTGTTACACCAGTGTATTTGATAATCTCATTTCCGACCTTAACATAGCCTGGGTTAGAACTGTTGACTTCAATGTTCTCAAATGACGTGAAGATTCCAACAGCAGTGACAGTCATATCTTCTGTACTTGAAGAATTAACGGTAGATGTCAATTTCTCTGGTTTTACATCTGCTTCAACACCACTCAAGATTACATTGTCTTCTTGTGAGTACATACCATGATTGGAATGTCTAACACGGAAGTGTAATCCATCAGTTACATTTTGTAAGTATTGGATAGAACCACCATTTACAACACTGGTTCCACTGCCGCCAACATATACGATAGCAGATGAGGAGTCAACTTTAGGTATACCTTGAATATTATCAAGAACTAAAGTATTGAACGCACTAATTACACCAACGTTATTTGGAATTGATAATCTCAAGTCTTTTCCGAATCCACCAGTATTTGTGGCAGACACAGTAAGAACATCACCAGCAGAGTATCCTGTTCCACCAATGGCAACCGTTGCAGCAACAGCAACTCTGTTATCGACTGTCAAGTTGACAGTTGCACCAGTTCCTTTACCAAATTGTGAAACGACAGGCACATTAGAGTAAACAACAGGTGTAGCAGAAAATCCACTACCACCACTTGTAATTGTTAGATCACTACCAACACCGATTGCACCAAGAACTTTGTTTAGATTTGCACTAAAGTTTGGATTTGCCTGTTGGTAAATTGTAGTTCCTTCTGTCAATCCAGCCTGTTCTGAAGCAGTTAAACTCTTACCTAAACCAATCACTGCATTGTATGAAAGCATATCAATAGGGTTGTTAGCAAGAGAAACAATCTGTCTGTTTCCTACTTCAAGATCTGGATTATAGAAGTTGACTCTACCCGATGTTGAAGTGAAGTTTGCTCTGAATAGATTGAACTTAAGATCTTCTAACTGACTTGGATCCCATGTAGCACCGTTCTGTGATTTGAACAATGAACCAAGTAGAGGTTGTTGGGAAACAATAATTTTTTCAGAGTCATCAGCATTGAGCGTAGTTATGTCTTCCTCACCCATCCTAGAGATGAATACAAAATATTCATTAGATGCAGATAGAAGAACAATTGCAAACTCTCCTCCACCTTCACAATACACAGGTGCAGGGAAGGTAAATGTTGTTGCTTTAGATCCATCCTCAGAGATAACAACTTCATCGGGATCAAGAATAGACTCACCAAATGGTAAAATCTCTTGAGTGGGCAAACCAGTTTGAAGTGTTCTTACTTGTAAGGTAACAGGTAGTTGATTCGTATCTTTTGCTCGGAAGTAAACTTCGCATTTAGTGAGGAATACACCGTTAACATCAGGAACTTCAAACGATTGTGCAAGAGGGTCAACCCATCTAGTCTGAGATGTAGATCTGTTTTTGAAGGTATTCTTAACGACAAGTCTACTACTTGTACTACTAAGAGTTCTATCGGATGATTGAGGTATTCTCTGAACATCTGCATTTCTCATTCTGAGAGTAGATGCCTCTACAGTTTGAAGTGTACCAGATGATGTGAAGTTTGCTTCACCAGAACTATCTGTGAATCCAGAGATAGTAGAGTTAGTAAGACTTGAAGATAATGTAAATGTCTTTGTACCAGTGTTAAATGAAGGTGCAGAAGGAACTGTAGGATCAGGTAAGAACAACGATCCAAGTAATGCTCCTGCCTTATCAGTAATCAATCTGATTGAATTTACACTTGCGATAGCACCACTAGATTGTCCAATCAACTTCATACCAGTAGTGATGTATCCATAGAAACCAGACGCAGCTTGAAGTTCTAAGGATGCAGTATCAACGTTTAATAATGTTGTGGTAGAAGAGTATGTAGATGAAATACTAGAAGCAGGGTCATATGGATTCTGTTTGTAAACCTGTGAAGGATTGTTGTAAGGACCATATTTGTGGTTCTGATTTGCAAGTCTAAACCTAATTGCATCGTTGTTAGTATTAGGACGACTTCCCTCAATAACTTCGCCAGCACCAAATGTACCACTTATCATTGTAATTTCGATAAGTTTAGGTATGACATACTTCTGCATGTCGATACTATCGAAGAATGGATATAATCTTGTGTTTGGTTTAAGTCTTCTACAGATAAACTCAATGTTTCTTGATCGCATTGTAGCAAGCACTTCTGTGTTTACAACCTTGTCACCAAGACTTGTAGTATCAAATCTTTCACCAACACGGAACTGAATACCTTGTCTTGTTTGATTTGTAGTAGTTGTGGTTGTCCTTTCTTTAAATTTTGTAATTGTATCTCTAAAGTTTGTAGTTGTAGTGACGGGAATACCACGACCTCTTCTGAATTTACCTCTTCTTCTTTTTTTGCCAGTTTTCTTAGACTTCTTAGACCTGAAAAGAGTAGGTCCAGTTGATGAACTTTGTCCAGTCCATGTTGTTTCCCATGAACCCCAATCAACAGGTGATAGTCCAGTATTACTATCCGCACCAGTGATTCCCATTGTAGAATTGAAACTACCTTCAATATCGTAGGTAGCAGCAGTTCTTCTAGTTTCAATCCATGTATCAGTGCCTGGATTTAATTCAACCTGACCAATCCAGTTAACAACAGCAAATGGGTTTACATTCTCGATACGAGTTGCAAATTTGTTCTCCAAGAAAACTGTGTCACTGTAATTTAAACATACAACGTCACCGATTCTCTTGACGTTTGAATCTCCAAGATCTTCAACAAACCTATAGTCAGCAGTAGGATTAGAAGATGTTGCAGCACCAACAATCGCCTCTGATCCAAGTAGTAAGTCAATAGATGTTGTATAGTGTTGAGGTCTTAATCTTCCCTCTGCCGCATCAACAGATGCCTTGTATGCTGAGTTACCTACATCACCACCAGTTACAGATTTAAAGTTATCAACAAAGAATCCTGATTTGAATCTATCAAGATTTGTTTGTGGATCACGAAGAGACATGTTTGTAGTCTCAACTTCTAGGAGTGAAAGTGAAGTATAGTATTCAATATTTTTAATTCTGTTCTCAATACTTGCGATATCCTTCATTTGGAATCGCTTGTGTCTAGCAATAGTGATTTCTGCTTCTGCTGGATCGTAAAGATATGGAGGAAGTTCAATAGTTGCAACTTCTAAAGCATTATCAATGGTGTTTGGAAGTTTTGGCAACTCAGATGGAACACCTTGAGATAGAGTGAAGAAACCCTCTTTACTTAAGAATAACTTATCAATTCTTCCAAGATAATATTCGTAAGATAAATTCAATGATTTATCTTTGGCAAGAACATGAGAAGAAGACGATGTGCCTGGATTAAACTGTCTAGCGTCAAACTCCCAAGGAGCCTTACCAGCAACAGTAGATACAACTCTAGGTCTTAAATCAATAATATCAGAAATTGGAGTTGTTCCAATAAAAGGTAGTGCGCCTTTGTAATACTTTTTCTCGTAAGAGTTTACAGTTACAAAGTCGCCTGGATCTGAAGCATCAATAACAAAGTTGTTATAGACAATAGTAATTCTTCTAGTAGGTGCTTCCGTACCAGATTTCTTTACAAGTGCAGAGAAGTCAACATAGTCCAATCTTTGGCCTGGATCGAACTCATAGTTATTCTTGATGTCTCTGTCGCCTGGAATAAAGGTCTGAACTACACCAGAAACTTTAGTTTCTTCAAATACGATCTCTTCACCAATCTCAAAAGCGTTTTCGTTTTGAGATACAAAACTTACTTCATTAGATCCATTAGTTGTAACAAATACGGCAGATGCACCAGATGTCTTACCAACAATATTCTCACCAACTACAGCATTGAGAATATTGGAGTTTAGATTAGTAAGTTGTAAGATTGGGAACTGAGGATCAGAAGCTGATGAAGATTCTAATACAGCAAGAACTTCTGCAACATCACAAACTCCAAGAGAAATTCTTTCATCTTGAACTCTATTACCAAATGTTGTGTCATAAGTAAGACCATCATTTAACTTCATTAATCCAGTGCCTGACTGGGTTTTTGAGGAGTTGGTTAAAGTATATGTTGTTGCTCTCTTGAATACCTTTGATTTTGGTTTGACATTTACTTTCTTCCAAGTTACGGTCAATACAGCAGGACCAGAAGCATTGTCTAATCCAGATAAAGTAGCAGTTCTACCACTAACTGTAAGTTTTTGATCTGTTAATGATTCAACTTTACCCGTTGTTTTAAATGTGAGGTTGTAGTCCTCTTCATCGAATGGTTCGAGAGTCAAATCAGCATCAGTTTCTAGAGTTCCACTGAAAGCATTACTTGAAACTGTAACGTTATAAGATTTCTTGAATATGATGTCTGCACCATTCAAGTCAACAGATGCAATATTAGGTTTGCTTAGTTCACTGAATAAAAATGCACTAGAGTTGTTTTGAACTTCTAAAGTGACCTTAAATAGATCATTTGCAGATACAGCTGACGTAGGTAGTGTACCAGAACATACGTTCTCAACATCTGTAGTCGCTTCAAGACTGATAGCAACAGCAGTTGCAGCAGTAACTCTGCTGAATGTAGGAACGGAGTTGCCTGAAATACTATACTGAATAATATCTCCAGTCTTAATACCAGAGTTTACAAAACTGGCACTAGGAGATGTGATTGTAGATGCAGCACCAGACTTTGCACTAACAGTAAACTGTGTTGCAACTGGAGCAATCAAATGACCTAATCCCAAAACAGGATCAGCTGTGAATGGATAGTTTGTAGGATCGTTACTAACAAGTTGTTTGATATCCTCCACACCATAGTCTTCTACTTCAGTAACACTTCTATTTGCAGTAAAACCATTGAAGAATAATTCTTCACCAACTTGGAATTGTCCGTTTACTTGATATAAAGTTAATTGTGTCGAATTACTTGAAGAAGTATATGCGTATCCTATAGCGTTACTATTTTGACCTGTAACATAGGTTGGGCATTGTACGCTTGTCCCAGTATTTAATTGTAGGTATGTGAATGTCTGAATGTCATATAGAGATGTCTCAAACACGGTAGAAGAGTCTGCATATCCAACATTCTTCAACTTCATGTCATAAACTCTAGCAACACCTATCTGTTCACCATTTGATGTACCAACAGTAGAAGTTCTTTCATTGAATAGTTTTACATAAGAACTTGTACTGATACCAATTAGAGGAGAACCATAAACGTTGTTTACTTCAATTTGTCTACCAACACTAAACGGTAAAGACTCATTGATAATCCTTGCAGTATCTCTTGGTTTAGGAACATCAACAGTAGTTGTGTTGAGTGTTTCAATCTCATATCCTTTGACGTATGCCTTGCCAGGTCCGATAGACAAGCACATTAAATCCTCAGTAGGAACATTACCCTGCTGAGTTAATTGGTTTGGATAAAATGCACCATCATTTCCTACTCTGTCATTAAGACACTCCTTAGCTGCGAGAGGGAATGGGTTCACATAGTAGTGACCAGATTCATCATATGTTCTTCTTGCAAGTTCGTCACGAAGCAAGTTGTAGTTATCAGCGCCAGGTTTTACGAATTTTTGTAGAACGCCATCTACAACTCTCATCAATTCTACGAAATTCTCATCATTCAAATCTGTGAGAGACTTCTTGATTAAGGTTGTTGATAGTTTGAATCTATCTGCACCAGGCGCTGCAAAGTTTGAGAAACCTCTTGCATTGTCATACAAGTCGTTATCTGATGCAGATGCAGTTACAAGTTCTTCCTTGATTAAAAGACCAATTCTATATGATGGTTGATTGCTATATTGGTCTAAGACTACTGTAGCATCACCAACGGTAACAAAGAAACCTCTGAGGAAATAGACACCTTGGGCAATCTTTGCTGCAGCACCTGTAGCAACTGCATTTGATATAAGTGTTGTTGCAAAACTAGCTCCCTGTCTGATACTAGACAGAGAATAATTCATATCCTCTTCTAATATAAGATTTTCACCATCCGCAAAAGTTTTTCTTGAAAAATCAGTATCACTAGAACTGTTATACTTGATATAAAGAGTATATGATCCTTTGACTGACGTTCTATTTGTAATATATGTTTCTACTTTAGCGGTAACACCACTAGTCTCACCTTTAATTTTTTTACCTACCAAGTTGTCTAGGTAGACAGAAACAGGGATACCTAAGTGACTGTCATCGATCTGAACACAAGTGTATTCGTTATCGTATGCAATCTGGCCTGGTATAACAACAGAACCTTCTTTGAAGAAGTGCTTACCAAATTTTTCAACCTGATTCTGTAGAATAGATTGAAGTGTTGTGAGTTCCCTAGACTGTACAGGTAAGCCTGGTTTGAATAGTACCCTTTGATAATTTTTTAAATCATTAAAATCATCGAAGTATGGAGATGAATTTAAGTTGGTATTTTGTGGCATTTGTCTTTAGAACTCCAGTACTATCTTGATGTCTTCCTTCTGACTTGCAGATCTAGGAATCGCAGTCCGATTATCAATATAGATAATTTCACCTGATTTGGTATTGAATTCCGCTGATGAAATACCAGAAGTAAAACTCATACCTAATTGGTAGGTCTTATTATTTATTGAGGTACTGACACCGTTATATGAGGTGTCAACAGACAACAACGAACCGTTTACTGATGATCCATTAATCGTTACACCGTACCCTGTATCAGGAATAGAAGTAAATGGAACAATCTTGTATCCAGTTTCACTAGAAGCAAGACCCATTGGTTGATAATACTTCAACACTCCAGTAACTTTATCCCAAGAAGCAACATATCCAATCGCAGTAGAACCAACACCAACCGTCTGTGTGATTTCAGAGTCAACAGCATAGGTTGTTGCAGTAGTCATACCACCAAGTTTCAAAGCTTTTAATCCACTCACCATTGCAGTGTCTAGCAATTCTGTGCTACTGCCAAATACGGTGGGATTCTTTATTAGTCCAACCCTAGCAAAATCATTACCCTCAATGATATCGGGGTTAGTTTCTAGAGTTTCAAATCTAGAATAGAGTAGTGCTCTGTACGCACCAAGTTCCCTGTAGATGTCATGTCCATGACCACCCTTCGGAGGAATGATGACACTAAAGTCTGCTACCGATGTCGTTCCGATACCTGTATTGGTAAGGTTAGCAAGTACTCCGCCAGACTGACTGCCTGGAGCGCCTGGGAAAAACTGGATGGATCCATGAGTGTATCCTTCTCCTCCATCAGTAACAAATACTTCAGATACTTTTCCGAAAGAGTCAATCGTAATAGTAGCCTTTCCTCCTGCCCCATCTCCCAGAATGGGAACATTTGCAAAGGATGTTGAGATCGGTTGGTAGTTAGAACCTCTATTATCAACCACAACCACTTCAATCTTTCCATCTATAGAATTAGCTTTTGTTGCGACAGTCTCGCCTTGTTTGCCCCAGTCTTCGGGCACTGGTATGTATTCAATAGAGTCAAATTTAACAATTTCACTAGGTTTAATTGTGTAAAGATATTTCCAAACATAACCATCGCCACTAGTGCCAGCTGCTCTTGGCTCAAGGTCAACAAATGTGGGTTGGTCATATGAAGGCCTACCCTTCGGGTTCTCTGGGTCTGATCCATTTTGTAGACAGATGTAAACTTTCAGGTCTTCGTTCACTATGTAGTAATTTGCATCGTACAGACTACCTTGACTAGTAATAGGTGTCAGATTATAGATGTTATAATCATGTCTATACATTTCATATGTAGTACCCGCCACCCATGAAACTTTTCTGACAAGTCTGCGAACATCTTTATCAGTCACCTTTTTCATCGCAATGATAGATTCTTTGATGGAATACTCTTCCTCAAATCCATCCAACGGTGCTGGCGTATTTGTAGCCCATGTGGCAGTACCGCCCGCCTTCGATTCAACGGAATTGGGTAATCCCATGAACGCATAATATTTGTTAACAGTAGATCCTACTCCAACAAAACTTTTTACAAAAGTCTCGGCGTTCAGAATCCTAAACTGTTCGGATATAATAGCAGGCATTTTAAAAAAACTAGTCTTTAGGTCTATTTAGTGGTTAAGTTAGTGGTTTCTTTCTGGAGACCACCGCAGCAGTGGATAATCCAACATTTCCATTCATAGGATTGACAAGGAAACTTGTAGGATTACCAGCACCACGATTCTGATATCCAAGTAATTTACCCCAACTATATTTACCCCAGAAAGTATCAGTAGTTGCCGTTGTGCCAACACCAACTTGAATTGTATTATTTCCGTAAGGGGTAGGACCTGGTTGGAAAGCACATGTAACTGTGACCAAACCAGAGATCGCATCACCTGTTGTGATCTGTTCAACTCTGAACACACCACCAAGATAATCACCAGAAGTTACCATACCGACAGGTTGATTTGCACCACTTGAGGTTGTTATACCAGTCAATGCGTGGCCAACAACTAATGAACTATCGTAGATAGTAAAGAAGTCTCCCTTCTCAAGTCCACTGAAGTTAACTCCAAGAGAGTTGAGTGAGGAATATCCATAACCCAAATTAGTATTATCATTGAACTGAGACTTAAGAGTAAAAGCCAATCTTGGTAATACACTTGCAGAACCTGGCAACCATGTATTTATTCCTACAATGTCGCCAAAATCACCTTCCGCATCAACAGAGAATAAATCTTCTCTCTTAGTTGCATCTGACTGTACAATAACTGGAGGACTACTTCCTACTCTGTAACCGAATCCACCATCAGTAATGTTGATAGATGTAATTACACCAGCGGTTACGGATGCAGTTGCAGTTGCTCTATTGATAACTGGGTCTGCATAGAAGTTTGTAGTTCCAGAACCAACAACGATAACTCTTGTACTTGCAAAATCACCATAAGGTGTTTGAACAAGATCACGAATTTCATTAGGTTGAGTAACAACTCTCTTGTTCCAGTTTGCAAGGTCAAAGGAATAATAAAGATCACCAACTGTGGAAATACCAACATAGAAGTTATCAAAGAACTTAATCTTAGCAAAGTCAAAGGTAGCAGGGTGAACTGTTCCAGCAGGCAACTGTTGACTCCAAGGTTGCCAGAAGTTCTTATCGGTTGAAATACCAATAGTACCATTGTCACCTACAACGATGAATTTATTACCATCATAGATGATGTCATTTAAGTCAAAGACAGTATTACTTGTCTTATCTCCCCATCCTGTTCCATCATTAGATGCAAGAATTACACCACCATTACCAACGGCAACATATTCTGACTGTCCATAACAAACCGCATTTAGATTTTGTAATGTTCCTGAGAATTGACTGAACGCATCTGCGGTTGTAAGACCAACTGCACTAAAGATAGATCCAGCAGCACCAACAGCAACCCATGTGTTTCTACTTCCTTCCCAGATAACATCATTGAAATGTCCTGTGTAGGTACTGTCTAGTGTTTGAACTTGACCAATAGCAGGTATTTGTCTCTGTTCTAGTAGATTGATAGGAGTCCATGAACCGATACTGTTACCGATTGAAACTCCTCTTGCCATAGATGCAAACTCACCCACAGCCATAACATTTACATTACCAGTTGCACTGTTACCAACAGACACACCATTGAATGTGATAGTTCCACCAAATCCAATTCTACCTCTCTCCCAGAATGTTCCACTCTTAGTGTTCATGTAGTAACTACTTGCACCAACAGCGACATATGGATCTTCTTTGGTGATCGATTTAAACTCAATAGATGATGTAATACCAGTAATCGAATCAAACTCCCAAGCAAAGATAGGATCTTTACGTTCAATCAATGCACTGGAAATTGCAACGGTTGGATTTGAGATTTTATATCCAGTTCCTTCATCAACTATATTTAAAGAAGATATACTAGATGATGTAGAAACAATAGATGTAACAACGCCTGGAGAGATCTCACTATCCTCAAAGATTTGAACATCTCTCTCAGATTGAACTAACAAATCAATCGCATTGAATACAGGGAAAGCATTGTTGACATAAATTTTGTCATCCAACTCCCCAACGTTCTTAATAATTCTAGTTGTAGGAAGAACCTTACTCTTCAAGCCTGGTCTTGCTTTCGAGATTAGAACACCAGAGAGAATTTGATCTTGTCTTTGCTTCTCCCAAGAAAGTGGTCTTTCTGCAGCGGTGTTAGTGTCAATACCGATACTATCGTAAGAGAATGTTTCAAGAACATCGGAAGCAACGATTCTCTTACCTGTTCTCGCAAACTGATCAATGTCAGCAGGGTTGAGTTTGTTCTCTTTGATTTGAACAATATCACCAGCCTTAACAGATGAAACTGGTTCAACAGTTTCAACGTCTCTCGCAGATCCTCTAAAGTAGAATACAGAACATTTAGAATTTGGTTTTGGTGCTTCAGAGAAGATGACTCTACTACCCTTAAATGTATAAGAAGACTGTGGAGTCTGTAAAATATCATTGATGTAGATAAAGATATTGTTTGTGATATCCATATCACTACCAGGCAGAGTCTTAAGACTTAAGATTTCAGTAACACCACTGGTTGTAACAGATAATGTGAACTTTGTACGAGAACCATTGAAGAATGAAGCGATATCATCAAACAGAATAAATTGGCCTGGATAGAATCCTGAGAATGTATCATTCTCAAGTTCTTGGACTGTTAATTGGAATTCAGTTAAAACACCAACTCTAGGGTTAGTTGCAATACCAGAAACAGTTAGAACCTCATCAACTTTGTATGCTGTACCTTCTTCACGAAGCTCAAATTCACCAATGTTTCCGTCTACATTAATACGGAAGTTAACAACTGCATTTGTTCCGAGTCCAGAATTACCAGAAATGTATTCTAAGTCTCTATTAAAGTATCCAGCTGGTTCTGTAATATCAAGGAATACTGGTTTGTCAATTCTACCGCCTCTCTTGAAGAGTGCGATTTCAGTTGTAAGTCCAGCATTCACTCTAAACTTACCAGCGTCAATTTTTTCAATGACATCAAATCCAGAGAATCCAATCTCATTAGAAGCAGCGACTCTCTTACCCTGTTGTGAAATACCACCTCTTGCATAGTTGTGATCTACTGTTGAGATACCAACATTTACAACGTAAGTGTGATCGTCAATAATCTTATCAACAAATGTACCGCCAGCTGCGAAGTCCTCACTACTTGGAGAGTTGTTTCTAAGCCTAGGTGCAAGAATAACACCTTGAATCTTACCACCACCATTATAGAAACTAGGTGTTGTTGAAGGTCCTACTTGAATCTCAATATTTTGATTATCAATAACTCTATTAACGATTGAACCATTGTAATAAGGATCACCACCTTTAGGATATACATGCGCTGTTGCATAACCGTCCTTAGAACATGTGAAGTATATCGACTCATTCTTCAACTTGACATTTCTAGGAGCCCCAGCTGCGGTTGTAATACCATGAGCAGTAGGTAAGAACATAGTCATGATACCTACCACATCATTATAATCTGCATGGTTGATGTTGTACTCTACTCTAGTAGAGACTCCAACGTTTACAGTTACGTTGTTTGCAGTTACAGCAGTTGGATATAGAGATGTATTGTGTGCAGGGTCAGTAACACGAGGATATGCGTGTTCAGTAGAGTTCTGATCCATTGTGCATGTGTACACAAATCCATTTGTCGCCAAACCTACAGAAGTTGTAGTTGACAATCCATGAGACGAATCAGTCGTCATAGTTACCAATCCACTATTAGGATCGTAAGTAGCGTTACTTATGTTGAACTTAACTCTTGATGTAATACCAACATTCATTGTGAATGTGTCAAGAGTTGAAGAAACAATACCAACCTCTACATCGTGAATAGGATCAGTGGTTCTAGGATATGTGTGATCAGTTGCATAGTTATCCTGAGCACATCTCCATGTGTAAGAGTTAGTAGAAAGACCAACTGTATCTCTTGCAATCAACAGTGAATCTAAGTCTGCATTTTCAAAAGTATGAATATAATTACCGCCACTGATAACTGAACTTGTACCAGCAGAAACAAAGATGTGTTCTGTTTGATTAGATGATTTACCTACATCCAGAGTGATAGTAGTATCTGTTGTAGAAGTAATCTTAACAGAAGTGTTATAAGCAGGATCTGGACCAGATATACCACTTGCCCTTGGGTAGAAGTGATTTGTCGCATGATTATCTAAGGCACAAGTGAATTTGAATCCCCTTGTTTTGAGTTTTACACCAGTTCCTTTTTTCAGTGTATGAGACCCAATATCTACAGTCATCAACCCTGTAAATGGATCATAAGATCCACTTGTAGGATCGTGATAAACAAGAGGTGATGTTCCTACATTGACACTAAAGTTAGTTTCATCAATACCTGTTACAGATAACCACTTTTGATCTGATGGATCTTTTGCTCTTGGGTAACTCTTGACGCTCTGTCTCTGATTCATCAGACATCTGAATCTGATAGAATCTCTCTTAAAGTTGACTCTATTACCAGTAATCATTCCATGAGATTGATTAGTGGTGACTGTCATAATACCACTACCAGCATCGTAGGTTGCAAACTGAATTCTCTTATCGTCGTATGCACCATTAAGACCATGAACGTTGGAGAACACAGTCATAATACCTGTGTTAGGTGTATATGCAGCAGTAGCAATACCGTAGTTTACGATTGTGGATACACCAACATTAATTGTGAGTGTGGTTGCTGACGTAGAACCGATACCCACAGAAACGTTACCACCAATAGGATCGTAGGAACGAGGATAAGCATGTTCTGTAGCATGATCGTCTCTGTCACATGTGAATATAATAGAACCTGTATTGATACCAACAGTGTTTCTAGCTTTCTTAAGACCACCAGTGGTTGCACTCTGGAACCAGTAAGCATTTACAATAGTAGATACACCAACATTTACAGAGAATGTATTTACACCAACATGATAAATTGGTAACCACTCATTCAAGAATGGATCAGAGTATCTTGGATATGCCTTAGTTGCAGTATATCCATCTTGATCACACTTGAATGAAATTGATTCCAAATCAAACTTGACATATTCACCAGCAACAAAACCATGATTAGATATGGTTGGTTCTAGTACACCAGTACTAGAATTATACGTTGCCGTCGAAATTGTATGAGCCGAATCATTGATATAAGAGTGTCCAGCACCCACTGTCATTGTCAACTCACCTGTTGCAGGGTTGTAGACTGATGTGGAGATACCACGTTCTCTGATTGTAGATACACCGACTCTTATTTCAAAAGTGTCAGTTGTTACAGAAACGATACCAACATTAAGGTTGTTGATAGGGTCTGTAGGACGAGGATATGCGTGAACAGTTGCATAATTATCTTTAGCACACTTGAATGATATTCCACCAGTTACAACACTAACTTTTTGAGTAGGTCTTTGAATTGCACCAGTAGTAGAATTTTGATACCAGTATGGAGTGTAGTCACCACCACCAGTGATCATTGCATCTGTACCAATGCCAGACAAATTATATGGGTAGGCACCACCAGCAATAACAGCATCTACCGCAACACCCTGATTGGGAACAAAAGCGTACATCTGTGATGAAGTTGTAGGTCCTACATTCACAGTAAAGAGTGTTCCAGCAGCACCAACTAAGGTTACAGTTTTTTCGTAATATGGGTCACTTGGTCTTGGATAGAAGTGTTTTGTTTGATAAAAATCTTGGTCACATTTGAATACGATAGATCCAGGCTTAAATTTGATTGACTCTCCAACTTGGAAGTCATGAAGTCTGTCAAGAGAGACAGTCATGATACCACTCTGAGGAGTGTATGCAGCAAATCTAATATTGTACTTAACCTCTGTGGTGATACCTACTTGAGTTGTAATTGTGGTTCCAGCAACACCCAAAATAGGAACAGCAGTATCGTAAGTAGGATCTTTGGATCTTGGATAGTATTTTACAAGACTGTTTCCGTCAGCATCACAAGTAAATCCTAGTGATTCTGGTTTGAATTTGAAAGTTTGTCCCGATATTAGATCATGAGATCCAATACTCATGGTCATAATACCTGTAGAGGGTGTGTAGTCCGCCCCAGACACGGTGTAATCTATTCTAGTTGTGATACCAGCAAAGACTTCAAAAGTGTCTCCTGTGACGTTACTGATAGGAACCCAAGTATTGCTTAAAGTATCAGTAGTTCGTGGGTAATATTTGGTTGTTGTAAATCCATCAAGTGAACATTTCCAACCTATAGAATCATTTGCAATTAAAACTTGATCACCATTTGAGAATCCATGAGTAGGAACAGTGATAGTCAAGATACCCACAATCGGGTTGTAGTTAGCAGTTGTAAGTGAATGTTGACTAGGTCCTGATAAACCATGACCAGCCGATGTTACAATTAATGAACCAGTAGTGGGAGTGTAATCTGCATTAGTAGGAGTTAACGATCCACCACCAAGAATATTGACTGCATCAGTAACAGCACTATCAAAGATGTGTGCATAGTCTCCACCAGTCTTAATAGTCTTATCATCAGAACTTACATATGTGTGTGCATAATCACCGCCTGCGAAGGTAGATGTTGCAGTTGCACCGATGAAGGAGTGTGTATAAGGTCCTCCAGTAAGTAATGCGCCATCTACTGCACGAATAAAAGTATGATCATAGTCACCACCGTAAACTAAAGCACCATTGATTGCTTCTGAGAATAGGTGAGTATATTGATCTTTAGGAGGTGCAGCACCAACATCTATTGAAAGTGCAGTACCAGCATAACCAGTAATAGGTAGAGATGTATCGTATGCAGTAGATCTACTTCTTGGATAGTAATGGAATCTAGAACCATTGTCTAATGAACATGTAAATGCAAGACCAGATAATATAACATCCTTAGCCACTTTGTATCCATGAGGTGCAGCAGTAGTAACAGTCATAATTCCTGTTACGTTATTGTACTGAGCAGTTGATACACCTAATGAAGGGTCGTAGTCACAAGTAAATCCAATACCAGAAAGTATTACACAATCATCCTCTGTAAGGTTGTGTCTATCTCTAGTAAAGATAGTTGCAATACCAGATGTTTGGTCGTATTCTGCACCACCAACACGAACAGATGGAGCACTTGCAAATGTGATTGCAATACCAGTTACGTTCACAAAATCATCAGTCTCCAATCCATGACCTTCGTAAGGTATGAATGAACCAATACCAGCACCTACATTCGCAGTATGGATACCAGTGGTTGTCATTGCAACACCGATATTTACTTGGAAATTAAGTGTACTTGTTACACCTACAACACCAAAGTATCTGTTTACATTTGAAGGGAATATAATATCACCAATTCCAGTACTAAATGCAATACCAGCTAACTTAACAACATTAGAAGTTGTCAATCCATGAGCAGATGCTGAGGTAATCGTAGCGATACCAGAAGTAACGTCATAATCGACTGCATTTATATTCTTTTCGTCGCCACTCTTGTTACCAAATGCAGTAACAGTTGTAATACCATTTACAGGAGTTCCTTCAAGGAATCCAACAGTCTTAGGAGCAAAGAATCCTGTTCCTCCTTCAACAATAGTGAAGTTGGTAACGATACCCGCTTCGGCTCTGTTTACAACACCACCACCAAAATATTGATGTGGAAATGTAGAGACACCAACAAAAGCTCTGAATGTATTTGTAGTGTGGCCACTGAGAACATCAAAACCAATAACGTTTCTACCTTCCATGATTGCGGTATCAACGCCTGCTTGCACTAATCCTCCGCTAACATAGGTCAGTGGTTGCGTGCTGACACCACAATCTACCAATACATTATTAGCATCAATTACTTCTACAATAGGATATGCGTCTTCTCTGAATAGAGTTGTAGTTATGCCATTTGTAATTTGAACTTGTTTTACAACTAAGCTTTTACCACTGTTAGTTGCAGTTCCAATATAGTGACCACCTGATACGCTAACAGTTGCAATACCAGTTACATAATCATATCCAAACGTGTTAATATTTCTCAGTGCAGATATAGCAGTAAATGTAAATCCAGCACCTGTAATTCTAACTAAATCATTTTCAACAAATCCATGAGATGTGCCACCAGTAACAAATGTACAGATACCTGTAAACTGGTTGTAATCCGCTGTGGAGATGGCAACTGCCGATCCAGCAGATGTACCCATCTGTGCAGTAATACTTGCACCAAAACCTTGTGAAGCCCTTACAGTGACCACTGGGGACTCTCTATATCCTTGACCCTTTCCTTCTAGTTGAATAAACTGAAGACTACCTGTTGATCCCACACCAACTCTTGCTGCAGCTTTCAGGGGTAAGTAATATCCTGAACCAGTTTGTAATCCAACTTTATTAATTCTTCCAGCTCTAGGAACTCCACTCAGGAAGTTAATCTTATTATCTGCATTGTCAACAACTTCAAAATCAAGACCAGGCGTTTGAACAACATTGTTAATCAAGATAAACGGATTGTTGTTAATGTCAACACCTGTGTTTACACTGTTGTATAAAGAAGTGACCACACCAAGGTTTTCAGACAAGTCAAACTGTGTGCCTGCAATACCTGTAAATTCTAGAGAAATATCATCAAGAATTACGTTCTTATCTTTAGGATTGAATGGATCTAATTTTCTAGAGAATAATCTACCAGAAAAAGAAGAACTAGTTTTTAATCCAATAGGTCCTGCTTGACCATATGGTGCATCAGTAAAGAAGATGTTATCATCAACGATGTTATAGTCACCAGTAAAAACAGAATATGCAGTACCAACACCATGAGAGGTAGAAATAGTACCAAAAGCACCCCTTTCCACAACAACCTGAGATTGTGTAGATGTACTGAACACTGGATAGTATCCTACTCCAGTATTAAAGATAATGACGGAGGATATTGTTCCAACACCACTAATTACAGGAAAGAACACACCCTCTGTTAAAGGTGTGGTTGTTCCGTCGATTGTAATTTGTGGAGGATCTGTTGCAGCGTACCCTGCACCACCGTCTAAAACTTCAACTTGGACTACTCCATACAATGAGTTAAAAGACGGTCTTAGTAGAGCTCCTGCTCCTGGCGTGACTCTTGTTGACATTTAATCGTCTTCCTCAGATAATGTTAATAGAACTGCTGCAATAGACTCTGGTAACACCAGTACTATCACGCACTATACTAAAGGTTAAAATATCATCATTTGCCGTAGACGGCGGAGGGTTGCCTCCAACCCATTTAATACCATTGGCGATTGATGCACCGTTTACTTTGCATGAGTCACCATATGTGTATCCAATTCCAGAGTTGTTGATGAGTGTAACTGTTGATGCTTTACTATTATCAGAGTTGACATTAGTAAAGTTCCAAGAACTAACGGATGTAGTTATACCACCAAGAACAACTGTTCCTTGTGATAAGTCAAATGTGAAAGTACCGCCTGCACTTACAGTCAACTGATCACTAAAGTTTCCTACAACTTTCTCTGTAATATCAGAGTTAAAGTTGACCTGATCCATCAGTGTACTTGCACCACTTACTTGGATATCTCCTCGTACATCCAATCTACATCTGGGAGCAGTAGAACCAATACCAGTATATGCTTCATTAGTAACTACAAAAGATTTGTTGTCAGATATATCTGCATCGGATACTCGCAATCCATGTCCATTGCCTTTTGCGACTGCCCAGATAGTTGGTCTTTGATTTGAGAATGATGCAACTTCTAGTTGTGATGTAGGTAATGAAGTTCCAATGCCGACCATACCGTCTGCTTTGATTCGGAACATCGTTGCAGCAAATCCAACTTCAATAGGACCATCTGTGATCGCACCAGGCTGTTGAATTGTTATCTTACCAATATCTGCATAACTTGACGTTACAACACCAGTTGTGTTGATATCAATATTACCAGTAACGCTCGATGCCATACCAGCAAGAACAGATGTCGATGCAATACCAGCATTTGTGGAATACCCAGCGGTACTAGCGAAAGAAACAAAACTTACAAGGTTTGCACCATCTCCGAAAATATCGTATAGCTCGTTGAAGTTATCATTTATCTTAATAGTCCCTGCCAATAGGGTATCGCCCGTCCCATCATTAGGAGCCGAACCAGTACTAATCCCTTGTTTAGACATTACTTAAAAACGTTTTTTCTTTATTTATAGTTAATATGGAGGGTTATCATCGTGAGTAGCAAATGTGCTGCCACATTTAGTCACGGTTGAGTTAACTCTCTTAGTATCATAATAGAAATCAGTATCGACTGTACTGTTTGCCAATGCAGATCTTGACTGCACAAATGTAGTGTCTCCAATTTGATTAATTTTAATCAATTCATCATCCAGTCTGATGATGTCTCCTTTAGAAAGAGAACCAATACCAACACCGATTGCAATACCCTGATCAGTTGTTCCAACTGGGACAGAGACCTGTACTCCCAATTTCTTGTTCTTGATAGGAGTTTGAATAATATTATCAATCATAATCAAGGCCTGTTTGTTTGGATCAGCAACCTTGAGTAAGTGAGTTCCAGTTCCTAGACCTGTAAATTGGAATGGTAATGATGTAGATAAACCAGAGATTCTGAACTTAACATCATCAACCTTTTGAACAAACAATTCATTAGGCATTACATCTGTTCCAAGTTCAACTGGACTTAAGAAGATATTATCAGTAGGTGTACTACCACCAACATATGTACCAGCAATAGAGATAACGTTAGTAGAGGCATACCCAGTACCGCCATTTATAACATCAATATTAGTAACATCCAAGTTACCATCTCTAGTGATACTGAATACGCCACCAGAACCAGTTCCATCATTTGTCGATGGAACATTAAGATACGATGTCTGAACACCTGTTCTTGTACCAGTAACTTTTGTAACTGGGAATGTAAGATCATTAGCAGGGGTTGCACCACCTAAATGAGTTCCAGCAATACTTACATTGTCTCCAACAAAGTATCCAGCACCACCAATAGTCAAAGTAACTGCTGTAGATATGCACAGTCCTGTAGTTTGATTAAAATCAAACTTAACTTGGAATCGTGCATCTTGACCTCTAGTGGAGATGCCAGGCAATCCACCATCAATATTTCCAAATCCATAGATCCTAAACAAGTCGCCTGGTGGGTTAGCAGTGACTGCGGTTCCTGTAACAGGACCTGGGATCTGAACATTATATCCATTTTCAAACATTGCACTACCACCGATACCAGATGATCTGGCAGCCATGATGATGTCTTTAGTTCCTGTGGTATGAGATGTAGTTGCAATACCAATCTTAGAACCACCTTGAGTATCAAGAATTACAGTCTGTCCAGTTTGGAAGTTATGATTCTGGATACTAATGATATTTAATGCAAGATCAACATTAGCAGTTGCCGCAGAATTGTATGACTTCTTGAATACGGGTTCACCCCCAACAGAGAGTGAGAACTGTTTACTACCAACTAGTGTTCCTGATCTATTATGAGTACCATTAAAACCAGCGGAGATATCATCTAAGTTCAAGACTTTGTTAGTCTTGTTCATAATGAAACTCTTAATTGGTCTGCCTTCTGGGAAGAAGATTCTCTGTATTGAACCATTATCCAACTGATCGTCCTCAGTTACCATGGCAAAGTTGGTTCTCTTACCCAAGTAAATCTCATTATCAATGTTCAAGATGAGATCTACCTTTGTATCTACAGCCTTAACCTTCATATTGTTGGACTTAGCAATACCAACATTTACAAGATCTAGTGTAGTTGCATCTTTCTTAGAATCACTTTCAATAATCAAGTCCGAGAACTCTAAGAATCCTGATGGATGAACAATAGATCTTACAGACTCTTTCCATGTGTTATATGGAAGTCTACTCTTGATTGAGTATGAGAACTTTTGGAAGTAGAAGTTATCCGATAATCTTTGACTGAAATCGTTGAGGATTCCAATGTTCATGTCATTCTTAGTAACCTTATCTCTAGTAACGCCGAGAGTTGTTCTAACACTAAATCTGTTTACATCTCTTACGTTACCTTTTAGACCAGAAACTTCACCAACTAATGTGTCACCAGATCTGAGAGTTCCGATAGTGTCTCTCAATCTAAGTTGACTAATCTTACCTTGCCAACCACCTTCTGCAACAAATCCCTCAAATCTATTGGATGTAACTTTTTCACCAGATAGGAACTTAGCATCGTCAATGATTGTCATGTTGAACTTCGCCATATCATTGAAGTTCACAATAGATCCTAAAGTGAAGTCATCATCATAAGAACCAAGTGTGACCGTAGAAATGCCAGGAGCATTTCCCATGTCAAATGTAACAGTTGAATTTGTGGTATTAATCCCAGTTACGGTATAGAACGCAAAGTCATAAACATCAGAGTTGAAGTTACCTTCTCCATTTGCAAGTGAAGCTGGTTTGATTCTACAGTTCTCAACAAATACCTTATCACCAACATTAAATGGTAACTTGACATCTGTAGATCCATAGCCTGTTGTTACGGGAAGATTGAACTGTGGATCTAAAAGAAGTTCAACTGTAACACTTGTACCACTATGAGTGATAGCATCAATGTCATAACCATTGGAGTTGTTTGTTGTAATGACACTAAGTGGTTCAGTGAATTCAAAAGCATTTTCTAAGATGTCAACTTTATCAACTGATCCACCTTTAACAGTCGCAACAATTTTTACTCTGTTATTACCACGAACTGCAAGTGTGGGAGGTTGGTTGTATCTTGTACCACCGTCAACCACTTGAATCTCATCCATTCTTGCAATACCGCTGATATCAACGATTGCAGGGACGCTTAGGAAGGGAAGTAGAGTAGGATCAGTAGGATAGTCAAATCCATCTTTGATTCTTTCAATAATGTCAATTTGACCAATCTCAGGAGATGAAACTTTGACAATACCATCTTTACCTTGTGTACTAGCAAAACCAATGACTCTAGGAAGAATAGTGTATCCTTTGCCTGGAAAATTAATCTTGGTAGATTTAATAGGTCCTCTAGCATTACTAGAAGCAGTGCTATATGTGATTGTACTTACACCAACTCTGGATATGAGTCTTTGAGGTGCAGTTGGTTTTTCCTTCAAGTTAAAGGTAAATGCCTTATCATCTTTTCTGATAATTTCATGATCAGTCTTAAGAACGACATTTTTAAATGTTATGTTGTTTCTACCTGTAACATCCGTGTCAGAAGATCCATATGTCTTTCTAGCATCAGAAGGAACAACAGGAGTCAAGTCATAGAAGGTCTTTTTAGGCCAATCAGTGTTTGTTGTTATCTTAACTGTAGAACCGACGTTTCCAGAGATACCATCTCTTATGATGTTGAATCCATCATCATTAGTTCCACTAACATCAAGCCTTTGAGTGAAATTAAGATCTCCAAAGAAATCAAGTTTCATATCCAACAAACTTTGATCCGAAACATCAAAAGTGATGATGTTACCAGTTATGAACTCTAATGGAGGATTAACCTTAGCAATAAAACTTGGATTGGTTGAAGTTGGCGTTGTTATAGTTGTAATCGCTACAGGATTAGATTCAGACACATCAGACTTGTATTTACAGAGTTTGATGTTATCAATATCTTCTCTAAGCACAAAGTAAGTCTCATTATGTACTAATCCACCAATAGTGTTGCCATTATCGTAATAAACAACTTTATCACCACTTTGGAAGTCATCATCTGCGATATTGAAACTTCTTAAGTCCGCAGTGAAATCAGACTTGGAGAATCCAACTTTTGCAGTTGTAATCTTAGCAACAACTGGATCATACCTAAGTTCAACAGTTTCAGCAGATTGTGGAAGTGCATCCAGTGTAATAATGTCACCAGTCAATAATTCGTGTACAGAACTAACTCCAACTTCTCCAAAGAACCTTTCTACCTTACTTGTAACTTTAGGGAAGTTGGTGGTAAAGGAATGTGCAAATCCAGCGTTTGAAGCAACACCATAGAACCAAATTGCATTACCTGTGGTGGGAATACCAGTTGTAGATAATCCAATGTAGTCTTGTTCAAAGTTAATTACATAAACACTACTATCGTTAACTAGAACCTCGGTTCCGACACCAGATGTAGCACCAGCAGAAACTTTTGCCCATACAAGAGATGTTCCACCAATACCCATGTTGTAAGTCAACTCTTGACCTGTAAAGAACGTATGTCCCTTAATAAAGATTCGTTGTTGAGGCACAAACCTGTTTTCGATGGTTTGTGATACAGCTGTGGATAATCCTGTAAGAGGAATACTGTAATGTGTGCCTGTAGAGCCAACACCGACTGTTTCTCGTGGATTAAAGTATGTGGTGCTGTTCTCAAAGGTAAATCTAGTGACAGTTGAATTACCAACAGGGAAAGAGAACTTAGTTGGTTTTAAAACAATGTTATTAGTGCCAACTGCGTGGGTCATTGCAGCACCAACGTAGTTTTCTCTGTTTACGAACAATCTAGAGAACCTTGAGTCAATATTGGTAACTGTCATGTTCTCCGTACCAATACCAATCCTATCGCCAGGTTCAAACCCTCTTACATCAGTAACAAAGATGGCAGTGCTAACACCAGTGGTATTAACGTTATCTAAGAATTGAGAAAGACCAGATGTTCTAGTAATAACGCTAACTTTGCGGATACCATTGAACTCAGTAAAGTCCGCAGTGCTAATACCACTTAAAATTACAGTTTCACCACTTGCAATCTCATGAGGTATAGTTGTTACACCAGTAATCGTTTCTTTGGTCTTAACTAACTCAGTTCCACGGAAAGTAGTAACTCCAATCTCCACTTTATCGACAGGTTTACCCAGAACTGATCCAATAACAATATTTGCTCCAGTTCCGTTAGTTCCACTATTATCAAGTTCCAATACATCATTAACTTTGTATCCATCACCTCTAGAAAAGATAGTTACGGAAGAAATACCAGAACTCTTTGTTTTGGTGACTTCAAATTCTTGTTTTAGGGCATCCTTGACATCATCAATCAATTCGTAGTCAGAATTACCATAAGAGAGATAATATGGTGCTACGTTTCTTGTAATTTCTCTAGATGCAATATCAATGTCTTGATTGAAGAAAGTTGTGAAGTTTTCTTCGATTGGACTGTCCTTAAATGATGAACCAAGTAAATATGGGAATTTTGGTTTAGCAACTCCACTAGAATCAACATCTACACTGTAGAAGTAAGCATATGATCCATCGGGGTACTGTGGTGTCACACAATAACGCCCACCATGCACGTCAAGGTCTCCAGAGTTGTCAAAGAGGTAATCATTGGTGAAATACCCAAAGGCAAAGCCAGGAGGTCTCAGACCCGATCTCGGAGTGGTGTCAAGAATGTATCCTGACTGCAATCTTCTAACGGCTCCTCCAGTTGGGGTTTGATATCCATAAGGACCATAAATTGGATTACCGTCGTAAGCAAAACCGAGTATAGGGGAGTGAAAAGCATTGGGAGTCTCTAGATTACCAGAATCGATATTGTCTCCAAGCTGGAATCTAAGTTTTTGTGGTGGATAGATGCCTATTGTCTGTAATTGGAAGGCAGGGTTTGTACTTGGTTTAGTAAGTAGCGAATCTTCATCACTAATAATGGCATCGTTCTTCTGAACTTGGTTAATCTTCCATTCACGAACATTTGCAATGAACTTTGCAGATTTACCTCTGTTTTGTAGATCAAGTGTAGTATCACCTGATTTATAACCGATACCACCGTCGAGAACTCTTACACCAGTAATCTTATCACCAGTGATGACTGGTCTGATGTCTGCAAAGTCGCCTGTAGGACTGTAGATGACGATATCAGAGTCTTTACGGTATCCTTTACCAGAAGCAAGGATTTGAACGTCTACGATCGATCCTTCAATGATGATTGGTTTGAGAAGTGCTTGATAAACAACAGTGGAGATACCAACATCGGGTCTTCTGTGGAAATCCATGATGTTAGTACAACCATAACCAGTACCACCCTCTTCTAGGTAAACACTTTCGATTTCACCAAGAACCAAAGGTGAAAACTCAGGTCGAATGGCAGTTGTACTACCGATAGCAGATAAACTTTCAACATTAACAATAATGGGAGGATATTTGAAGGTATGCTTACCAGAACCAAATCCACGAATGACAGTTGGCTTGTTTTTGTTATAATTGGTAAGATTTCTTTGTGTAGTAACTCCAACATCACATAATCTAAATCTATTATTGTCAATTACCTTAACTGCATATTGTGTGGTTGTAGAAAGACCACTTGCAATAATTCCATCCGAAGAATACTCAACAATTTCACCATTATTGAAGTTATGATTAAATGCAAGAACATAATCGTCTGATGTGCTAATACCTGACTGTGCATCACCGTTAGTTGGTCTACCTTGAACGATGACTTTCTTGTTTGAGTAACCAGATCCAGAATTTTTTACATAGATCCTAGTAATTGTGTTTTTCGCTTGCACCGTCGTAAGACTGTGGAAACCAAAACTAATATTTCCAATATTTACGGTATTAATGCCTGCCTTTGCATCTTCAGGTGTTTTATGTAACTTAACCGTCTTCTCATCGATAACACCAGCATAATATGTTGAACCATCAACGATATTGACAATAGGAGTGTTACCTCTTGCATCATAAATGATGCCTTCTCCAGATTCAAAGTTATGTCTCTTTTGGAAGGTGATACTTTCGTCAAATGTATTAACAGATGTACCATCAGCCTTGAAGTTAGCTACAATACGACCTCTGACTAGGTTAGACTCAAGAACGGCACCAGTTCCGTTACCACCGATAACAGTAATCTTAGGTTTTTCCTGATATCCGATGCCAGGAGTAACTAGTTTAACCTCTCTGAATGATCCAGAGACATTAGCATGAGCAAAAGCACCACTTCCCTGTTGATCGTTGATGATGAGTGGAGGTCCTGTGATAACATCATAATCTTTACCCGAATTAGTGACTTTAACTTCTGTGATGTCACCGTGGAAGATCTGTTCATCAAAAACAGTAGGAGGGAATAGTTCAACACCGTTTGCTAACAGTCCAACTGCTCTGTTATTAATTTGTCTCTGGTTCTTATCGTCGAATAAAGTCTGTTGTTTGTAATTAGGATACTTTCTAAGAATTTTTTGGTTTTTAAGAGTTTTGTTCTCCCATCCCGACTTATAGATGAACTGTCCAGAAGTATCAGTCCTAACAGCAATGTATTTTTTAGCAAATACATCAGAACCACTATATGACAAGTAGAAGTCAGTTTGGTTGATAGCAGTTACAAAGTAGATACCAGTGCTGATACCACTATTGGTTGAATTGTCCCAATAAACCTTATCACCAGTTACATAGTTGTGATTTAGGAGTTGATTAGTGTTTGATCCTAGACTGAATGAGGAGTCGTAAGACTGTAGGGTATAAGTAAACCCACCACCAAGTAAAGGTGTCCCAAAACCGTCCACAACCTCCACTGAGGAACTTTTTGTAAAGACCTTATTATCAGTTGCAAAGATAGGATAGTTAGGTAGACCAGAAGAAGTGATATAGAAGAATTCTTCGTTCTTATCTAAGTAACTATTATGAACTCCAACAGGAAATTCATCTACGCCTGGGAAATAGTCTGAGTTGTGAGATGCTTTAGTAACTGTTTTTGTAATTACATTTGGATTGACTGGAATTGCTGTGGCAGTCTGAACAACAACAGTATTTGCATAGACCTTAGAAGTATTGCTTGCGTCATACTCAATATCCTTAACTGTAATAAGAGAAGACTCTCCATTTTGATTTTTGATGACTAAAACTTCGTCAACGTAGAAAACAACAGAATCAAAGATACTAATTCTGTAAGTATTGACGTTTACCTGACTAACTTTAGAAATATTATGACTGGAAGGAATATTATAGATCCAGTTATTGAATTGTGGCTTTTGCCCTAAGTCTGTACCGAATGAAAGCAACTTAAGACTGTCACCAATTTGCATATTGGTGGATTGACTTGCATCTGCATTATCAATGACGTTTACAAGTCTAAATTGCATTATAGATGTTTGGCCAAAACCAGCATAAGCGTATGCAAGTTTATTTTCAAGAATATCTGCACCAAATATCAAGTCAGTAGAGATTCCAGAAACGCCTAGGAACTGATTAATAGTTTTATCGTTATAACTGACGTTTAGGAAGTTAGAACCCTTTGTAGGTCTTACAAGAAGAGTTCCTGACTGTCCGAATCCAACTGTAGAGTCAACTACAATCGTACTTGACGCAGCATTAATGATCTCAAGTGTTTTTGTCTTACCAGGCACTTGAAAATTGCCATCAAATGATGTAGAGTCCAATGACAACTCGAAAAAGTCAGTCTGGTTGATCGGTCTATACTCTACATTGTAGATTGAAGCACTTACAGTACCAATTCCAGCAACATCTTGGAATAAGAAATTACCAATAGATTCCAATGGTTGTCCACCGAAAAGGTTTTCAACTAAAACATGTTTGGTTTTGAAATATACGTTTGCAGACGGAGTTAGAGTACTATCAATCGGTTTGAGGAGTTCAATGTCCTCACCGTATAGAAGTTTGAAAAGAATCTGGTAGGAAGCGTCAGTTCCCTTCGACATGTAGAAGTCTTTTGCCCTAGTAAGGATGTTAGTAACAGATGTACCAGAGATAAAGTTTCTGTTTTCAAATCCAGGCAAAAATTCAGTCTTGAATTTTGAAAAGAATGTTTGTAGGAATAGATTGCTTAAATTTAAGACTACAGATCCACTTGGATGTGCAACTGACTCTGTTTCGTTGAACTGTAGGAACTCAGCATCATCGTCTTTTGATATTTGATCAATACCACTGAATCCTCTAGCACATTCCACAAAGGATGTGGCAGTTTTAGACTTGTAAGTTATAATCTCGTTTTCAATCTTCAACAAACCATAAGTATCTGGCCAACCAACTGTTGAAGCAACTTCAATTACGTCGTCACCAGCAAAACAAGATGCGGTAAGAGCGGTATTTGGTATTAAAGTCTCATTATTGAAGGCACTAATCTTTCTATACTCGGCAAGGTTGTTTGCCAAGTCAGTCATACCTGATTGATGTTCCTGAGACTGGTAATACAGATCTAGGAAAGACTGGAACAGTGCAGACTCTTCGTTAATGAACTCAGGAATCTGAGACTCAACTAAATGAGATATCTTTACTCTTTTAATATCTGTCATTTATCTTGTGTAGATTGATTCGCTAGCGTAACTAGATGTTGTGACGTAGGCAGTAGCAGATGTATTCTCACCAGAGGATACAACGTCAGGAAGTGCATTAACAGAACTGTTGGTAACGTCTAACTGTAGATAAAGATCTTTAAGAGCGATAACATCATTAGACTGAGGAATTGCCTCAACCTGTATCTGACCATTCGCTAAAGAAGTACCTGTTATATTTACCACATCAAGATTGATCTCTCCGTGAACGTAATCAATTGTACCAGCATCATTTTTGACGACTAAAGGTAGGTTGTTTTCAAGTTTAAAGAAAATGATCTTACCTACATCAGTTCCAGCGATAGGAATATCTCCCATGTAAATGGTTCCAGAGATATTACTTACGTTAAATCCTGTGGAACGTATTCCATATCCATTACGTTGTTTAAAGAACGCATTTCCATAACAAAGTTCATAAGTTGCAAAAGTATTGATCTCAGGAGTGATGTCCCTTCTCATTTTTACCTTTGTAATGTTAGAAGTAACACCCCTTGCAGAGTTATCAACCAATCCAACAATTTTAGAGTACTTAAATCTTCCACCAAAAGCATTGATATCAGATGATCGTGAATATGATGTCAAAGCCTTTGTTACAGATGTAACTAATTCAGTGGCATCTGAAAGTGCGTTACTATTGTAGTAGACAGAAGTGTCAACTTCAACGTAAAGATATTTGAGGTCAATAATTTCTGGTTTGATACCAGCAATAGAATATTGTTTAAGTTGTCTGGAGATATCGTCCTTTGTAATCTGTGAAAGGAAAGAACCATTCTTTGGTTTGATGGAAATGAACACTTTTCCATACTCAGGTGGATCAAGTTCCTCTCCACCGTAGGAGGTCACAGATTCAACGTTAGGATACACGAATGGAATTATACCTGTGTAGTCATTTGCCGTCACTGCACGGTATTGTGAGGAGTATATACGAGGTGCTAGGTATTTGATAGAACTAATGTCTTCAATATTGTCTCCATCAGCTGCTGCCTGTGAAGTTCTGACAACTGAGATGCCTGATGTTACCGATTGCCCTTGATCATCCTCCAAAACTCCGACAAATGAGAATTTTCTAGCTTCGTTTCCGTTCTTTCCATTTGTGACAATGTAATTTACGGTAACTGTAGCTCCAGCTGGCGGTCTTTTTCCTAAAATACCGTCTCCAAAGAGAAGTTCATACTGTTCATCTTCAATTTCTTGAATTAGGAAGAGTTTTGACGTAGCATCGACTCTTAAAATGTTATCATAGAGTGTATAAATCTCTTTTGTCGTAGATTCGACAATAACACGAATAGAAGTTGAGTCAATATTTGCGTTTGGAAGAATAAAACGTTGATTTGGTTGAGAATAATCAACTTGGAAAGTTTTTTGAAGGTAAATTCCTTCGTAAATGTTTAAATTATTAAATCTAGCTACATTAGTTTCGTCTGTTGTTGCAACAAAGTCGTCTGGAATCGAAAAAATGTAAGATCCACCTTGTTGAGCACCTAAGGCAACCTGTCCAGCCTTCAAAGTTACGATTCTAGTTTCATTGTCACCCATGTTTACTGAGAAATTGATGACTGCCCTAGCAGATCTAGTCGATCTAGGTACATATCCAATGTTTCTAGCAAGTGAAACAACGTTTTCTCTTAGAGTTGCACTGTCAAGGAAGCACTCATTGACTGCCATGTTAGTATTGTAGGCAGTAATGTAACTATTGTACGCTAAAAGATCAATTAGAATCGAAAAGTTAGATCCCTCAAAGTCAAAATCTGAGAAATCACTATTAGTTCTAAGGTAATCTTTGATTTGAGCTCGAAGATCAGCGAAGTCTAGGTTTGTGAATTGATTGAAGGACATTATATTCTAGTTGATTGAAGGATAAAGTCTACATTTTGTCTTGGAATAGTTAATCCAACGATATCGTAAGCAATAGTTATGTTTAAATTATTGGTATCAATAGGAACAGATATCTGACACTTAATATTATTGATTCTAGGTTCAAAGTTTTCTAGCAGAAGGTACAAATCATCCTCTAAACTGTAGGCCATAGCCTCATCAGCATTCTCAAATAGAGAATTTTCAATCTCACTTCCTAAACGTGGAGCATAAAACCTCTCTCCAAGCTTAGTTCTTACCAAATTCTCAACAGATCGCTTGATTGCATCCTCATTTGTCAAAGATCCAATGTCATCTGTGACAGGATGCTTTGCAAAACTAAGACTAATATCCCGAAAATACCTTTTCTGGACTAACGCTCTATCGATTTTGGACATTATTCACTCAGATTTTGTTTTCTTTTCTTATCATTAGTGTCATCGCCAACAACTTCACGCAACATATCGTCTGATTCTTCTGGTTTTTCGATAAAACCATCGTCAGGAATGGTGAATTGGGTGTTTTTTAACTTCATCTTGGACAAAATTATTATCATTATGTATTTAGACACAAAAAAAGACCCTTTTTAGGGTCTTTGAAAGAATTATAAGTTAATATCAACCAGCAGATAGTGGAGACTGTGATGAATTGGTGTTTGCGGCAGCCTTTTTGCGAGCTTGAGCGCTAACATCGTACTGACCTTTGACACTGCCGTCCTTAAAACCAGCGCTTTCTACATTCCTTGGTGACTTTGTAGGATCTGAATCCATAACTACTTTCCTTTTTTTCTTTTATTTATCAATTTGAGCCCGTAATCGGTCTGGAGAAATACCTTCTGAGAGGTAAAACTCCAGTCTGGATTGTGCTTCGTCCTTAGTAAGACCTGTATCTTGCTTAGGATTGTTTACACACCATCCAGAAGTACCCAATTCGACTACTTTGTACTTAGTATCCATTAGAGAATCCTTGTTTTTTCGTGTCCAACGCGAATCTTAGGATCAATCCAAATCTCCATACCAGCTTCTTTTGCATCTAAGCAGAAAGAAACGTCCTCTCCACACATATCTTGGACTTCTCCTGAGTCAAAGACTTGCATTTTAGGTGCAAACCAAGGATACTTCATCTCTGTATGTTCAAATACACCGTTCTCGATGAGCAACCAACCAAATCCAGTGTAGTCAACTGTGAAAGGCTTGCGACGACGAGAGATAGATTCAATGGTTTCGTGATTCATAACCCCACCATTCTTGGCAAAGTCCTCTTCTTCCAACCAATGTGCCACTGAAGTGGTCTTTCCATCCTCTGTGCAATACCAACCACCTGCAATCTGTTTCTGCATCCAAACCAAACGGTAGAACTTCTCTGTATCAAAGACGATATCAGAGTCAATCCAGAGTTGCCAGTCGTACTTGAGTTTACCATCCCAAGGAACTTGATCAGGTCCACGCAATACGTTTGCACCTAGGCACTTGCAACGTGCAAAGTTGACCATAGATGAGTAGTCTTGACTGATCTGAATAGAAGAACCATTCTGAACTAGATCAAAACAAAGTTGAACGAAATTCTTGAGGAAGATATATGACACGCCTCTGCCTGGTAGACAGAATACGATCGCTTTTCCTTTTGCTAATGCCTTCGCTTCCTCAAGATTAAAATCATCCTCGACTTTCTTAGTCTTGGGAGCGTTTGCTTTTACTGTAAATCCTTTAGCCATAACTTATTGTCAGTACATAGTAAGTATACCACGGTCAAATCAATTTGTCCATAGTGTTATATTATATAGTCACGAAATCAAAGGAACTCCTGACTATTACAGGGACCTAGAGGCATATGTTGATCATAGGCTTCTCCGTAAACCATGCTGTTGATTGTGATGTCGCCAGCAACGGATATTCTCTTTTCATCTGTTAACCAATGGGGGTAAACCGCATGATAACAGTCACTTGGAAAGAGTAATAGATGTCCCTCATTGTATTGTTTTTCTAATTTCCAGTTGACCTTACGAGTCCTACCTACAATATCACTATAGGTAAGTATAAAGTCCCCTGCCTCTGGGTGCATAGTATGTGGAACATGTTGTTCCTCTTGTGAATGATAAGGTATATTCAACCATGCCACAAAAGAAAACACTGAGTCATGATTATGTAATGCTTGATATTGTCCCCTACCAGTTTTATTCACCCAGAACTTCTGAAAGGTAAGTTCATGTATATGAGTTGTTTTGAGTTTCTCAGGAAACCCCCACTCTTCAATATACTCGTTTACTGCTTCGTTTAAAACTTCTTTCTGAAAGCGATTACCATCATCTATAAGCATCCACTGTTGATGTGATTGCTTTGGTTCATACTTCTCTATTAAAGAGTAGAGAAAATCTGTATGACTCTTTTCCAGTGTAACATCCAGAAACCCATAGTTGGGCGGATTAATCTTTTTGCTCTTCATTCTTAATCACTCGTATCTCTTCATGACGCAGAGAATCATCAGGATAGTGTTTAAAATATTCTGTTAAGTAATCCAGTTTATGTTTAATATCGCCTTCGGGAATATCTCTCATAATTTGAGACTCCCCAATATACACATTATAAGTATTCATCTTCCCATTCAGCAAGCATATCCTCTAAGTCTTTGCGAATGTCTGGATGATACAATAAATGTGTGTCGTTCTCTAAGCGGAACTGAACCGATTCGTAGATGTACTCTAGTGCCTTGGCATCCAATTCGACATTCATTTCGTAAGTTTGTTTCATTAAGTTATCTATACATTATAATTTTTCACGATACCTTCTACGACCAGTGACTACTTTCTCCATTTGGTTATCACTATAGCGAGTCGTATAATATCCCTTACTATCTAAGAGTTTCGCAGAGTCGTCCAACGCGGTAATTTTTTGAACCATAACGATTGTAAATAACTGATCAATCTTAGTGACTAACCATAAGTCTTTCCTCTTACAGTTTAAGAAAGTATTCAGAGCATCAACGCCGCCGCCTATAGACTCTGTAGTAATATGATTCGCGTTACTATGTGCTGCAACAATTACTACATCATGAGTGCCATCGAACTTATCACATTCATCTGACACTACTTCCCAGAAGTCATATGCAGAGAAATAGTCATATACCTTTCTAAGTCTGAGATTAGCCTTCTTTGCATATGGACATCTACTCATGCCATTAGAAGTGGGTTCCTGTAGATGAGCAATCCAATCATCGGTAAAGTCCTCCAAGTTATCAAGAGGGTGCATTAGAAAGAACTCTCCTCTAAACTAGTATCTCCCATAATGAGAGAGTACGACAAACTATCTGTATGATAAGACTTATAGATCCTGCCCCAGATAATATCAAACTCCTCCTCATCTAGATCCTTAAACAAACACTTGTCATCATAGTATATGTGATAGGTCTTTAATTGTTTCAATTTCTTTTTACCAAGGTAAACGATCCATCGTCATTCGGAATCCATTCTAGCGTATCTCCTTCCTTCCAACCAGTCTCTTCGAGAAGTTCATCGGGGAGATTTAGAATACCATCCTCATCAACTGTTAGGGTATACTTCATATTCAATCAAAGGAGATTCCTTCCTCATCAGGGAGATTATGTAGTCTAGTCTCAACCCAGTGCTCCTTGTTATCAATCCTAGCTGCCTCAACATACCTCATGATATGTACATCCACTTGCTTATAGACATCATGCAAGTCAATATCCATCCGAATGTCATGTGCAATCTCTGCTACCTGCTTCTCTGTCAAACAATGATCTGGATGAAGAAGATCACAACAGGGGATACGCTTCTCAATTAACTGATTAATGTTAATGCGAATTTCGTAATCGTTGTATACGGCCATAGTATATGTGTTGTACTCCTATAGTATAACATGACCTATGCCAGTAGTCAACCTATGAGGGCATTTTTATATACTGGAATTTTTTTAAATACGAATAATATATAGCTCTCGATTCTGGCTCGTTGTAGGTTAGGGACTTATCGGTTTTTATAACCCGCTAATAATATAAAGAAAACCCTGGCATATCCGCCAGCAGCAGGGGGTCTCCCCCTTAGACTGCCTTTGCTGCTTTGTTACCTGTGCCGATGCTCGCAGCGTGTGTTGCCATTCCAGCGTGCATGAAACTGCCTTTGGGTGCTGCATTGCTCCAAGCACGCCTAGCGGCAGTGGCACCAGCGTTAGAGCGCTTGAGCACTGTATAGGTGATTACTCTGCCAGTGCTGGTCTTTAAGCGTGTCTGCTGTTTGATGTTGTTTGCCATGTGTGCTTGTTTGTTGTTGGTCCTATTGTACATTAAAAAAGGGAGCATATCTGCCCCCTGTGTGCCAGTGTCTTAAGCGACTGCCAGTGATACTCCGTTAACGAAATCGGATGTAGCACCAGCACTAGTCACGAACCAGGACCAGTTCTTTTGAAAGACGCCATTCTGTCTGCCATCTGTGAACTCATTGATCAGAGCGTTTAAGCGTGATTTGGTTGTATTAGACTGCCAACCGCCATCGAAGAGGACCAGAGCATCGTTAGTGATAGTGGCGATATGATTGCCATGTAGTTTAACTACTGCCTCCATTTGATTTGTATCAGAGTTGAAAGCATTCTCTACAGTAGTATTAGAAGAGCGGAAGTCCTGGCGTGAACGGATTGCGGTGTTCATTTGAGTTTCGATCTTACGCATGATTGTTTGTTTGTTTGTTATGTACTTATTATAATAGCATGGCGGGTCGCTGTCAGCCAGCTCTGTGCCAGTTCTTCTAGTGGCACACTGAGCGCTTCTGCTTGGTTGACATTCTCTGGCAGTGCCCTATAATGGACCTATAAGAGATTCGGGGTAGGATCTATAAACTATTCGACACTGGTGCTGCTCCGCATTAATTGTTACAGCGTGTTACGGAATACCTATGGCACACTTGACGGGCCTTGTCTACCCTTATGTTGAGCAATGTGTCTTATGTGTGGTTATGAGGATTCGGGGCATTCTCGGTTGACTTATGAGCGTTTCCGTGTTATAATGCCCGCTTAGATGTCTATAAGATTCACCCTTATTTCGCTTTACTTAGTGATCTCTATACAAAACAGAAGTATATTTAATTAACCTTTTTTAATGATTCTCAAATGATACTTAAAAGAGACAATTAGACCCACTAAGTGTAGCAAACTCTCTCCTTATAGTTCATCATTTAGTTCATATATCTTTCTCTGAATTTGCTTTAGTTTAGCATAGATACTTCCCTGTCTATTTGCTACTGGTAGAGCATTGTAATTAGCAAGACTTTCTAATACTAACAACTTGATAAGTGCCATTTCCTCATTATCAAATAGAGGGGCACTTAGCATGAGGTTCGCTTCTTTAAGGGTCATACGATTCAACCTCGATTTCGATAGCATAGTCTGGGTAAGTTGTCTCTTCTACATTATCATTACTATCCGCTAATCTCTGTAGAAATGCTTCACTTGATTCCCTTACAGTTTCTTCGATTGTTATTACTTTATCCATCTAGACTGCCTCCTTAGTGTTATACTTACTAATGGCAATTTGTCCCAGATTCTCAACATATAGAGTCTTAACTCTCTCTCCATTCTTATCATTCAACTCTAGTAGTTTGTTCCAGTTCCAGTTACTTGGCGAAACACAGTTTGCTTCACTTACTGTAAAGTCTAATGTAACACGATAGCGAGTTACTGATTGTGATTGAGAGTCCATAAGAATGAGAGTGGTGGATTACATTTAATTCTACCAGATATTGCACTAATTGTCAACCAGTGGACGATATTTCCTCTACTACATTGTTATTTAGTGGGGAAACATTGACGATGATTGTGATTACTTAAGCACGCTTATATAAAAAAATTCGGGCGTTCGCCTCTAAGGGACTAGGAACTATGTAATACTAATAAAGACGAATTACTCTTATTAGTTTACAACTAGTGGTCTTACTAAGTGATTAACAAACAACTCACTTATGCCACTAAGTATAGCGATTAAAGACGATTAATCACTCATTAGAACTGTCATTCACCTCTTTTTCTTTTTGGACTGTTTAACCATCTTGTTAAACTTCTTTGATTGACTGGGTGACATACCACAAAAATAGTTCAGTAGATTGCCTTCATACTGGTCAGCAATGTTTGAAAGTTCGTTATCCATCATTGTGCTAAACTCTCAAAACGCTTCATCGCAAGTTTAATTGCTTCCTCATCGATTTGATCAATAGTGACGATTTGTCCTTTATAACGATAAAAGTTTTCAATTTCTTCTAGTGACTCCTCATAAAGTGTTTCAAGTAATTCATCATTAACAGCGCAACTCATTTAATTTTCCTCATAGATAGGGGCGAACAATTGATAGTAAAGGTCATTCATGAGACCGAATTCAAACGAAGTGGAAGCGTGCTCCTCATCAACACCTTCCCAACACTTCATAATTTCAGTGTAAGTATCTTCCATTATAGACACTCACTAGGTGCGAAACCGATAGAAGCGATAGCATTATCAAGCGCAACTCTATCAAGGTCAGGATCATCAAAATCAACGCCTGCAGCGTGATCTACACCCCACTCGAGCACCTCATCACAAAAATCTGAGAAATCTTTGCATACCCAAGCAACATTTTCAAAGTTTTCTACTTCTTTGATTCTGTTAATTAATCTGTCTGTTTTAGTCATGTTTGTTTGTTTGTTTGTTATACTATTATTATAGGGCATTGAGATTGAATATCAACCCCACTTGTGCCAGTTTGATTAGTGGCACACTATCGGTTGACTTTCTCCAAGTCACTTAGATAGCATTCCACTGTATGAAACTCATAGTCATTAATGTAAGTTTTAATAACAGCGTAGTCTCTACTTCTATCCAATAAAACTACATCACCTTCTAGATCATCATGTACGAGCGATTTAACACTAGTGCCTAGTTTGATGTTTGCTGTTACATCTTGACCAATTTTAAGAACATCTTTTTTACATAGTTCTTTGTATTCTTGAATTGTCATTATAGTTGATTCTCCCATACTGTTGATTTAAAACGTCTCACTGCTTTGTCTAACAGTTTAATATCACCATCGCAGATATCAGCGGCAGACTCATCCTCTACATGAGAGAATGAATTGTTGATATCACCTATGAGAGTGAGTAATGCTTCGTAATTAGTCATAGTTGTTTGTTTGTTATACTACTATTATAGTCGATCGAACTAGAATTTAGTCCTTGATTGTGCCACTTTAGCGATTGTCCTACTATTCATAAACTGAGCAGGTCTCTTTGTATTACATGTAACAGCATAATTCATATCAAGTAAAATATCAATTTCTTCCGCCATGTTAAACACGTTGATTGCTTCATTTTCGACTGTCTTACCTTTATAGGTAACCACCTTCAATCTAGTAAGGTTACTAACTTTATTTTGTCCATCTTTGACTTCATAATAGTCAACAACTGTGTTTAGGTTATCAGATTGAAATTGCATGATGTTCTTTGTTTGTTATACTATCATTATAGGGCACTGATATGCAATAACAACACTTAGTGTGCCACTAATCAAACTGGCACACTGTTGGTTGATTATATCACCAATCTGGGGTAGGTTGCTTTGCCTGTGCTTTTTCGACCTTATCATAGTATTTGTCAACTGAACCCTCTAAGATTTCAAAGATAGTATCAACTTCATTTACATAATCATCAAATGGTTCTAATAATTGACCTTTAACTCTGTCCGCTCTGTAATGCTCACTCTTTTTAACACTATCCTCAAGTGAGCATAGGATAACACCTATTTGTGCTTCGGTTAGTGTGACTTTGTATAGTGTATTATTCATGGATCCAGTTTCCTTGCTCATCATAATCTCCTTCAGTAATAGATTCTAATCCATATGGATCACTATCAATAACGACTGATTGTAAACCTTTATAATCACGTCCCTGTAAACGATAGACTTCTTTCTGTTGTCTCATATCTCGATCGAGTCTATAACATAATTCTGCATTTAGTGCCATTAATTGACGTTTATCATCACTATGTTCAGAATAATGAAAGTTCATACACTCTAACATGTATTCAAGTTCAATAATAGTAAATTTCATTTTAGTAGTCTCCTCCATATATTTCTTCCATCAACTCATCATAAAGTTTCTTTAGTTTAGTTGCTGTAATACTCTTTGCTTTATCATTAATTTTCTCTTCTGTCTTATCATCAAAATTCTTAGCAAGATCTTTGATCTCTTTGATGTAATAACGACAGTCTGATCTTGTTATGGTCATAGATTTGTTTGTTTGTTATACTACTATTATAGTAGCATGAGATTCAATAACAACCACGACTATGCCAGTAATTAAACTGGCACATCATAGGTTGATTTATTTTTAAGAACATGCCAATATTCTTCATAAGATAGAGTTTCTTCTTTATCTGTATCGGTATTGAGTACAATATCAAAAGGATAAAAAGCATAATATCTCATATGATCATCAACATACTCTTTGATTTGTTTATACTTAGTCATCAGAACACCCCTTGATAACGCTTTGTATAGTATCGGTAAAATCCTCATCAAAGAATTCTTCGATCTCTACCATAGCATCATTAAATGAATGGTCATCTATCCATTTTTGCATATCTTGAGCAACATATACAACTAAATCCTCGACTGACATTCCATCAACGACTCGATCGATATAACGCTCTTTAAGAGCATTGAATTGTTTGTCTGTTAGTTTTGTTTTGTTCATAGTGTTAATCATGGATGATAGAATCAAAAATTGTGTCATCATTAGGGAACTCATTTACCTTAGCAATTGCTGCTGCGGCAACCATGTTCCAGACCTTTTGTCCTGACATTTTCTGATCTTGACAATGGAAAGCAACTGTATCCTCTAAGAGTTCAAGCACTTCCATTGACTCATTAAAGAGTTTTTCGTATTCTACAGGGTTCATCATACAGTCCTCACGAATAGTTTTGAAATGCGATCGTCAATTTCATTGACTCTCTCATAAACTGATCTGCCTTCGATCAATTCATCTTCTTGCATACTGTCATCATCATAACAACGATAATCTTCAAGTGCATTTGAAATAGTGTCCCATTCTCCATCAGTGAAAAATGAGCGAATTGTTTGTAGTTGGTCAAAAGAGAAGTCTCTAACCAGTGATCCTTGACGATTCATCATAAAGTTTGTTTGTTTGTTATACTATCATTATAGGGCAGTGACTCAAAGAATCAACCGCCCTTGTGCCAGTTTGTCTACTGGTCTAATGCCCATAGACTTCCACCATCAAAATCGGTAGGGTATCCATAGTTTCTAACTAACATATCTCTAACTCTTTCTCTGTCAAGTGAATCACCATCGCCCCAAGTGAATCTATCATTATCCAAATCAGATATCACTTGTAAGTAATCTTCCGTAGCAAGTGTAATGTCACCTTTAGTAACATTCATTTGATAAAGTGCATCATCAGCACCATAGAATGAAAAGACATAATCAATAAACTCATCAAGTTGATTGATGTCATATTTTGATTTTCCGATAGCAACGATAGAAGTCATAAACCTGTTTGTTTGTTATACTATCATTATAGGGCAGTGATATTGAATATCAACCGCCCTTGTGCCACTTATTCAACTGTCACTAGGTACAACCATTTGTGGGATTCCATCTTGAATATCCGCTAAGTGTCCTAGTTTATGACGAATTTTCCTAAAATTAACGTCAAAATCATCGCTCAACTTGTCAGTAACCCTACAAGGCGTACCTAAGATAAGTTGAAGCAGAGCGTCACACTCTGCTGCGGTTAGATTTGGGTCATTCATCATGCTACCTCGTATAATTCTTTTGGATAATCAGCAGGGATAGTTTCTTTGATAGGTTTGAATGTATCGTTGAAATCTTTAGTCTCTTTGTTCCAAAAACTGAGACCATAACACTCTAGAGTTCCGTCAAGTTCCTTGACGTAAGCATACTCTCCACAACACTTGTCAGTATCCTCAAAGAAGTGAGAGATAGTTTTGTGAAGTTTAGGAGCATTATCATCCATAGACTCACCTCGCTCTGTATAATAGCAAGGTTTGTACTCTCTACCTTCTAACTCTTCGGGTTCCTTAAGATCCCAACCTGAGTTAGTATAGCAACAACTCATGTTACCACCATCAATAAGTTCAGCGAATTGGTCTCTAGTATCATAGTGCTTGTTGAGAGTAACTCCCAACCACTGTGGATAACCATCCCAGTGATGATATACTGAAAGGATTGAACCATCAGCAAGGCGAAGTCCGATTCTTGAATTTGTTGACATAGTGTGTTGTTTGTTTGTTATGTACTTATTATAGTGTGGTGGGAATGGAAATCAACCACCTGTGTGCCACTAATCTAAGTGTCACAGGTCTGCTGGGTCTGAAGGCATCACCTGTGGTACGATCATCAGTTGTAACCTATCAACGACAGCGGGCACTAGATAACTACCATCAAAAGAGCAAGTTCCGTCATCATTCTTGTTACCTAACTTCTCACAAATTGCATCACTAACTAACTCATATAAAACGTTATGTTTCCTTGGGTTCTGATAAATGTGTTCAATAACTTCCAATACCAAAGCATCAGCAAGTTTGTTTAATGTCTCTTTAGATAGAGTCATTTAGTCCTCCTTTTTGTTTGTGTGGTCATTTTCCAATTCCCATAGGGTCATCTGATTCGCTCTCTAATTGAGAGACAATTGCACTATCAATTTTGTCTAGTTCTTCTTGATGAAACTTTCTTGTCCATCCATCATTGTATGATGAATTTGCATTTACCAAATGGTGTGCTCGGTTTCCAATCAAAACATCATTTTCTTCTCTATAATATTCATAAACAAGTTGTTGATATATGTCAAACAACTCTTGCAATACTACTCCTTCGAGATCAGTCCATGAACCAACGTAGTCAACTTGTGTCTCATCATATCCGCCCTTCTTGAAACTAGGAGCACTAAAAAAGTGCATATCTGTGTCTATCATGAAGTGATGACCATACTTCTCACTCTCGTAAGTTTTTACATATGTCCTCATTTTGTACCTCCATCAACTGCTATCATTTTGTGGTATATGTCATATGAAATATAATCTCTAATATCATTTGAGAGATCAGGGTCATGCTTTGTTTCTACTCTCTCTTTGAGTGAGAAATAAGTCGGTTCAAATATCTCAAAGAGTCTATTGAACTCGGTATCTGTTAGGTTTAATGTTTTCATAGGTCAATAGTATGCTCAAGTTTTAGACGTAATAGTGAGTCAACAACCGATTCCATAGTTGTCTTAGAGTAACCAACTGCATAGGGATAATCCTTCTTGTAGTCAGCGGCACTCTGTTCCGAAGCACCATAACATACCTCAATTGATTCATTGAGTGACATAATTATTGCATCAATAACGTAGGTCGGGATTTCAAGTTTGGGATCTGGCATTGAATTACCTTATATGTTTATATTATAGTATAATAAAATAGGATTGCAACCACTCATGTGACATTTATTCAACTGGCACACCCGATGAAGTGATTAAGAGTTGGTAATCACTTCATCTGGTACGCCCCATGTCTTTTTCATGTTAAAGTTTGCATAACTGAAGCGTTGACGTTTGACAAGTTTGTATGTACCATATTTGTTAGTCATCACATAACCCTCATGTTCATAGGGTTGACCATCAATAAGACACTCTACATCTTGTGACGTAGTGATGCCTTGCATCAATAGTTCTTTAACTTCGATAATCATATTGTACAAGTGGAATAGGTTTTTTGAATATCCTGTATCACTTGCAAGTTGATCTGGGTTAAGTTTCTTGCCTTCCCTCACATAACTGTTGACGATTACCTTTAGTGTTTTCCCTTCCTTGAGCGTGGGGAACTCGGTGAATCGTACCAACGTGCGAATAAGAATGAGCAAAAATTCGATCTTTGCATTTAAGCGGTTTGATCGGGCGCCCATACTAGCATGAGTATCAACTTGATAGTGTCTCAAGTTGGTACAGTCGAGATTCCCATAGTTATTAGTCCTATAATGGAATACTGCATCTAATTCTTGAATAGTTGCACCAACATATTCAGTATGAGTCGCTACAACCACTGATTGTTTGATTACTTTATCAAATTTGTAGGTGATTGTGTTAGGTTTGTAAGTATCATTACCACCATAACCAATGAAGTCGCACTGATATACCCCATGCTCTGTGGGCAGGGTCTCAAGACAAGTGTGTAGAATACTTGCTACGTTTGGGATGTTCCCATGATTAGTTTCAATGTCATCATGAGTATAGTTTATCTTGATCTTTTTCTTATTGAATACTGATTTAGTACCAACAAAGAATCTACCATTCTCAGGGTTGACTCCATAGACGACAGCGGGGGCACCATCATATTTGACTGATATTTGATTTCTCTTGCTCTTCAGAAACTTGATCACATCAACAGCACCCTCCTTACCAAGGGTCAGGATGCTGTCCTCTGGGTGTTCTAGGTGTTTGTTCTTCATACTACCATTATACACCATGCCAACAGGAAAACAACCCTCTCTGTACCAGTTTGTAGACTGTCACACAAAGAATTGTTCTAGTGGGGTCAAGTTAAGTTTCATTGCAGTATAGGGCGAAGTGTCCTCTATTGAGACTTCTTTACCTATTCTATTTGAATTGATGGGGGCGTAGTAAGCGTGCGTACTGCTTCTCTTTGTTCTCTTATGCTTGACGAATCCCCAGATACAACGAGATTCATCACCATCATTATAGAGAAACCTATAGTCAGATACAGTCCAGATAGCATCCACATTAGTTTTAAATTGTATCGACTCATAGCGGTATCCTTTAGGTGGTTGGTGAATAAAATCGTCTGGAAGTGCGGTCACAATTTATCAGTTAAAAGATTGTGGGAGAGATTCGACTTAAAGAGCATTTTCCACTGGGGTCGCTCACTCTTGCCTCCCACATTTATATAATAATCCATTGGGATAGGATTACAACCAGTAGTGTGCCAGTTTATTATATGTCACATTCGGGGTTGAGAAATTGTCTATTTCGCTTTACCTTAGTAGTTGAAATATCAATTAGGTCTTCTAACTCTTCAATAGAATTAGATAGGTTATCATCATCTTTCTCTTCAGAATAGAAAAATAATGCTTCACTTAACAAGTTGAATTGCTTGTCAGTTAGTGTTACATCGATCTTATACATCTTACCTCATAGGTATGTTAAATGACATGATTGTCCTCTGTTTATCTGATTTAGATACTGGCGATTCATGTAACAATACAGAGGGGAAAGTTAGAATCTCACCTTCATTTACTGAAGGCGCAACCTTATCTATTGTACCATAAAAAGGGTTAGGATTAGGACTATAAAATGTAGTGGGAAAGTGCTCTTCTGCATCAAATTCAACATATAATACACATGATATATTCATTAAACCATGATTGTGGGCACCATGATATTGTCCTCTGTCATATCTCTGTGACCATAGTTGCCAATCCTCAATACCTTTGAAAGGGCAATCTCCTCTATATCTATCATTCAATATCTGTGTGTATTCATTAACTAACCTATCTAAATCAGTTTCCAATATCTCATAAAACTCCATAAGATATGGTGCTGAAGTCTGATACTTATAGTAATCAGTCTGGCACTCATAATCTTGTTTAAAGTAATCAAACTCTTGAAGATCATCACCAGTAAAATCCATTAGATTTAAGAGTTTAGATTTCTTGTCACTCCAATCATCTACCACAAACTTAGTGATAGGGAACCCAAATAGATTTAGAGATTGACCGTTCATTTCTTGTGATTTCATTTTCTGTCTTGAGAACCCTTGCCACCACTAGACCAAAGACCTGTTTTTTCCATAATTCTGTCCGTCAGGTGTGTTTGGTCATCCATCCCACTCTCGTTATGGAAAAAAGACTAAGTGTCATCCTAGAAGTTCATTTGTGCTTATAGTTCTTTCTTGATTTGCGCCTTGGTTTTATACCCTTGTCTCTCTTCAACTCTGCTTTAAGTTTCTTTAGAAATTTCAAGTGATCAGGATACACCAATCTCATCAGATCCTTTTTAGTCTGTCTCGATTCTTTACTAATCTCTGTCCACCTCAACATCATTTATGTCCTGAAATGTAATGTTTGCGATGTCCGAATCAGTCCAATCTGTGATATCATCAAGGAATAAGTCGGTATCATCAAAATCATCTGCCTCGATCATCATTTCCTGTACTAATGCCTCAGCGTCCTCAAGTCGAACTTTATCCACCAAACTACTCATCTGTGTGGCGAATTGCTCTTCCATGACTGAAAGGCATTGTGCTCTGATCTTGTCAATTTGTGCCATTGGTTTAATTACCATGTAGTTTAATTATACTATAATGTTAAGTTATTTGCAACTACCTTGTCGCTCTTGATACCTGTGACTCTCCTCTAGTAAAGATAGTGTCAACAACTGATTGAAGGCGACGTTCTGTACCAATACCCACATTGCTGTAAACTGGTACAAACATCTTGCCAAATGGTTTTACATAACCATTTCCATTGATGTTAGGTTTGAGAGCACCTGTACTAATCTTAAGTGCATCTTCCTTATGTAGTCGAATGACTCGACCAATAGTCTGTGCCATGGTGATTAGATCAAGATTCCTCAATAGAATACAAGCAGTCAATCCGCTCACATTCATACCCTCTGAGAGAATAGAATGATGAAACATGACAAACTTCTTGTCAGGGTCAGCACCCCACTTGTTCATCAAATTGAAGAATGTCTTGCGAGTGACCTTCTTACCATTGATGATAGCACCATACTTTGATGTAATCCACATTACATTGTATTTCATAGAGTGACATACTGCCATGAAATCAGTTTGAGTAATCAACTTGTGAATGTTCTTACTAGACTTAGCAGTGACCAATACTTTGTCCATGTGATCTTCATTTTCAAGAGCATCAAGAATCATACACCTGTCAATCTGCTCGACTGATTCATAGAACCCGATAGGATACTTGACTGACTTGACTTGAGGCGGTACAATGTAACCCTTTTCAATCAACTCTGGAGCAGCGACTTCTGCAATAACATTACCATACACCTTGACATTGTTCATACCTCTCTCTTGTGATGTATGATGTTTAGGTGTGGCAGTGAAGTAAAACTTACGTCTGGTAATCTTAGAGCGATTCTTGACACTCTCAAAGAAGTTCCTTTGAACTGAATTGTGTGCCTCATCATAATATACTGTGTCTGCTTCAACATCTTCTCTGACTTTGTGAAGTGAGTGATATGTTGTAAAGATCAACTGGTTCCTTGTACTGTTATGATGCCACTCTTGAATCTCTTCTGGGTTAGTAGTAGTCTTATAGTTAGTCTCTCCACTATGAACATGAAGCACCTCGACATTATCAATGTGCTCTAAGAACTCCTCACACAACTGTTGTGCAAGTAAGATTCTAGGAGCAACAACAATAATAGTCTGCGGAATAGGCATACTGAATCGCCACTTAGCGTCCATAATCATACATATTGTTTTACCGCCACCTGTGGGTACAAGAACCTGCCCCCACTTGTGTTGCATGGTATCAATTATGTCTGTTTGATGGTCACGAAGTTGCATAGTCAGTTGTCTCAATACTCATATTATAGGATAAAAAAAGACCCCTGCATGGGGTCTTGTGACAGTTTCAGAACTGTGCCAATAGTTTTTGAGTCTCAGGATCGAACTCCTCTTTGACTCCATTGATGTCCATCAACCAATCATCTGCCTCAAGTCGTTCAAACTCTTCGGTTCCAAGTGTCCATTCGGGATCGCCCGAGAACATTTGGGCATTTTCTTCAAACTCTTGTGGGGTCATTGTCTTAATAATCAAAATTTACAAAAAATAATAAACACATCAAACTCAGCAACTTGCAGGCGAGTATTGTTGTGGTTCAGTCAGGAAATCTGTCACCTGATAACCAAGATCGAGACGTGAATTGATTGTCTCAGTCATTTCTCTCTTGCTCATCAGTCGCATTGACATAGCATTAACTTCGCCTTGATTGTTCTTCAGTTTGAGAGTATAAACGAATTTCTCAGTCAAAATGTTGTGAGGGCGGAACTCTACTGACATTGAACCTGATGTGAGTTGCATGGGGTCTCTTGTGTTTACTCTCTTATTATAATGGGATCAGAGTCCCCTGCAACCACCTGTGTGCCAGTTATCCAACTGGTGGTGTGCCTGGTGCCTGAGCAGGCATTGATTCCATATCAAACTTACTAGATGCCTTCTCTAGTTCTACCTTACCCTTGAGGGCATTGACCTCTGCAATAAGAGTCTTAATATCATCTTGTTGTTTATACAAGGCAGCATTAACCAATGACTCCAATGTAGTCAATCTCTCATCAAGATTACCAATGGTTCGCATTGATGCTTGTAATTGTTTCTTTAGTCTATCTACTTGTTGCAACTTAGTTTTAGTAAGTGCTTCTGTGTCTGATGTTAGTGAATCGTATCCCATAATTTATGTTACTCTTTGATTATTTAGATAGGTGTGCGTATTACCTGATGTACAGATAACCACCTGCCCAGTCACAGTTTGATAGCATCCACTGACGTTGATTGATGTCTCTCATATCAAATCTAACGTGTTTAGCAGGTGCTTTCCATGAAGCAGGTTTGTAAACCTCTCCTGTCATTTTGTCAACAAAAGCATGAACCCCTGCACTATCATATTTGCCTTGGTGGTAGTCATTCTGAATGATCTTATGATACCTTTTGCCTGATGTTATAGTAAACCTCATGCACTCTTCATCATTCTCAATTTTGTTAATCCTATCCTGTAGGTATGGATTATTTTCCTCTGAATTATTCTTGATGCAAGAGCGAACTGCGTAGTTCTTATACTGTTGTTCGAGAGCACGGCAAAGTGTCTCTGTCCATTGAAGTACTTCTACTTTTGTGAGTGATTGTTCTAGTGTTGACATAATCTTTGTTTGTATTGTTGTTTGTTAAAGAGAAAAGGGGGGAAAGGTAACAAACACAAAACCTTTCCCTCCACATTCATATATTACTGCTTTATGGTGGTAATACAACCACCTATGTGCCACTACTTCAACTGTCCACTCTTACCAAGTCTGTGTAGATAGTAACCTATGAGAGCACCAATACCCATCTTAAACAAGGCACTGAAAGAATTGTCAATTCGATTCAAATTAATATCTGTGCCTGTACCATACTCACTATTCCTCAAATGATAGTGAACAGTTTTGGGTCTGGTTTTCATGGCAATAATATAGTTGGGTGCGAGAAACAAAAACGTGGACTTAAACTCATTGACTTCTTTTTACGTTTAGGACTTGCACCTAACCCAATGGATGCCAGTTTTGTTTCCCATTATCATTATAGGTCATCTACCTGTCCTTGTCAAGTTCTTGGTTCTCATTGTACTGAGGGTTGCACTCTTCTGTAAATGCTTTCCTTCTCTCTTGTGGTGTTAGTTGTACCACTCGCCAACCGTAGTCTCCATTAGTGACAATGGTGGGCATCATGTTCATTGATAATGTGACTCTGTTGTCTCCATTATTATGTTGATAACCATGTATGACTTGAGCAGGGAAAATCATCAGTTCGCCCTCTTTCACCTGTACTTGATTATCCTGATTGTGGTCTGTAAACTTCTTCCGCATCAATGTTAGACTAGGCATTACAGGATAGTATAAATTTTCTTCTCTTGTGAAGTGTGTATTTACATGATCTTTTGTAACATCAAAGTTCACATAATATATGCAACTTAGGTAAGAATTGCTATGAAAGTGTGGATGTTGGTATCCACCCTTGTCGCTTATGTTATACCAACTATCTGTAACTGCTACTGTCTCCTGTATATAATGACCTAGAACTTCCTTTGCATAATATTCTCCTTGTTGTTCACACCAATTTTTAAATCTACCATACTTCATATCCTCATGGAGCACAGAGTAATGTCCAAGGTGCTTTAACGCCTTTGAGTTTGCATTGTAAGATAACTGATTGCTTTTCTGTTCTTCAATGTCATCTAACATATTTTGCTTTACCTTATCATGGAATGGGCACTCCACGATAAGAACTGGCGTTGGCAGAATGTTTACTACTTCCATGTTATAAATTAGGATAATCCCATAGTTCGCCTGACCTTTGGTTAGTCATGGCATTGTGTCTCTCTTGTTTGGTCAGAGGTTCAATTCTCACCTCATTCACATATCTAGGCATCAAATTACTTGATACTGTAATTCTATTGTTACTGTAATTAGTTGCATAACCATGGCAAGTATTAGCAGGCCACAGTAACAACGAACCCTCTAATCCTACCACTTCATTAACATAATTATACTTTGTTTTCTCGTAATTTGTCAACATATATGCAAAGTAGTCAGGATTTTTCTGACTATTGTTTGGTCTGTAAAAATATGTTGGAGCGTGGACTTCATCATCAAAGTTGATATAATATAAGGCACATATAACGGCATTTATATGAAAATGCGGACTCTGACGACCACCTTCATCACACACATTTAACCAACTATCTGTCAATACAAAATCAGATGTATCATAGTTAAGTATATCTTTTGCGTATATTTCTGCCTGTAGTTCTATCCACTCCCTAAACTCCTTGTACTTATCTTGAGATAGAGGCGAGTAGTAATCAAGGTGTTCTAATCTTTTTGCGGGTGCGTCAACCTTTTTATGTTCATAGTCATTACCATGACTATTGATCTCATCAGTAATTAATGACTTTAGTTTCTCATGCTCAGGGTATAATACTGCTCCTAACTGTAAAGGTAGTATATCAACCACTCTCATCAACTTTCACCTACACTATTTGGGTGGTTTTCTCCCCAAACTTCCTTTAAAAATGATTCAGGCAACATATCTCTAGGAGCAGGCGAAGTGTTGAAACTTACAGTAATTCGTTCCTGATCTGTATTATTAACTCTGCTTCCATGTTCTAACCAAGAAGGAAATAGGTATAGATGATTTTCTTTAATTGGTATATCCATTTCATATACACCATAACGTGTAGGTTGTATGTTATGAATACACATCATATATGGTTTGAGTGGCGATACCACGAAAAACTGTCCAAAATCTCCCTCTGGTAACTCAAGATAGAAAGCACCACTTACAACACTAGACTCATGGCGATGTTTATCTGTGTATCCACCTTTGGGCAGCATATTATACCATGCTCCACTAATAATTGCAGGGTAGTTTCCTATTTTAGCATTATAATCATTCAAACACTCATGAAAAACATTTAATATATCATAACAACCCTCATCTTGTAACGGATCCCAACCACCATGAGAACTGACACCATTCACTGCTAAAGAATGTCCATGTGTTTTACCTTGTTCTTTTATATGTTTTTTAAAATAATCTAAACCAGGCGCCTCTGTTAGATCATATTCTTCCAATAGTGTGGGAAATAAATCCATATCAATTCCATTTACAATAGTCTATGTTGAGAACAACTCTCAGGTCAGCATCAGTACATGACGTACCTGCGTGAAGCAAATCACCTGAGAATATAACTGCCCTATTCTCTTTTGATACCACTTTCTGTCCGTCCTCAAAGTATGTATATCCATCATTGTCATTGAAGTATATCACACAAATATGATAGTCTGGTATGTCAGTAAAGTTGCCTTGACTATCTTGGGGACCTGATACATCAACGTGTAATGGTTTCTCTTTTATGTTTGTCGTTCTAGGTGTGGCATTGAACTTAATCCTATGCAATGCAAATGGATTAATTGTAGCAAATATTGGTTTAATTATACCATAAAGATCTGATATTGGTTCAGAGTCTATGTAACAGGCATGAGTAAATTGTGGGCAACCATCGCCTTCCATCACAGAGGTAGGAGAATAGTACCAAGGCATAACCCCACCAAAGATATACTCTTTGATAGGGTTAAAAACCTCAGTAGGTAGGAAGTTATCGTAAACTTCTATGCTCATACACTATCGCTTTTTGCAAGGTTCTGATCTTTGAATACTACTTGAATGTTCTCCATTGTAGTTTTGCCTCCTAGTGAGTGTGGAGTGATATGATCTAGACTTGTGATATCTGGGTCTTTTGCTTCCTCACGACTAATGGGGCGACCAGATAGAGGACAAACTCTGTTCTGTCCTTCCCATAGAGGGATTCTCCAACGTGGATCTGCAAGTCTTACTTCATCTTTGACTACTGCAATACCTGCTTCAACTAACATAGGAATTAAATCCTCACGAATGTGCTCAACTCTGTGCTTTGCCTTGTACCAAGTGTTTGCACCATAGAGATCATAGAACTTAACCCATGTCTCACGATCTTGACCTGTATTGTACTTAGGTGTTTTGTCCTGACACTTCTCGTCATACCACGCCATGTAGACATCAAATAGTCTCTTGTAGTTACTCTTAGCAACTGAACCATTGAGTCTCTCAATCTCAACAAACAACCAATAGAAATCATGTAAGATGTTTCTACCACCAGTTGCAGCAAGGTTCTTCCTCTTTTGAACAGTTTCCCTCATGAAAGGAAGGAAAATGTTATTAAGGAACTTGACAAAATTATCATAGTTCTTTGTTACCTTTGTGTTATTGGTACTTCCAACAACGTAGTCAGCATCAAGAGTAGATGTTGCATAAGGGTCAATCTGACCATACCATGTATAGTAGTTAGACCATGCTGCGAGGTAGGCACAGAATTTGTATCTGATAGAATTAGACTTTGTGATGAAGTCTGCAGCAAGGAACTCTTCCTTGAGTACGTCATTCAAGTCACGAATAGCACGACAATAGATCGAAGTATTGCAGTTACGGAACTCCTCAGTAGTCAAGTCCTCATTGTTGTTCAATTTGATGAACAAATCTTTCCTCTCTTCAGAGGTTAGAGAAGGATACTCAAACCAGTTGAACAAAGCAGAATCAACTGCCTCTACAAGTTTAGCATAGTCTTGACCCAAGTTCAAGAGAACTGACTTTGTGTAGTAGTCATCTTGATCTAAGATAACTGTGGTGTTCTTATAATCTCCAATGATGCCGTCCCACTCTCTAACTGTATAGTTACCAGACTCCAGAGGAACTAGATCATTGTCCCAATCTTCAATGGCATCACATCTGTTACCACCATCAATGTGTAGATACTTATAACCTTGTTCTTGGAAAAAGATAAGTCTCTCTCTATATTCAACATCTAAAGGATCATTGTACACAGCAATCCTTGCGTTCATGGCATAAATTGTCTTTGCAATATTTACCATATGAAATGATGAAAGTTCAGCGTATCCTTGAATAACAGCACTAATATAAGATGACTGTTTGCCTGGAAGATGTCTCCACACTGACTCTCGTTGTACGTCACGATCACGACCTGCTGCTTTCAGAATCTCCTTGAAAGCATGTCCAGTCACCTCATAAAAAGGTTCTTTCTCAAGGCACTTATGTGACTTTAGATTCCTGATCGGAATTTTCTTTGATGATTTAGGCATAATAATGACCAATTGTGACAATCTGGTACTGCGTACCTCATGTCTTTACATATTCACTATAACAGGTCCTCTTTGCCTTGTCAACCCCTAATCCACAAATATGTGAGAACACTTGGGACAACAGTGAACTTCCTTCTCCTTGTACATTTGTTTGTACTCTCTGGGGTTGGAACGTTTAAACATTAACTCATCAATCTTTTTTACTTGTTTTCTCATTTTCGATGATTTGCAACATTTCAAGAGCGCCTTGCACTTTCAAAAATTCTTCTTTCTTGAGTTCAAAAGTTTTACTCAATTCTTGGATTTCTGCTTGAAGGTCTGTCGCCCTCTTTGTCAAATCTTCTTTGTGACTCATAATAATCTTGCACTACATGATATATATCATACCATAATAAATAGATTTGGCAAGATCTACCTAACAATATGAACGAGAATTATTCTTTAGAAGAAGAACAAAAAGAATATGAGATAGAATCTAATCCCGAACTGCAAAGGAATGAGTTAAATCCCTCTGTAGCAACGGTCATGTATTCACATGAGAAGGTCTATAAGACTCTTGCAACTGTTGGAGACTTTGTATGTCATATTTGGTACTATGATGATAACTATGACCCTCAGAGATCCACTGAGGGGTCTAAGAGAATCCATATTGTACCTACTGACAATATTCTAAGGCATGATACTGACAGTGAACTGGTAAACTACTGGTTTAACATTGCCAATGACAAGTGGCCTCAAGGTGTAATCTTTGTCAACCCTATCATAAGGAGAAATGGGGTTAAGTTTGTAAGCAACAGTGACCTTAGAGACTGTGTGAAGTATATGTCAGGTGTTGCTGCACACTATGATGCAAACTCTAGTGACATTGTGGCGATTGATGTTGAAGACGGCAATAAAATGTATGAGATGAGTTATGATGTGTCCGCTTCTAAGATATACTCTGACGTATCAAACAACACCTATGATGACTTCACTTCAGGACCCCTTAGTGGTGGTAGTTTAAGTCTATCATACGATCAATCGTTTGGAAGTGGTCAGATCTCTATGAGTAGTCTTGCTGTTACACTAAGTGGTTCGTCTCCAGAAAATTTCAGTCAGTATTATAGAGGCAACAAAGTTGCAAATATATCTCAAAACAATAGTGTTCCCACTAGTGGCACTTTCTCATTCAGTCAGTTGAGAAACGTAACCACTGGTGTGACTGCTAATGCTAATGGAAATTGGATGCACCTACAAGCAAGATGGGAAGTATTTACTGGTGGAATATGGGAATCCAATTTAAATAAGAGATTGAATGTAACTGGTAGTGTTGGAGGAGCGACTGACAACCCTGCACTGCGATTTAATGGTTCTGGCGCAGGCAAAATTGATGTATCTATTTCGGGTGATGTGAGGGGAGTCTCTGGCACGCCTGGTTTGCAAGGTGTCGCAGGCCTTGGTAAACCTGGCGGAACTGCAAATAAGGCAATGCACGTTGCAAGTCCAATCAGGATGTCTAGTGGTGACCTAAACAGCAGAATCCGTGGCGGTGGCGGCGGAGGCGGTGGTGGCGGTGGTGGAGGTAAAGGTGGTGGCGGAGGTCACGGCGGAGGTAGAAGATGTAGAGGTTGGTTCTGTAATAGTTCCGAAAGAGTATGCCACAATAATGGTGGTCAAGGTGGTGCTGGTGGTAATGGAGGAATTGGTGGAGTAGGTGCTGGATATGTTTGGGCTGGATCTTATTTCGCAGCGCACTCTGGTAGTGCTGGATATGGTGGCCAAGGCGGTTCAGGCGGTAGTTCTAGAGGAGGTGGCCAAGGCGGAAATGGTGGTGGCGGCGGTAGAGGCGGCGGACATGAACAAAATGGCACTGCTGGTAACCAAGGTTCAAAAGGCGATCGAGGCGAAAGAAACGAGGAAAGTTGCGGATATGCCGGCGATGGTAGACGTGGTGGACAAGGCAGTAATGGAGGCGCTGGAGGTGGTAATGCAGGTAAGTGGACAACTAGTGGTAGTGGAGGTATAACTAATATCTAATCTAAACCATAAACTAATTCTAACTTAGTACCATCATGTCCAGCAGTGATAATGGTGGCACCATGTACTGCTTTGGGTTGTTCTTCCCATGAAATTATCTCTTTCTGCCATTCTTCTGACATCCCATACCAATTGGTTGCACTAGTGGAAATGTTAGATACCGATGTTTTATGAGATTGATGTCTCTCCAAATAGACTCCAAAATTATCTTGGGCTGTTGTTCCCTCTGGAGCATCATATGAAAATGTTGTAGATAAAGCATATCCTATCTCTTTAACCAATCCAGTTGAATTGAATTCAATAAGAATTTCAACATCACTGTCACTGTCTATTACGAGTTGGTCAACCAACTTACTCACACCTTCAATATTCTGATATATCTTAGTGTTTGATCTAGTACCATATAATTTTAATAGATCCTCTGATATAGAGGTAGATTCTTTCAACAATCCTATTCTAATAGACTTATCTACTACACTAATATTCGCTGTAGATATTTCATAATCAAACTCATCAGGTTCTAACATCTTCAACACTTCTCTTAAAGATGATGTGTCAGTATTACCTGTGACCTCAGTTGCAAGCTGACATAAGGCATCAATGGTAGGATCAATTAGAGCAGGCGATTCAAATGATAGTATCTCATTTGTCATCACATTATTCTTAAAGTATAAGAACTTATATTTGTTCATATATTTGAACAATACATTGTTACCCAAGCGTCCATCGAAGTACTCATACTGTTCAATACCTGTAGGAATACTGTACTTAAATCCATACTTTGAGACTTCACCCTCAGACTTGATAAGTCCGATAGAATCATGAGCACTAGAGATTATCTCAGGATATATCTCTGACAGTTCTCTTATAGCATCAACATCCGCACTGTTAAACAGATTAGGGTATTTGGATATTGAACTTAAGTGTTCTAAATTAACCATTCTTTTCCTTTTTGGTAACTGAACCAAGTGATAACAGAATATCTTTCACCTTTTGTCACAGGTTTGACCTCGTGTATGAACAAGTGATTACTTGGATATACATGAACAGAGTTGCTTTCAGATATCATATTATGATTACCCCAAAAACAAATATTGCCGCCCTCATAATCATCATTGATAGTATATGATGTGGTTACTGAACCAGCATCAGCATCAACGTCTGTGTGAGGAGATAGATAACCGCCTTCTGGATACTTACATAACCAGTATCCTGAGTATTTATCGTATATTGGGTCTGTTGGTAATGTGCCTTTGTAATCATTGTATATTGCAGGCATCAATCTAATGTGTGCCTTGTGAATCAAATCAAATATCTTTCCATGCTCAGGTTCTATCAACATTTGTGACCTGTAACCTTTCAAGTTATAGTATGAAGTAGGAGGAGGATTGTCTGGTTCAGGCCAATCTAATCCTTTAACGAGTTCGAGCAATCGTCTATGATCGACTGTAGAAAGAACATTCCCATGATGAAAGATATAGTGAAGTAGTCCTTTTGTTTCATTCAGCATTGATATCTACGTTTAACGAGTCTGCAAATATAAATCCCGACAACGATGTTCTAGGCGTATCCTTATACCACCCCTTCTTCATTATTGCACTGTGCCACATGTATGAAGGATATATTATCAACCTATTGAATTTCATGGGAACATGATATTCTTCTTCCCATACATCTTCAATGAGCATTGTATCATTATCTATCATATCAGTTGCTTTATCAGAAAAATCATAGAACCACTCTTTCAAATTCCAATACTCTTCCGTTCTTTTAAATGGTTTATGTATGTTTTCAGTATTAGTTAGACCAGTTGCCTTGTGTTTAAAAAATGAGGTTCCACCTTGTCCATCATTCAAATATAATACTGTTGCATATACTGCTGGGTCAATGTGTGGTTGCACCGATACCCTAGGCACTTGTCTGTCACTAAACATTGAATTGACCTGATATGACACTTTCGCATAATTAGTATCAATATTCTCAAATTCTGTACACTTCTCAATCATATGAAAAATAAGTTTACTCAACTCTGGCAGTTCAATGAATAACCTAGACTGATAGCCTGGGAATACCTCATCGGGTTCACCCCTGCTGTCTAGATCATTATATTGCATAGGCAATTTCTCCACCACCTCACTAATGAAGTCATGGGGATTCTCCAGCACGTCATCAATTATGATTACTGGATGTGATTCTACTCTGGATACTTCATACTTTACTTCATCATTGACTCTGTGAGTCTCGTCATTAACAATGTTCAAATTCATGGTTTATAATTGTAGGTTGTATTCAGCAATCATGGCGAACATCTTACTTTGTATATGTTCTAGGTATGATTTGTTGATTGGCGGTATATCCTCAAATGTATTAAGATAATCGGTGACAGTGTGATGAAGTATTCTTACCTCTTCAATTCCCATCACCGCCTCACAATGCCAATCACCATCATGAAACTCTTCTGGTAACCACTCTTCAGGACTTTCCATATCCACCAGTCTTAAGACTTTCAATTTCATCTTTGAGTTCTTTGATTGCCTCAATCAGTACTGGGACTAACTTCTCATATTTAACAGTTAAGTAATTGTCATTTTCTCGTTTAACAACTGCCTCTGGGAAGACCTTTTCTACCTCTTGTGCAGATACGCCGAGGTGTCTACCTTTTGGTAATCTAAGTTCTCTACCTGTCTCATTAAACTCATATGTAAATCCTCTAAGTTCACATACCTTAGCAACAGCACCTTCAATCTGTTCAAGATTCTGTTTCAATCTCATGTCAGATGCGAAGGCAGTGATGTCTCCACCAACTGATAGGTTATTGCTACTAGCATTGAATGTTAATCCACCATCTGCCTGTAGTGATTGATTACCACTTGAACCACCAAGAATAACATTCTTGCTACCAGATGCACCTCCAATATTAACTTGTGATGCGGAAGCAGCGTTACCAGTGATATTACCACTGATACTACTAGCACTAAGGGCAGAAACCGATAAGGTAGTTCCATCAAATGTAAAGTTAGAACTAGATGTAGTGTTGTTGCTTGAAGTGTTATAAGGAACTCTATTTGCACCAATAGCAATGTTGCTTGCTACTGTTGCAGTATCAGCGTTACCAGCGAATCCACCAGCAGCAGTGAATGTTCCAGTAACCGTTAAGTTATTAATACTAGAAGAACCAGTGATAGTCGCATCAGCACCTGTGATTCCATCAGGGAAGGCACCAGCACCACCTTGGAAGATACCAGTTGCAGTAATGTCCTTGACTTTAGTACTACCATTGGAGTCTCTACCCATGATAGATGCACCACTTGTCCAGTTACTATCAATCATTGATAGTCCATCAAGTAAGTCAGCGTTCAAGTTTACACACTTAATAGTTGATGATGTCTTAATAGGTGGTACGTTTGTTGCAATAGATTCAAACTGGAATGACTTAATTTGTCCAGCAGGACCTGCATCAATACTCATGTTTGAATTACCACCAGCACTCAGAGCGGTAATAATACCAACGTCAGCGGTGATCTTAGGAGCAGCAAGTCCGTCACCACCAGGCGACATATTGATTCTCGCCATTGTCATAGCGAAACCAGTGATACAAGTATAAAGACCAGCGTTAGCAAAGATAGTTAACTGTTCTGACTCTACGCCAGGATTAGGACCATACTTACTACCAATATATCTGGTAAGCATACCATCAGAGTCAACATCATTCGAGAAGTATGCGTCAGGTCCGATTAAGTCATCAGTAAATGTGATGTCTGTAGATGTAAGTTGATCAATGTTTGCAATTTCAATGTCAGCAGAACCAGTGTTAGGAACTATTAAGTTAGTAATTGTGGCGTTAGTGACTGTCTCGTTAGCAATAGTCGCACTGTTTGTTACTTCTAAGTTAGTAGTAATACCTGTGAATACTCTGTTCTCATTGACATATTGTGTGCCCACATGAGATAGAGTTGTAATACCAATGTCAGCATACAATCCGTTAGTAACTACACCAACTGTGACGTTCAGATCAGTAATAATACCAGCAGTTGCATACAAATCTTTCTTAACCGAAAGTGTATCAATACCAGCGTTGATAGCATTAACAAATGTACCATTGAATGTACCACCTTCACACTCTAAGTTACCAACCTCAAGTGTGCCTGTGATTGTACTTACACCTGAGAATGTGGACTTATAAGGTCCCTCAATGTGAATTGCAGATGCAGGCTTGAAGGTTACATAAGTACCAACAAATTCTGCATTGTAAAGTCTAGATGTACCAGCCTCATGTACCTGTGTATAGAAACCATGTTGTTCCCAAGGGATTCCGTCATAAGAAATACCACCTGTAGTGTTATATCCCCAGAAGTTTGCGTTCTTCTTGATGACCAATGTGTCATAAGACACACCAGCAAATGACTGGTTAGCAGCGAAGGTAACGATACCTGACACAAACAAGTCTTTGATCTTGGCAACACCATTGACCTCAAATGAATCCTTGAAGTTAAATATACCAACACCAGACTGTCCAATACCAATCTGATCAAACCTATAGAATGATCTGTCTCTCTCCTGTGAAACTGCACCAAATCTTCTCCACTCACCCTCTGCAAAGATATGACCTAAGTATCCACCAGCGTTAGGAACACCAACGAATGAAATATCACCTGATCTTGCAGCAGTTAATGGTGTAGAGATACCAACTGTGAACACTTTACCCTGTGGGGCATCTCCTCTAAGAGATAGGTTTACAGTCTCAATACCATCTGCGGAAGTGTTGGTAAGTTTCTCTGTCATGTTGACAGGACCATAGAACTGTGATGTCCTATTGTTATTGTCTCCACCCTCAACTGTGAGTGATTCTCTAATCAATACTTCATCAAATACACCTGATGCTCTCTTGATTGTCTCTGCTTCAGCATCGTCACCAACATAGGTGAACACTGGCGCTTCAAGAACTTCCTCTTCACCTGTAATAGATGATAACTTCTTATATCCTGTGAAGAAGTCTCCAGAGTCGTTCATACCAGTATAAACAACTGTACCACCGTCTAGTTCTTTCTTCTGAGCAGATAATGTCTCTTGATCTGAAAGAACTCTATCCTGTTTCTGTGGTAATGATGTTGAGTAGTTTCCTGATCCGTAACCAAGATATTCAAACGTATGACCAGATGCACGAAGAATCGAAGGTCTACGAAGTTCCATAGCGAGAACCTTGATCTTCTTGATCGTAGTTCCTGTTATGGCAGATGATGCCAGTGTACCAAACTGACCTCTAAGAATATTATTAATGTTGTCAGAGGTGAATCTTACGACTTCACCATTGATCATACAGTAGTCTCCTCTTCTGAATCCTTCAGTAGATGAGAGTGTGATGGTAGTATCAGTAGATGTCAGTGGGGCATTGATTGTGGTAGAAATACCTGTATAGAAGTATGAAGATCTACCAGCAAGATTATTCTCACCAGCACTCAATGACTTACCGTTTGCAGATATACCAGTACCAAACAGTCTGTTGGAAACTAGTGAGTATGATGTATCAATACCAGCAGTGATGATACCAACGTTGAAAGTAATACTTCTAAGTGGTAAACCATCCTCTACACCTTGAACAACTAACTTCCTATCATCAAATAGTGGGTTTCCAGTTCCTTGAATAACAAATGCGTTACCAGCCACAAGTGCGTGGTTGTCATCTGTTCTGAGTGTTGAAATTCCTGTCTCTTTAGAGACATCAATATAAGTAACACCAACACCAATGTTTGCTAAGTGATATGTTGGAACTCTTCTATCGTCTCTATCTGTGAAGTATGGGTCAAGATTTCTCGAAGTTCCAATCTCAACAGAAATAGACTTGGATGAAGGAACATCAACAATTTTAAATGTACCGTTTAACTTAGGATCTTCAAAACCAGAGAGGTTCAATCCATCTCCTATATTTGTGAAGATAGATGTAACTGACACCACACCAGCGACACTAGGAGCGCCAGCAGGGAATGAAGATACAGTCATGGTATTACCGATACCATATCCACAACCACCATCTAATAGTGATGCACCAGTAATAGTACCAGCAGCTGAGACTGTGATTTTAGCAGAAGCATTTCTACCAATCAGAGCAGAGTTCTCAAGGTCTGCAGCGTAGATTACAGTTGAAATACCTGATCCATTGTTGTATCCAGCGCCAGGATTAACAACACTCAAACCCTTAACAGAGTTGAAGTTATGTTCAACTTCGGTGAATAGAGTAACAGTTGTATTACCTGTACCAGTAATTATCGCGCCAGTAGCAGCAAAACCTACCTGTTGCCCCTGCATGAAGTACCCAAGAGACTCTTTGGTGATAGATCTCTTCTTATCACTAGTGATAACTTCACCAATAACTGCGGCACTAGCATGAGTGATAGTGGGTTCTGGATCAGACTCGTAGTTGTCTCTATCTTGTTGTGGATATAGATTTCTTACGTCTTGTTGGAAAGACTTAGTAGATACACCAAATCCAAGATCCTTATCAAGTGGAATAGATGCACAAACCATAGTGATGTTGTACACACCGTCTTGTCCAGATGTGCCAGGTACATGAGGTTTGTTCTCTTGTACTCTGTAAACTGTGAAACTATCAACTGCCTTTGATCTTTGAACTGTAGGTAGCGATTCAATCTGTTGTTGAGTAGTTCTCTGGTTTACCTGATTAAGGAACAGGCCTGGATCTGTACTGATACCAGTGACAGTGAACTTCTTAGTTGAAATAACATTATCAACACCAAACTCACCATTATATCCTAACTTGAATGTTCCTAGACTATTGTTGACACTATCAATGTTCCTGATAGTAACAGTGTCTCCTTTCTGTAGTCTATGTGGTTCTTCAGTTGTAAATGAAATAGTCTGAGCATTATAAGTTGCCGTCTTAACAATTTTGACGTTCTTAAGTTGAGTTGGATTACTTAAGTCTGCACTCAAGAATGATGCACTACTTACACCAACTGTCTTAGACTCTTGTAGAATGAAACCAGGCTTAGGAGCACGAGCATTGATATGTTCTTTTGGAATAACATATCTAATTCTATAGAGTCTGTCGAGTAGAGATCTATTATCAACTCTTCTCTTGAGGAATGTAGTTCCTGTTTCCTCTCCAATCACACCAACACCGATAGTATTGATAGCAGAGAAGATAGTATTATCAGCAGTGCTTGAAGAACCAGTTAGATACCAACCACCAACTGTGTTAGGAATACTATTAATGGTATAAGTACTCTCATCAAACTGCATTGGGTGGCCTGGATCGCCAGGATTCTTGTCCGATACAGTAGATCTTATTCTTAACTTACCACCACCATTAGAAATACCAGTAATAGGTCGTCTAGAAGCAGCATCGTTAAATGTAGATGCTAACTGAATTCTGTCTGCAGCGAGTGTACCACCAGAGATTGCAAAGTAAATCTTATCATTGAAGATACCACTTGGAGTTTCACCAGTATTACTGAATACTCTGACTTTCTCACCATTTACAAGTTGATGAGCGGTCTTGAACTGGAATACGTTAGAAATAATGGCGTTGACACCAGAGTTTCTAATAACCTCATACTCTTTGAATCCAGAAGTTCCGATACCACTAGGAACTTGCATAAAGACAGGAGACTGATAAGTCTCTTGTACTGCCTGTCCAGATAGAGTATTAACTAAACTTAGGAATAGTGTATCGTTATTTCTTGCACCAACTTTGAATGAATCAATCTCTGCTGGAGGAACAATCTCTTGGTTGTTATAACCAAACAGATAGAATCTATCAGTTACACCAACACCAATGGTTTTTCTAGTATCAATGGTCAACCAAGATACAGTAGAGTCCTCTCTTGTAATCTCTCTTGGTGGAATGACGTGAGTGATATAACCAACATCATCTCTGTCGAATGAGTCTGGACGGAAACCTGTAGACTCAAGAGCAGTTTGTCCAAAGTTGGAGTTAGAGTTGGTAATTGATGCGTCACCGCCTCGTTCTGCATGGAAGTGACGAGCATACGCAATAGCGAACACAGAAACCAACTGAATAACAGAGTTATTCCTAGTCCTCATGTGAGAGGTTTCAAAATTTGGTTTGTATATCGCCCTTGAGTTAGAGTGTAGTGGTTTATCTGACTCTGATACTGTAGTAGTATCGTTGAATATTGCAGTTGTAGGGTTGTAAAGTATGAAAGCGTTGTCGTCTTTCTGAATTGAGATACCAGTGAACTGAGCACAAACCATAGATTTGAAACCAGTTGCCTTGTCACCATCACAATCCAATCCGTTCATACCGAACACTGATCGGAGTGATACGTTAAAGATGTATGGAGAAGCAGATCCAACAGTATCAGACTCAACTACAATACTAGAGTTCTGAATTTCTTGTGCAGTTGGTAGTGCATTACTAGGAACATTTGGTGTCTGAACTGTGAACTGAGTACTACTTGAAACTTCATCTACAAGGAACGAACCATTGTAGGAGTTGATTGCAGTTGTAATACCAGCAATTAAAACAGGAGTATCTTTAAATAGTCCATGTGCCTTGTTAGTCTCAATGGTCAGAGTTGCCGTTGGTGTATTACCATCACCCGCTCTGATAGATGTAACACCAACTGGATCTGCTTGTAAATCACCAACAATTCTAAATTCATCAACACTTGGTTCAAAATCATCAAATGTAGGATAGTTTCCAACTGGTCTACCAGATGAGTCTCCGTATGCCTTTGCAACCTTGAAGTAGAACATATCAAGGTCTGTCAATGTACTATCTGTACCATCGATCAAGACGTTGTTTACACCATCAGCATAAGTAAATGTTGCTAACTTGTGGTGTGAATATGAAGGAGTTTTTCTGTTACTATCATAGTCATAGTATGCAGTCTTGGTGATATCTGCATCAAAAATAGTGAATGCCGTAAAGTAACAAGTACCAGTAACTCTAAGAACACCACCATATTCCATATCATCATTCAGAGGATCTGGAACATAAAGAGGTCTAAGTTTGGTTTTACGAAGATCCAAACCAATGATAGATGTACCACGAGGCATGATAGCACCACCTTCGGTACTATTATACTTGTACAGTTCGTTATTAGGATCTAAAACATCAAAGTTTGTTTCAGTTGTAAACTGTTCTAATGAAGTTACTTCATATCCAGCGTTCTTTCTGCACTTAAATTCTGCGTTGCCACCATTATTTGTGACAGTAAATCCAGGCCTGTTATCAATGTAGTGTACGCCAGGATATGCTAAGATAGTTGTTCTGTCTATCTTATCGTTATTTTTACCAACCTGATATGAAAATCTTGCAGCCTCAATCAGTGCCCTCTGAATCGTCTTGAAGGGTCTTGTCTGAGAGTTACCTCGGTTTTCAATACTATCAGTAGCGTCAAAGTCACTTGGGTTTACATAGAGTATATTACCCTCAGCGTTCTTTAGAAAGTTTTCTAATCTTGATAGAGGCATCGCACCAACAACCTATAAAATTTCTTCTAACCTATTTAGACAGGATCAAATGACTATCTATAAAAATATGGCCTGTGTTATCCTATCTACGTCAGTAAATTTACCCGTATTCATGATTGGAGATTGTAATATGTCAGCAGGAATGATTATTGCCCTATTAAATTTCATACCAAAAGTAAACTCCCTACCCCAAGTAAATTTAGAGTCATAAACATCTTTAATAATATCAAAATGTTTTTTAGTGGCATACATTGCCTTCATATCTTCAACTACTGAAGTCCTTCCAGCAAAATTCCATAGGTTTGTTCCACCAAAACATTCTTCCTCATGGTTTAAATATATCTCTATCTTAAATTGGAAAGGCGATGGGTTATGTTCATACCATAGTTGAAAAGGTATGAGTCGATCTGGTTGATCTGTCATTGTCTTTTCATTTAGATACTCTACAAGAAACCACATGTATGACATATTTTCGTCAATCGTTGGTCTATCGCATGTTCTGCCCCAATGTTCATCGTCATGACATATCTGTTTGATCACATGTTCTATATTTTTCCTTAGTTCATCTGTTTGATATGCAGCTCTTTCTATTCCATTAGGGTGATTACTAAATGGAATATCTTTTTTTCTATCCAACTTTAAAGCTAATCTTCTAACTTCCTCTGGATTTTCATAAAAATTATCTATGACCATAGCACTCCTACCATCTATGCCTATGTCTGTGATGGCAGTAGCTTCTAAATTTTCACTTAATTCAAACATCTTTGTTCTTTTCTTCCACTAAATGTTCAACTTCTGAGGCAACCTTACCCATTACCTCTCTTACATCAGTTCCTGATCCAGAGGTATAATAGTAATCTGTTCCTTTCGGAGCATAATGTCTGGTGTGGAGTGTCCAATGCCACTGTTCAATATTTTTTGAATACCAGAATTGTAATCTCATGAGTGTTTTAATTTATATAGGAGGGGGCAGAGCCCCCACAGTCACTTGGTTAACAAGGAGTGACTAATCCCCGATTGCCCCTTAAGCAGCGACGAGTTCGTCAGTGCGGGCAAATTCTCTTGTAAGAATACGAGAGAACGCTACGATGTTATTCGCAGCAGTGTCAGATGTTTTTGCATCTATGGTTTGCTCTCCGAGCAGGTTTTCAGTCATGTTCCGTATACCCTGTCGAGACCATGGCATCCCCTTGAATGGAGATGAGGGGAATCGAACCCCTGTCCAGAATGTCGATTACACCACCTACATGTCTTTTTGAGTCATACATCAGGACTATACAATCCATTGTATCCAAGAATATCTGGTTCCTTTTGTTACTGGCATTACTTCATGTGGAAACAAATACAGTGCTGGAAATACTAACACACTTCCCTTCTTTATATTGACAGTGTGTTCCTTCCAAAACCTAAACTCACCTCCTTCAAAATCGTCATTCAACACACCTACCACACTAGTAACAGGTATGCCTCTAAATTGTCCTTCAAAGAAATCTCGGATATGATCGTAGTGTGGACTAAGATAATCGCCAACATCATACTTATTGAATTTTATGCCTGAGCAAGCTTCCCAAAATGAACCGCCAGTTTGATTATCCTCAACGTCATAATAATTATATTTTTCGTGGAAGGCATTAAACAACTCATCATTTATATGTGGTTGTATTATATTTACCGCCTCTGGGGCAGTTACGGTTGATTTCATATTTGATTCTTTATCAATATCAACCTGTTCAAAGTCCTGATACCAAGAAAATTCACCCCATTCACGAGAATCTAAAAGAGATACTATCTGATCACATTCCTGATCAGATAGCAAATCATACTCAAATATGTGGTCTTTAAGATTCGGATACTTCAACATCTTTCATAGTAGGTTTCTGTTTCAAAACCTCATTGCCAGTTTGTTTGGAGATAAATGCAGAGAGTTCTGGAGTTTCCTCCCACTCCCAGACTTGATTATTCTGTGGGTTTTTCTTTTGAATCGTGAGTGTGCGTTTTGCCAATTTCAACCTCTCTAGATAAAACTTCGATTTCATTTTCAAGGCCAATGATCCGAAGTTCTGCATCATTGGCCGATCTTTCTAGAGCCCGTACAGCAGTAGAGAGTCTTGCGATCTCTGCTCCAAAGGCATCAATATTTTGTAGAAGTAAGTTGTTTCCAAATGTCTGAGGATTCCCCTTCTCCGCATAGGCAGTGTCCTGTACTTCCTCGCATCTCTTGAGATAATCCTCTTTTGACATTCTATTGTTGTCAGTCATGAGTATTCCATGTAAATGTTTCCAGATATTGTAGTTCCCTCATTGCCGGAATTAACCATGTGCATGAGGAATGATGGGAATATGATGATACTCCCAGGCTCCAGAATAGGTTTATAGTCTAACGGAAACTGGGGCAAAGTGCAACCAAAATGGTTCTGAATGTTATGAATCGAAGGATTAAAAAATGCAGTTCTTGATGTCACGTCAACATATATCACATAACTCCATTGACTTTTAGGATGTATGTGAGCATCTTGATAATCATGTTTCTTATAAACATTTCTCCATATATGTCCAAACCTTGCGTTCTTTCCCATCAGTTCTGCTGGATAGAGATTTCTCTCTATTATACCAGACAAATAAACCCAAATTTCCTGTGGAATTTCTTCTTGTTTCTGTGACGAGAAAGTAGATGAAACTCCAGAATCCCAAGTAGGTTCTAAGGGAGAGAGGGGAATACAATCAAATTTAGTTACATCAACCTGATCTTCAAAGACAGGTATTCCAAAAAGTTGTTTCATTAATGCAAATCATCTAATTTCTGTAAATCGCTTTGTTCTAATACTTTTTCATAACCGTTTACGGCGGCATCTATAATTGCATTTCTCATATCATCATTTTCCCTCTCTTCTAATCGTTTCTTGATACTATCAAAGTAAATTGAAGTTTCGGAAGGTAATCCCTGTTGCCCTGGCAATTTACCCTCGTAACTACCTGTGGATTTGACATCTATTATCTCAGGTGGCAATGGTTTGGGTGCTTCTATCCGTTTATATGTAAATCCATCACCCTCATGTAATTCCAGAGTGGTAATGGCATATTGTTCGTGACTACAATCACAATACTTCTGTCCTATACTATCATAAACAGTCCAGAATGGGTAAAAATGATCAGGAATCATAATTCATATCCAAACTCTGCCCAGTCAAAATCTTCTATTGACAATGCGTTTTCTTCTTGTGTTTTTTGTCTGGAATTAGTGTATCCTAATGCCTGCATATAACCCCAAGCCCTAGTTTCATCTTCATCCCTCAAATACCTCATAGCTTTAGCTCCATTTATATAGTAGTTTATTTTGGGTACGTTTTTGTTGATCAATTCATTCATTTCTTGTGTCTTGACCACGATTGCGTTATCGTAAGTTCCACAATCGCCTGGTATAGATAGGCCTGGAGGAACGTTAGCATATCCGATAGTGCTACTACCAGCATCAGTTCCACCCACACCAATCATAATTCTCTGTCCTTCTGTCGCATAGAATGAATCTGAAGTTCCGTCTCCGTCATCTGTACTGAAGGTAGGCCAATTAAAATTACCAACATAATATCCAGCTCTACCATTACCAACAAGAGGTTCATCTTCTTGTCTAACTTGTCTCCATTGTGAAGTGGTATTAGGATCACCATTATTAATCAAATCTAATTGGTGTCCTTTTCCTATATTTACATTTTGAGCGATACCAATCTCAACTGGGTCGATTGGATTCTTTGTTGATTCAAACTCGATATCTGATGTATTGCCTGGTCTTACAACTATTACCGAACTGTTTATACCAGCTTGAGAAGGCGGTTGACTCAAGTGTGCAAAATAATAATCAGATACAATACCGATATAGAATGAAGTTCCTATATCTTTGTTAACTGTTATACTGACGGCATTATTCAATTCAAACACATTGAGAATCATTTCTGCAGCGGATGTAATACCTGTATTATCAACGTATGTTATAATACCTACAGCAGTTGAAATACCTGTGATACTGGTTCCAGCTGAAACCATCCCTCCTCCACTTTTGCCTGTATCACCAAATACAAAATCTCCTACACTAAAAGCGGTGAAGATACCAGTCTTATTATCGGCATAAATTTTGTTATCACCAGATGTACAGAATCCAGATAAAGGATAAACCTCAGCGGGGTATGGTGTTAGTCCAAATCCAAGAACACTTGTAGCATTACCTGATGGAAATAAGGTTGGATTTATAAGAGCATCAGTAATAAGATCTCCTGTTTTTATACCAACCCTCCCTGTAGTAAACCCAGTAAGAGTTTCGGCATCATCGTCAAATATAATAAGAGCAGCACTACCAACATTAACGTCAACACGATTGATATTTTCAACAACATTAGCACCATACTCCATATTTCTTGGGTACTTGTAATACTTTGCTCCGTAGTATCCCAAGAACTGATATGTGGAAGCGTCTTTTTTACACTCCCATACCGTTACCTCTTCATCATCGTCATAACCATATCTACTGAAACTACTGTCCTCTACTTGAACCCATGCCAAATCACTCCTACATCCATGAGAGATTCTCTCCAGATATGCAGTTTGAACAGCCGTTATTGCTGTGTTGATGGGATCAATGAGTGGAGGCAGTTTACCATCCATTTTATTGACTATTTCATCATACTCATCAATGAGTGCATCAGTTAATGCTAACTGTTCTGCAATGGAATCTTCTTCCTTCCTTTGTATGACAGTTTGCGCTCTGAGTCTTTTTGCAATTTCCTTTGGATTAGCAGCCATTAGGTTTCTCTATCCTCATATTCTGTAACTAGTCTTGAAACATCTTTACGTTCAGCATAGACTACATAACTGCAACGTATATTGTGAGTTTTGAAACTATGGGGGTTTACTATTATGTTTAATTTACTTCCCTTAGAAACAGTATAACACAAATCTTGGTAAACTCCAATAGGAGTTAAATGAACTGTTATGGATTCATCATCTACAAGATCTTTCCAATAGTATGGCAGTTCAATCACATTATCACCTTTCAATACTCCTCTGAAATACACACCTATCTCTGGTCCTTCTAGACATGAATACCTCAGTCTATGTGGGGACTCTTTACTTGGATGTGGTATATCAAAGAACTTAAATGGAGCAGAAACTGATGCAAAGGTGCCGTTTGCAGCAATAATTGATGGGCAAGTTATGTTTCCTCCAACTGCAAGTAAACCAGCTATTGTACAGAATCCAGCAATATTTACGTTTCCATTCTTCTGTGTTATGGCGTTACCAATACCCAGTGCATTTTTAATATCAATACCATTCTTAAGACTCAGTGCGTTCTTGATTGTAGTTCCAAGTTTTGTAGTAAGACCAGTGAATGTACTGACTGCAAACACATTATGAACACCGAATATATTTGTAATACCATGAACTTGCAATGATACAGGTGCTGGAAAACTCATGGGAGGTCCAATCATGACTGTTGCCATTGGAACACCAATGTTAGGAACTAATCCAAAGTAGCAGGGACCATTAGACACCAAAGTGCCAGGAAATACCTTTGGTATGCCTGGTAAAAATGAGGTATCCAGTGCTCCGATGACAACTTTGTCACCGAACATTCCTATCGAAGCCGTTTGTGCCATTATAAAAAGTCCTTAAATCTATCAAAGGCACCGATCAAAGCGCCAAGAAATCCACCCTGTATCTTATCCGTCTGTGTACCCAAATCAACTGATGATCCACCAGATACCTCAACGAAGTTACCACCAAGAGAAAGATTCTTAGTACCAAGAACATTTGTATTACTGGCATCTATATTCAAAATAGGAGACTTTCCTAAGTAGATTTGATCAGCAGCATTCATTGTAAGTTCTGATCTAGCATTTAGTCTTATATTGTTTCCTTGTAATATTATATCACCATCTTGAGCATCTATCAGAATGTGTCCGTATGCGGCACAAATAACTTTACTGGGTTCATTCTCCTTTCCTCTTATACCTACAGTTTCGTATGAACACCCATTTACTACTAACTTCTGAAGTCCACTCTTATACCAAGCGATACCTTGTTTTTCATCAGTGATTAGAGAGTAATCTGTATATTCTCCCTGCAAATCTCCATCAGTAATCTTTACACCAGAAGTTTCACGAAATCCTATATTATTTTTGAACCACTCCTGTGACTCTTTCTTTTGTACGTCTGGTTTAGTTGCCATCAGTATCCGCCTCCGTAACCGCCTGATCCACCTGATCCGCCAGACCCGCCACCACCAGAAGGAGGACTACTAGGTGGAGGAGTGCTTGGAGGTGTAGTTCCCCCAGTTTGTTCTTGAGGCTGCGTAGTTTCTTGTGGGGTATTTGTATTAATAGATGGTGTAGAACTATCAGTAGTGTCGGCAGAGGCATTTGTCTGTTCCGTTGTAGTAGTTGTGTTAGTTGTACTTACAGTTGGAGTGGTAGTGGTTGTAGTAGTGGTGCTCGATTGAGGGGTGTAGATTATAACTGGTTGTTGGCCAAGACTTTCATTCTTAGTATTATATATTGTGGCATGTGGTGAGGATACATGAGTAGGTCCTACCATCTTCTTACCTGTTGATGGATGAACATGGAAGTCGCCATAATATGGGTTACCATTGACCCAGCCAACCTGTGTTGTACGTTGACTGTAGACACAATCAACTACCTTAACAAACAGAGTTCCACCTCTTCTTGCCTCATCAGTTGATACAATTCCACCTCTACCAATAATACCACCATCTCTACTTGGTTTCTCTCCAATATCAGAAACATAGTCAGGACTATATGACATGATTGGATACAATCTGGCACCAATTCCTGTTCTAGTATCTATCGATACTGAAGGAATAGATTTATGTTTATCTTGACAATTGATGTTATTGATTCCAGCGATAGAACCTGCTGGAGTAACAATTAAATCGAAAGAACAATCTCCCACTCTACCTTTATCTCCAGAAGTATATCCAATTCCAGGCCTGTAAGGAACAAGATCCGTTACAATACCAACTGCCTCACTACCAATACCAGAAACACCTCTGGTTGTAAAATTATAGGTATCAGTTCTTCCCATACCAGCAAACTGATTTTCATATAGATCTAAGAATGAACCCTCAGACATAGAAATATAGTATTCTGTGTTAAATTTTAGGTCATTCTTTGGATCTATCTTAATAATCCTATCGGATAGGAATGATATTTTATTATTCTTCACATTGATTCTTTCATGCACAACATTAGTGCCCGATTCTGTAATGGTAACATCTCCATTACCTTTTACTATTGGTTCATTAAATGTAATTGAAAGAGAAGTAGAAGTTTGAACACCTACTGCATCATCAGCGGGTGTAGTAAATGTAATGAAGGGATTTTCATCATCATCGTCTTCAGTAACAGGATACTTTGGAGGAACTACATTAGTTGAAGGACAATATCCCTCTCCAGGCGCCAACATAAAGATGTCAACAATAGATCCATTTTCATCTATGATTGCTTCAGCGTGAGCACCGCCGCCATGTCTAGTCTTGTCTATAATTGCAATTCTTGGAGTTCCAGTATAATTTAAGCCTGGTTCCAAGATCTCTAAAGTAAGAATACTTCCATTTACAGATGAGACTATAGGCATAAGAACAGCAGTTTTTGTTCCATCTCCCCTAACTTCTATCTTCGGTGGGATACATTCACTCCATGTAAATCCTGGCGGTACTGAATTACCAAGATCATCTTGTGTTTGTGGGTTCTGTACCCTAGCATTACAATCAAAGAAGTCTGGTAAACCTCCACCTAGCATACTGAGAAGTGAGAATTTAGCTCTTGCATCATAAACTCCATCACCAGTAGTATCTGCCGCTCCAACAAAATTATCATATTGTTCCAATATTTTCATGTTGTCAAGAACTTTTCCAAATGATAAGTCTGGTTTAGATGTGATTCCTAAACCCTGAGACCAATCATCATATTCTTTACAGGATAATTTAGCACAAGCAAAGAATCCTAAGAGCATATTAACATAACTACTGACCTTTGATAACAAACTACCAACACTACCTAAAGCGCCAGTCAACCAATCTAATCCGTCTAGTATTGGTTTTAATGCTTTTGTTAGTTTATCGTAGATCTCTCCCAAAATATTTCCGACCATCTGCTCTACAGCACAGACAGATGGATTTAATACCTTACCAATCATGTCTTTCAAAAGACCAGTCACTAGATCAAATAGGCCTGGAAGTTGATCTCCAAAGATACAGAATAAAATATCAAGAATTTTCTGTAGGGCTTTGAGGATAGGAGATTTTTGTGGTTCTGGTATAATTAGTGCTTGTACATTTCGGAATACCTTCGTTATCAACCCAATAACTTTATCTCTAATAACATTGAGTATCTTTTTAACCGCAGCAGATATTAACTTAGAAGCCTTTCTAACTAACTTATTAACATCTGCAAGCAGATTTTGAGCAGTGTCAATGTAAGCACCAGCATAGGCAGTAAGAGAGTTTACTGTAGTTAGAAAACTACCAATCGTATGTGCAATATCACCTAAAGGACCCTGTTCACACCCATTGTCCATACTATGAGGACCTAGTTGGGTATTAGAAAATTCTACCTCTGACTTTCTATCATTAGATATCCCCTCCTTTCCACTTTCCAATTCGCCAGGTGAGTTTTTCTTTTCCTCACCAGCTTTATTTTTTGCATTTTCTTGTAATTGATTCTTTCCTTCTGCTACAGCAGCTGGATTTAATTCTTTGTTTTCGGAATTGGGAAGAGTGGTCATCCCATCGATACCAGCCTTCCTACCAGTTGCCACAGCGAAAGCATTAGCTTCAGATTCAGCACCATCTCTAAGAAAGTTTGAAGGACCTGATTTGTCGTTGATTGATCTAGCTAAAGCACCAAAAATTACTGGTTGTTGTGCTTCCTCGCCATCCAAGAAGAAACCAAAAACAGTTTCTCCACCAACCATCTTTGACTTTTCTCCCAAACAGGCCTGTCCAGCACCAGAGGTAGGATCTACCATGACATGTGCCCAAGGTAAATCTTTTTCACCCATTATGGATTCGTCAAATGGGTGATAACCTATTATTCTTACTTTACATCTAAACGCCCAACCAGATTTAACATCAGTAGATTGATCGCGCCAATGTTCTGGATCGGCTACTCTACCAATCCACCATATGAATCCATCTCTTCCAACAAAGTTGGTCTGTGCAAGGGCGCTTTCTAACATCAATCATTAATCGTCATAGACGAGACATTCTGGTTCTGAGGGGTTTTGATCACAATATAGTTCGAGAGCAGTAGGATCGTGATGATCTCCTTCCTCAATTTCTTTTTTGTGATGATCGACATAATCTTCCAACTCGTGAAGTTCTCCTTCGATATGCCTACGAGTTTGAGGACTTGTTGTGGGATCTTCTAAGATCTCCTTATCTTTTTGAATGTGTTTCTCTAAACTTTCCATTTTACTCCTTATTGGATGCCATATGAATCTCTAATGAGATTTAGTGAGGTGACATTTTTTCCCTCAGCAATTTCAAAGTGATGTCGTAAACTACGGATAACAAAGAATCCACTTTGTTCTGAGTCTGATGTCTTCTGACCTGAAGGTCCATCATATGTGGGACCTACTTCTGGAATCTCTACTCTCAAAATACCACCGATTCTTAACATAGGATTACAAGGTACAGTTATATTTAGGGACTGTTGGAAAAGCATTGCATATCTAGTAAAAGATTTAGCCATGTCAGCGGAGTCTCTACCCTGTCCTTCCACATCTTCATCGGATTCCTCAAGGTTTTTATTCCACATTCCTCTGTCTCCTATTCTTACAAGAACTCTTGATGCTAATTTGGTGATATCTCCCTGTGGGATTGGTATTGTACCGCCAGCAGTCTTCAAATTGTTAGCCTCTACATTATCCTCTAAATTGTATTTCACAACATCTAACTTCCAGTCTAATGGATCATACACATATGTCAAGTTACTGTACAGTCCAACCCTTAAGTTCTTCTGCACATCTGTAGTTTTGTTTGTAAAAAGGTGAAGAATCTTAAACTCACTTTCTGGATCGTTTGCAGTGATTAGAGTTGAGTAAGTATATGTTGGAATACCATAGTTACTAAGTAATGCCTCACTGTTATCTGCTTGATAATCTACTTGAGTAGCATCCACCATTCTATCTACTGACTTGAACTTGTATCCATCATAATCTTCATAGAAAAAGAATCCAGAGGTTCCCTTTCCTTCCGCTGATACTCCTTCTCCACTTTTTCCTGACACTGGGGATGTTGATGGAACTGCTTTAGGACATAACCATTGTAGAGTATAAAATGGTTTTCTCATATTACCAATGAAACCATAGTTAGTAAGACTCTTCTCAACGCTCATCCTATCTGGATCAATTTTTAAAACCTCTGTTAGTATGTTTTTAACATGTTCACTTATTGGTCCTCTTTCATATCTTTTCATGACTCTAGCAGTCTCATTTGAGAGATTAGTTAGAGTACAACACTTAAGAGTAAATGTTTCTTGTCCTTCAACTTGATTAATTTTTTCAATGGCAGAAACATACAGAGGATTTCCATTGTCCTCAGTAAACTCAACATCACCGTATGCAGTTCCTATAACAAGATCAATCCTCTCATATCCTCTTATAGGTATTTTACTTAAGAGAGCAGAAGTATCAGATACTAACAACCTTACTGATATTGCTGGAGATAAGAGATCCTCAAAATAGTCAAATTGCACAACACTATTCTTAATATCAAGGGAATCTACAGAGTCTTGTTTCCCTGAGTCACTAGAACCACCCCTTTTGAAAGTAATATTATTCTCAGGGGTTATTTTAACTTGTTTGAATTCAGTTTTTTGTAAAGATACAGACATCAGGTTAAAGCTAAACTATTGAGTTGAATTTGAGTAAATAATGATCCATGATCAGCTACTGGAATTATTTGTGGGGATCCACTATCACCCGATCCTGTCACAATGGGTTGTTGACTTGTATTTACAGGGGTAGGAGTAAGTGCAATAATTTGTGAAGATGATTTAGATGGATCATCATAAGGCATATATCCCGTTGGAACGAATTGAGCAATTTGATTAGGCTTATTCGGAGTGAGAGATGACTGATCTCCCATAGGATCAGTGCCAGGAGAAACTTGTTTTAGTGATCCTGTTTTTGATCCTGAACCAAAGAAGAAGTTTCCGCCCTTTCCTCTATTAAAATCTCCAGAACCAGACCTATATCCCCTAAAGGATACCATAGATCCAATATCACTAACAGATGTTTGAGATAATGATCCACCAGTTTGAAAGTCTTTTAATACTTTTAAAGCGTCAGATGAAGAACCGCCACCAAATAGTTTTTGTAGTGCATTTAGACCGTCTGGTTGAGAAGCAATCTCAAGTAGTCTTTTCTTTCTCTCCTGTGGATTATTACCTAATGCCGATGAAATAGGACCATACTTTGCTGCTGCAGCACTATCCGCACTAACACCATAAATTGCAGAGGATAGTGGCGAGAATTGTTCCCTGCCCGTAATTTGATCTCCTAAGCTGGTGCCATATGCTCTGAAAGAACCACCTGCTTGTGCATCAGCAGCTCTATTAAGCATTACTTGGAACGCATCTGCTTGGTTTTGATTGCCAGATGCTTCCATAGTTGATAGAAATGCAGCAAGATTTTGCTCTCCTGTACCACCACCACCGCCAAGACTTAACATAGTAGATTGTGATGAAACACTACTAGGATTGGCATCTGACATCATCTCGTTAAGTACAGTAAGAGGTTCATCTTGAAGTCTTTTCTTCAACTTTTCTAGTTCAGTCTTAGTTCTAAGGTATTTTTTCGTAGCTTCTTCATCAGCCGCTAGAGCACCAGCATCTGTATATGCCTTTTCATTTTTTGCAATCTGAGCATCAACTGATTCAGTAATTTCTCGGATCTGACTTTTTTGATCTTTTGAATTGTCTTTAGGTCCTAGACCTAGTTTTTGTCTTCCTTTTTCCGAAAGTACATTCGGAATATTTATTCCAAAACCAAGAGAAAATACACCATCATCAATTTTACCACCAGTAAATTTTCTAATGTTTGCCTTTGTTTGATCTATACGTTCGGATAAGGTTGGACCTTTATCCACCACACCAAAAGCACCAACTTTAGCAAGGAACACAAATCTATCCATCAATTCCACAAACTGATCTGAATTTTTTTTATCGATACCTCCATCCACAGATGATAATCTATCGTTCATCCTTTCTAGGGTAGTAGCATCTGAATCTACTTCTGACTTAGGAATTTCTTCTGGGTCTTTCTGGGATACTGCTTTAAGATCTTTCTTCCTGTCTAATGATATATCTTTGTTCTCATCAGCAGTAGTTTTTACTTTTTCTAATCCTTCATCTCTAATCTTTTGTTCTTCCTTAAGATCTGACTGCATTGCTTTCTCGTTTCCACCATACTGGTTTTGGAGAAGTTCCTCTGTAGATCTCTCTTTTGATATCATTTGCCCCAAAACTAGAGGCAACATCAAAGCACCGCCAAGTAACATTTTATTCACTTTTGAACTCCTACCACCACCGAAATTTTTTGCAAATAGTCCAGCTTTTTTTAATGTTTGTTGATTAGGACTATCCTTCGTAACACTTTTAGTCATCACTCCCATAAATCGAGCAAATCGATTTATAGTTGATTCAGATTTATCTACTGAATTCTTAGCTTTCTGTGTTATACCAGTTATTTTAGATTTTTTCATTACAGCGCATCCATGATATTAAGCAGTGATTTAGTTGTTGTAAGATGTATATTTGAAGGATCTACTGCAAGAAGTATAGGAGCTTCATTCTCCATCCTACTCATCTTATACTTCCCTGTTTGATTACCACCACCACCTACTGGCACTGGTATTGACACGACTGGAGGAGTTTCCGTTTTGTTGCCTTGGCCAACTGGTTGACTTATACCATCTGTTACCTGTCCTAAAGCTTCAAGATTCCTCAGATTAGCAGCAATCTCTAATTTAGGCAAGGAAAGATCACCCATTGTCTCTGTAGGAACATCTGCCTTACTCTTATCTTTAAATATATCTCCCCTCTTATCAAAGTCAGTCATACCAAAGCTCAACATGTCTCCCATACCAGCGAGACCTCTCATAAGTCCCTGTGGTTTAGGCATCTCTGCTATAGGTTCCATAGGTGTCCCAGAAGAAGCGGTCGTAGGTTTAATGCCTGGGTCTCCCTTAGATCCAAGAGCGCCTCTATTTCCCTTAACACCTTGGTTTCCTTTGAGAAATTCTATAGTCTGGGGTTTTAATACTAAATCAGGTCCACCTTGTCCAGTAAAAGTACTTGTCGGATCAGTAAGTGGTTCTACTGTTGATGGTTGCATATCATCGCCACCAACAACAGTTCCTATGGGAACTGGTCTTCCGAGACTATCAAAGTTTTCATCTGCTTTTTTATCAGGATCAGGCAGAGGAAAATTAGAATCCAATCCCTCTACGGTAGTAGGAACTGATTTATCCTTATCTTTTGGTGGTTTACCAGCTGGTTGTTCATCATCTGTTGCGTTCTTTAGACCAGTATCGTCATCACCTTTGCCCTCAACAGCACTCTCTTCTTCCTCTTCAGGATCCTCTTCATTATTAGGGTCTGTATTAATATTTTTCCTGCTGATTTTACCTTTGAACTGCATCTCAACGAGACTCAAAGCCTCATCAAATTTCTCCAAGGATTCTTTGAATTGTTTAGTTACTTCTGATTTAGTTCCATCAACATTTAGTTCTTTTTTCTTACGTCCAAACACGTTCTTAGCAAGAGCGAGGCCACCTCCCAGAGCAGATCCCTTAAATAATCCACCACCTATTGCTCCAGCAACACCTAACGCTGCTGGTGCTGCCTTAACTGCCAGTGCGGCCAACCCAACAACTGCGGCACCTTTTAATAATCCTTTTAACAAACCTCCCTTTGACTTTTGAGGTTTGGCCTTCGCCATCTTCTCGATGAGATCAGCAATGATCCCCTTCGATTCCGTTAAAGATCCTAGAGATTTTTTCAGAGAGGATTGTAGACCCGACAACCCAGAGGCAAAGTTCTGTAAAGAATTTAAACCACCACCAAATATCTTACCTAAGAAGGCCTGTGGATCAAACGTACTGACCTTAGATTGTACCGACTTTACTAAATTAGGAACTAGATTTTGGACTTTATTTTCTACTAGTCTTCCAACCCTTTTTATATTTGCTCTAGGTGTTATCTGTTCGGGAGGTTGTAGAGCCTGAGGAACCAGAGACATTTTGCCTCTGACTTTACTTAACGTTCCTTTTGTGGATGATAGTACTTTATTCTTTGCACCACCTACTAGACTCTTGGCTTTCCCAAAAATCTTGTCAGCTTTAACAGTTTTCTTAACTGCTTTAGCACCTTTGTCTAATAGTGATCTTAGTTTAGCCATTTTTCATTTGGGCTTCCCTGGCTCTTGCTTTTAGGTTTTCTTCTTCAATATGAAGTCTAAGTAATCCAACATAGATGTCTCTTTCCCAAGGCATCCAATTCTCAACATCCCACAAGTTATATTTATGGTACTGCATGAGAGCAAAATTGATTCGGAAGTATGTCTCAAGATTGATGTGAGACATACTTAGGCGAAAAAATCGGCTAAGCCCTCTAATACTATAGTGTTTTCTTTCTTAGTGTTCGGATTAGTCACAGTAAGTTTATGTGACAATTTAGGCATAGTTTCAAAGAATTTTTCAAGTTTTTGAAACTGTTGTGAAGTCAATGCTTCGACCCATTCTTTTAACTCTTTTTTAGTGCAATCCGATGCGGCAAACATCTCTTCATCGTTATAAACCATCTCAATACAACTAGAGAGAACATTAAATGATTTCTCAATAGTATCTTCACTGTCAGTAAAGTTGCTATCAATGAACTGGTTGAGAGAAGGATATTTCATCTTCACAGTCCATCCATCACCAATTTCAATTTCTGATATGTGATCTTCAGATCTTACAACTTGAATGTCGGAAATAGGAACTGTCACACTCACTTCGGTTTTTCCATCATCACCACATGTGACGAGAAGATCAATAGATTCACCTACAGACTTACCACGAATATTTAAAAACAAATATTCAATATCAAAAGCTGGTAGATTATCTATCTTGAGTCCTGTTGTAATGACGCACTCTTTAATTACTTGCTTAACTGCATTAGTAATATCTTTTTGGTTTCCACCCTCTAGAGCGAGGATAAGTATCTTCTCTTCTTTTACCAGAAACGGTCTATACTTTATAGTCTTTCCATTTGATGGCAATTCCAACTCATACTCAGTGGTAGTAATTTTTGGTAAAGGCATAATATGTAATTATTCGTTATTATTTAGAAGGGTTTTTGGAGCTATCTTGCTGTAGTAGGTTCTGTTTCATTAGTGACATTAGTAGGAGATTCTACGAGAGACTTACTGTTGTCATCAGTATCATTAGATGGGATGGTTCCACCAGTATATCCAATAACATCAGAACTCCTCACCATAACATACCTATCATAAGCAAAATTGACTGTCACTTGCAATACTTGAGAATCTGAATATGATAGTGCAATATCCTGTATGGATGTAGGAAAAACATTAACAAACCTATAACTCAATGCTTCTGGAATGTTATTGCTCCCTAAACCAAAAGCCAGACTCGTTGGTCTCACGAGAGTTGTATCAATATTCCTCTCAAATTTAGTTATAGTCATACTTCTCTTGTATGACTGTGGATATCTATATCTTAAGAAATTATTATTTGCAAAATGTTTTTCTTCTGGATATCCTGTAGCTGAAGCAGTCTCTAGTCCAGACTCGGAATACATTGGGTTTATATAATTGACCCATTCCTGAAACATTGTAAGACTTCTGTAGTCTCCTGTCAAATAATAAGTGACCGCAATATCATTAAATGTTCTTTGTGCTGCAAATTTCTCTACTATACCTTGTCTACTCCCAGTCTCCGAAGTAGTTGCAAAAGTTGCTCCAGGCAATATTGCTTCAGTTGCCATTAAGGAAAATCTTTCTTGACCTAAACTATCTTTCTTATACACACCACAATCTTGTAACCACTTCTCTAAAGTGCCAGCTGAATTAGTAGGTGCTAAATCTAGTCTTACTTTGTAAAAACTTGATAAAGATGGATGTCCTAGTGAGTCTAAGAAACTAGTCTCGAAGGTTTCACCAACATCTAATGCGGTGTCTCGTATATCAGCAAAAGGTCTAGGACTTTGGGGATTTGCCCCCAAGTTTCCAACTTTAGTATTAAAATAAGCTTTCGATTCCTTTGAGGCCATCTAAATAAGGTTATGACTTACCATACTATGTATATGGCTTATAAGGGAAAATTTAAACCAAAACATATTAAAAAGTATAAAGGTGATCCCACTCAGATCATTTATCGCTCTCTATGGGAGAGAAAGTTCATGGAATACTGTGATCTGACCGAGAATATAAGTCAATGGCAATCAGAGGAATTTTGGATACCATACAAGAATCCTTTAGATAGAAAGATGCACAGATACTTTCCTGACTTTTTCATAAAATACACTGACTCCGATGGAAAGAAACGATCTGTTGTGATAGAAGTGAAACCCAAAAAACAATGCAAGTCTCCTCCAAAGAATCCAAAAAGGAGAACTAAGTCGTGGGCACATGACGTTCAAGCATGGGTTATTAATCAAGCAAAGTGGGAAGCAGCAGAAGAATACTGTGCTGATAGAAAGTATGAGTTCAAGATCATGACCGAAGACGATTTAGGAATATCTCATGATCGTAGAAGATATTAAACAACAAGCTGGTAAGAAGAATAGAAGTGGGGCATGGTATATAAATGCTCTTACACAGTCTCTATCTCAAATCCAAAACCCAGACATAAGTACAAGTGATACTAATGGAATAATCGAGGGAGATTTATTTTTCTTTTCATACAGTCCATCTTTCCCAGAAAGATATCAATTTTGGGACACTCAACCACTAGCGGTGGCACTGAAATTCTATAGAGATGGGTTTCTAGGATGCAATTTACACTATGTAAATCCATCTTATCGTGATTCTGTTGCAATTAGCTTACTAAATAGTGGCGGCGGGGCTGCAGTGCCTAAAAATACACTACACAAATACCTGTACTCTGGTGTGGGTAGTTTACTAAAAGTTCCTAAAAATGAAGACTGGGGGGAAATTTCTAAACTTCCTACAGAACAGTTCATAGACAGGAATGGTATGAAATATCCAAAGTACCGAGCATTTAACTGGAAAAAATAACATGGCAGAACCTACATTTGCTAACCAAGTTGAAGAGTATGGCAATGAACTTAGGCTTAAGCAAGTACTAAAACAAGATGTCATCACATCGGATGGTGGTACAGAAGAAGTAACGTACAAAGCATTTATTAAAGGAGACCAAGTAAAAGTATGGCCTGTTGATGATAAGGGTCTAGTTATTGCTGGGTCAGAACCAATATTTGAAAATGGAGAGTGGAAGCCTGGCTCGGTAACAAGACCAATAATTACAACAAAAGGTCAAGGTGGTTCAATTAAAAGTCAGACGAATGTAACTTTTAAGGGAGTTGCTTTTGATAAAGACGGCAATGTAGATCCAACAAACTCAATTTTACAAGAACAATTAGCTGAGAGAACAAGATCATATGCTAATGTAACAGATGAAAAAGTTGCGGAATGGGCAGAAAACCCAGACCTTACACCTTTACAAAAAGCAGAAAAAGACTTAAAGAGACTTAGAGAAGAAGGTTATATCAAAACAGGAAACGCAAAGACCGACATGAGAAGGTCAATGGCATATTCTAGAGCAATAAGAATTGCTCAAAAGAAAGTTGAGTCAGAAAAAGAAAATGCAGAATTTAACGAAACTCCAGGCGGAAAGAATGGTGAAGGGGGAGGTTTCTCTGGTTCAACACAAAAAATTAAATATGCTTTTGACAGGGGTGATGAGATCATGTTCTCTAGACCTGTCATATACCCACAAGACATGTCTATGAAGCAAGACCGCATGGTCATTCAGTGTTATACATATGAACCTCCATATAGTTCCGAGTTTACTAAAGACAATGGAGCTGCTTATGGTGCTAAAAGAGGAACGGCATTTAGAAAGAAACTGGGTTCTCCAATCATGTTACCCATGCCTAATAACATGCAAGATTCTAACCAGAGAATGTGGGAAGAAAGTAATATGAATAATGCGGCACTAGATGGTATTAGAAAAGCTGGTTCTAAGACTCTTTTAAAATCTATGATTTCGGGTAGTGGTATCTTTGAAACTCTTGATGCACTAGGTAATATTCTCCAACTAACATCACAACAAGCTGGTAGAGCTGATATAGCATCAAACAAAATGAGTCAGTTACTTGCGAATCAGGGATTTGATATCAGTTCAGATCAAATACTAGCTAGAACTGGTGGAGTCATTGCAAACTCCAACACGGAACTTCTATTTGCTGGTGTGAGTTTAAGAACTTTTGATTTTGAATGGTTACTAACTCCGAGAGATGAACAAGAAGCTCATATATGCAGAATGATTATTCGTGCATTTAAAGAGTGGTCTGCTCCAAGAAAAATGACAAAATTGGTTAAGAGTGGAAAAATGAAAGAAACTAATGAGGGTGGTACTGGACAGGCTGGAGGACCTAGTTACTTCCTAGGCACACCAAACGTATTCAGATTGAGATATGTTACTGATGGAAACAAACCTATCATGGGTGCAAACATGTTCAAAGCTTGTGCTCTGACAGATATATCAGTAAATTATACCCCAGAAGGTCAATGGATGGCCTATGAAAGAGGTCAACCCACATCATATACGATGAAACTCAGTTTCAACGAATTAGAGCCTATATACAACACAGACTACCAAAAAGAAGGTATGTCTGACGGTGATAACAGAATCCATAGTGATAAAAACCAAACTGGAGACTTAATGCCAATCTTTGTTGTGAGTCAGGACGATCCAAATACTTCAATGATAGGATACTAATATGCAAGGTTATTTTTCCTACTTACCAAATATAGATTACATCTCCAGATCTCCAGACAGGAGTTCCAATGATGAGTACATTCCAGTAAAAAATATTTTCAGAAGAGCAAAAATTCGTGAAGATCTGGAACAGGTAGCTACATCTTTTGAAGATTTCTTTGTTGTCGGTGATCTCAGACCAGATCAACTAGCATATACTTTATATGGGGATCCTAGATTTGATTGGGTTATATTAGTAACAAACAATATAACAAAAGTTAGAGATCAGTGGCCACTAAATGATATTGATTTCAGAAAATACTGCTTAGAAAAATATGGTAGTGATGAGGGATTGAGTCAGATACATCACTATGAGACTATTGAAGATACCGATTGGGCGGGAAGAATAGTTGTTCCAGAAGGATTAAGAGTGGACTCTAACTTCGATCTTAAATATTTAAAGTATAGACCAGAAGAACAAAAAATTGTCTCATATAGTAGAGTCACTCAGTTAAATGAATTATCAACCATAGATTCTGTTGGAACTGCAAAAGATGTTAATGGTAATGTAATTCAAAATCAGAACGTAGCTCCTGTAACTAACTATGAGTTTGAAGTGGCTATGAATGATGCTAAGAGAAGAATCAGAGTCCTTAGACCAATTTATCTGAGCACTATTGTGCAAGATATGAATAGAATAGGTACATATAAGAAATCATCTCAATTCAAGACTAAGAGACTTAAGAGAGCATTCAATCCTAGAACTACATAAAAAAAAGGGGTCGCAAGACCCCTTTCTTATTGGCAAATTATTTCAACTATGCCTATTCTTCAGCGAGTTTTTGGAAGTAACTTAGTGCGTCGTCCTCTTCCTCTGTATCCACATCAGCGGATGCAGGGGTAGCACTTGCACGGAGGTTAGATAGTTCCTCCTCAACAGTATTTCCTCTACCCTCACTCAAGTCATCAAGATCTTCATCTTGACGTGTAGGTGTTACAACAGCCTTCCTTGAAAGAACTGTATCCAAACGTGCCTTAAGTTGTTCATATGACTTGAACTGGTCTACAGCAGTGAACTCACTAAGATCGTAAATCTTGTTATAGATCTCCTCTAGTTTGTCATCATCATCCAAAAGTGATTCGGGTCTTGCAAACTCTGAACTATCATAGTTCCAGAATCCAGCCACCTGTTTGATCTTCAACTTGAAGTTAGCACCCTTCCAGAAATCGAATGGGTTGATTGCTTCCTCGTCATCGAACTCAGGTTGCATTGCAGCAGTGATCTTATCAAAGATCTTCTTACCAAACTTGTACAGTTTTACCTGTCCTTCGTTCTCAGGATTACTAGAATCTTTTACGACATAAACATTTGCATAGTAAGAAAGCTTACGCTTTTGCTTACGAGCAATATCTTTGTCTGATTCACGACCACTGTTCCAGAGACTGCGATTCAGTTCTCCAACAGGATCATCCTTACCAATAGTAGTTAGACTGTTCTCAATGTACCAACCGCCTGGTCCTTGAAAAGCGTGACTCCAAACTTGAGTCCATGGCAATTCACAATTAGCATGTGCAGGTAGGAATCGAACAACTGCGTATCCGTTACCCGCTTTATCTACAGCTGGTTTCCAAAGACGTTCATCAGTATTGTTGCCTTTCTCGTTGAGTTTCTCAACTTTTTTCATCAATCTCTCTGTAAGAGAGCCTGCTTTAGATTGCTTCTTTAATGCAGCAAATGACATTTAGTATTCTCCGTATTTTTGTATTGTTGGATTGTTTGTATTATAACAGATAATGGTGTCTGTGTCAATCTGGAATGTTTTCTTCCAGTTTGTCTAAGGTTTCAGTCAGAGTGTCAAAAAATTCTGAAATATTTTGACCTGGCTGAAGTCCCAGAAACTTGGCAGACTCTAAGATCTGCTCTTTCATCTCAAGCGCATCAGGATCATCCTTCTCTAATTGCAGTCTGAACATGAAGTTCCTCTGCTTTTCGAGTAGTGTTCTCATCTTCTTAATGTGCAAAAGGCCGTCATCCGCATTAGGATTTCGCATACCGTTTATTGCTAGGCCTGACATGATATCTTCTTGTAACTCCTGTATCTCTGCCATGGCAGCTCTTACTGGAGCAGATCTAAAAAATTCACCCATCAATCGAATCTGATACTAACACTATTTATTTGTTTTTGATACCCACATAGGTAGGTATATAAGGGTAAAAGCAGTACCCCAAAATGATAGAAAAACGTATAAGTGACTACCTCTGTGAGAGGAAAATGCAAACCCTAAGGCTACAACAATTACCCAAACGTAGTCCACTATACCATGAAAGGTTTGCCAACCATCACCATATTTTTCTATAAGATTGTCTCGTTGTTTTGAAGCCCAAGGCGAGACATGGCGCATCATCACAAATCCCTCATTGAGGAACATGATGACAAATCCTATCCAGAATATCACAGAGGTAACTTAGATTTAGAAGTACGTTTTAAGTAATTCAATTCAGTTGCTTCCGCCTTCAATTTATCCTTTAGAGGTTTTGCGATTAATTTCCCAACTGACTCAAACTCAATATTATTTTCTTCGCAATAACTAATTATTGCTTCAATATAATTGAGCTCGGTGTCAAGTACCAGTTGTTCAACATCAGTAGTGAACTTGTGCTGGTCGAGAAATTTCTCTTTCAGCAGTTCATTAACTTCTTTCTCCATACTCTCCGAGTTTGTGGGTGACGAATTCTTTAATATACTTGGTAAGAAGCTTAATATAGTCACGTTTGTTGGTCTTTTCATAAACTTTCACATCTCCATTATCAGCAACCATTAAGGTCACAATTTTCTCCACCGCAATACCTGTCATCTCAAAGTACATACAGGCATATGCAGTTTCTTGAACGAAATAGTTTTCTAACCACTTCTCTGGTTTAATCTTTTTAGATGTTTTGAAATCTATTACCGCTAACTCTCCATTGTATTCGGCAATACAATCAACTCTTCCAGCAATACCGAAATACTCACTATATAGGGGTTTTTCCAGAGCGTGAATATTATCAATTTTGTTTAAGGCATCTCTTGCAGCAATCCACCTTGATTTTGTGGAAGGCAGAATGTCCTTCATAGAGTTGATATCTTCATTCAAGAGATACTTCTCAACCAGATCATGAAACTTAGTACCCCTGTCGGTGGCAACTTTTGTGATCTTATTGGCTTCTTCCTCACCTACCTTCTTACGCCATTTGATAAATGTTTGGCGATTATAAAAACTAGTTATGGAAGTGATAGATGGAGCTTTCTTTCCGTTAGGAAGGGTATAATACCTAACTCCATCTATATTATTGGCTTCTAACTCAAAATCACCAAGTTTATTCAAATGAGTAAACGTCATAAAGAAAGAGCGAGTTTAGTAACCAAGTAGTTTCTTACTAGACCAGAGCGAACAATATCATCTATACCGAATTCAACCATACCGAAATCATCTTCCATGATCTCAATAATACGTTTAAAGTCTAAGATGCCATTCTTCTCATTGGATTTTGTAAGATCCGTTTGAGTAGAGTCACCACAAAAAATTATTTTACAGTTATCTCCTACTCTTGTTATTATACTATCTAATTCATGAAAATTCAAGTTTTGCATCTCATCTACTAACACAATGCAATTATCAAGTGTTGTTCCCCTGATAAATGATGTGCTCCAAAATGAAATAGTCTCTTGTGCTTTTAAATTACCGTATAACATTTCAAAGTCATTGTCTGATGGCATTTCAAACATGTACTTGACCATATTCTTATAAGGAATCTGGTAAAGTGATGACTTATCTTCATGGTCGCCTGGCAAGAAACCAATCTCTCTTGTGGAAACCAATGATCTGACAATGTACACCTTATCATATGGTGTCATTTCGTCAAGAACATCTTTGAGTGCGAGGTACAAACTGATAAAAGTCTTACCAGTTCCAGCACAACCGTACCCAAATATATTCTTTCCTTTTGCATAGTGATCAAAGAATACCTTCTGGTTATCTGTGATGGGTTCTACGTCAACCATCACACTATTGTTAATTGGTCTCTTCCTACGTCTCTGCTTAGCAGTCATTCCAGCACCAACATTACTATCACGATGTTGACTATTAGTATTCCTTCTTTTTTTAGTTGTCATACTTAAACGATACCTCTTTTAGCTAAACGACCCTGTATTCCAGAAGATTTTTCAGTTTTCTTTAAAATTTCATTCCAGCCTGGATGTTTGTTGTTGAGTTTATCTCTCCACTCTCCAACTTCTCCCACGCCTGGTACTGTTGATGGGTCTGAATAATCTCTGTCCCACTCTGGGTTATCAGATTTCCACTGATCCCAATCATGGACACTCATTCTAACTTCTTTCTGTTCACGAGTTTCCTTGTGAACCACAGGGTACGTTGCCATTAAGATTCCTCTCCGTGAAGTTCTTTTTTAATTTGTTTTTGCATCTCAACCACACCATTTCTCCATTCTAATGCTTCAGAAACGATTGGAAACTGTTCTATAAAGACAGTTTTACATGCCTGTGCAATGTCCATGTGTTCCTTTTGAGTTCCATGAGCGGATCTCAGTTCAATATAATGAATCCATGATCTGCAAGAGCCTGTCATATAGATTCTCGTGGGCGTGCAGAGTGGCAATACCATTCTAGCACATTCCTTTGCAACGCCCTCCTCCAACATTTGTTGATATAAGGCGGTTGCAGAACTAAACAAAGTATTAATTTGTAGTTCTAACTTTTGTTTAACAAAGGGATCAAGATCATCAGTTGAGTTCTGACGATTCTTTAGATCTTGTTTCCTAAGTTTAGGAATAGGAATAGTTCCTAATTGTGTACTATCAGCATAACGCTGAGAGAACTCTTGAAAAGTAAATGATCTATGACGTAGAATCTGGGCTGCAATAGCCCGAGTCGTTTCGATTTCAAGAGTCATGCTCGATTGTTCAAATACTGACCAGTGATTATGACTGATACAATATTTTAATAATCCAGCAAACTTTTCATTGTCTTGGTTGGCAGGGTTAGAAACTCTGGCAATGTGTGCCATGGTCTTTTCTGCATCTGGTGTGATACTTACCAGTTTTACTGTCATAATTCCTCTATTTGGTCACTATATGACACTTTTTGTCTTTTATCTTCCGATGTATATTGTTCTAAATCAGAATAAACTTCGGACTCAAGTGCTTCAACAAGTAATTTTAAATTTTTTACAATTAGTTTTAGTTTTGTTTTTTCCATATTAGATGAAGTAATTGAGGTTAATTACGCACCTACGAAGGGTATCAGTCGGGGAGCACCCAGCATGTAGAGTATTTGAGTTAAATACTACCATCCTGTTTGCTATACTGTCAACCTTTGTACCATCTTCAAATCGTGTGTAACCATCATTTGTATTTACATAATATATGGAAGTGATACAATCGTCAACATCTGTGTGAAGATCATATTCTTGCCTTTCGGGTGTTCTCATATTTAGATTAGCCTTAATCCTGACTATTGAGATGGGTTGCAACTCATTAATGATAGGCATGAGATTGTAAAAGAATTGACTTCTAGGTTCAAATTGATGATAAAACACATGACAAAATTGATAATATCCATCATCAGGTGTATTAACACCTTTACCGAATTGCCATTGAAACGAAGGATCCTCCATCATAGTTGTCTGGAGAGTCTTAAAATCTTCTGGTTTTAGAAAATCATCAATTACCTTCAGCTTCATTCGCTTCTTTCTCTAGTTGAGATACGACCTTTTCAGTGCCGTCCATGATTTTAACTTGAAATAAGTTAGATTTCATATACTTCTTGATCTTTTTATATTTCTTCAACACCTTCTTATACTCTTGTTGATTGATCTCAATATTACCTTGTTTGGCATCTCCAGAGTATTTACTGCCAGAAACGTCTCTGCCATCTCCCACAGGAGATGATCCACTATACTCACCCATTTACAATATCTCCTTCAAAGTTCATCATTGCCAACAAAGTATTATATGGAATCCATGCAGGGTCTTCATTATCGAACTGCACTTCGACTTCCTTGACGTTTTTCTGTAAAAACCTACTATATGAAGTTCTTACATTTTTCACAACACTTATAGGATTCATAATTTACGTTTTGGTGGTTTTTTAGTTGGTGGTTTTTTCTTATCTGGATTGAGCATATCCTCTTTCCAAAGCTTTGGATTGACATTACCTCTGGATTGAACCCATCCCTGTAGTCCCTTTTTATACTTGTCGTAGTAGTGGTCAAACATTTCCACTTGTTTTTGACATAAAGTTATGTCATGACACACTTTGTCGTCCTTTACATACGTCACAAGATATGCCGTATAAGGTAACTTTGTGTTTTCTGCTAGTTTTGGGTCACAATCTTCGTGGATAATTTTCAACTTCGGTTCCCCCATGTAATTTCTGGATAGGCTTCTGCCACTAATTCCTTAGTGATATTATACTTGGTGTTGAGAGCTTTGTCTTTTACAAGAATAAGTAGTTCTGCCTCTGGTTGAGGTAGAGTTTGGAGAATATTAATAAAAATAGATTCTCTCTTGATCTTGTTAAGTTGATCGTCTCCACCCTTTACAAAGCGGTAGAATTGTCTTGCGGCATTACGAATAGTGGTTCTTTGTGGGATACCCTGTTCTCTATTCGCTTGAACATCCCCTTCTACAGGTTGATATGGCACTTTTCCATCTGGAAGTGCAGAGATGACCGATTCATCAAAATTCCAAATCATAACCATTTTAAAAGAGTCATCTCCATGAGTGCGGAGAAGTTCTACCTTCTTAGAATTAACTCTTTCCGAATCTACTGCTTCCAGTAGTTCATGAACCATAGGATTCGATGGCAGTTCTATCTTTTTAACTGTCACCGTCCTTGGTTTTGTTGCAGTTTTGCGAGTGGAAGTAGTTTTCTTCCTAGTTGACGCGGCTCTAGTCCTCGTCGTCTTCTTCGCTGTCGTCATTGTGTTCAAACCTCACGGCTACTATTTCATCAGGAATAAGATTCCCATTTTCATCATACATCTCAGGATGCGTGTACGCCACTTGATTTTGCATGTTGACGTAATTGTTTTGTTGGGCTAACCAGCCAATTATACCACCCAATACCAAAAATGTAAAGCATAATATACTGAATATTACAAGAAGTACTGACGTTTCCATTGGATTCCTCCCAAGGTTAATTACTGGTTTTCTTTTTTATATCTAGCGATAATCTATATTCTCTGTCAAATAGAGAAAGTTTGATATCGAAGAACTTTGGTGTTTGTTTTGGCGGTGCCCTTTTATCCCCTTTGAGTATAAGTTCAACGCCTTTATTTATGTCCATGTCAGGAGGCATCATCGGAATAAACCCTATGTTCTTTTAAATATTTTAATGTTTGATTTGCATTACCTAGATTCTTACCATCCAAAACCACCTGTGGCATGGATAAAGTGTGAGGGAACTGGGTTTCAAACTCTTTTACAGTATAGTCTTTGTTTAGTTCCTTGTAAATATAGTCTTTACCCAACAGTTCAAGAACAGTTTTGATCTTGAAGCACATAGGGCATTCATCTTTTCCGTATATTACAAACATAGTTTTAATAATGGAGTACTTCTACTTTTTCCCAAGTGTGCTGAAAGATAAGTAAAGAACATAATGACTTTTCATTAATACATACTGTGAAGTATGGTAAGAGTTTACTACCGTCCAATCTTCTCATGGGAGTTTCTTGAGTATCTACAAAAAGAACCCGACCTTCTAGTGGTTTCCCACCTAAAATTTCAGGCACTCTGACTATCGATCCTTGACGAATAGATATCGTTCTCGCAGTATTCAAGAAAAAAGGCTTCGATTCCTTTTGTGTCTGATTTCCCCTGCGATACCCAGACATCGCAAAATTCGTACATTTGTCGGACATGATCGAGGGTGTTGTATTTTTTGAGGGCGAGCAAGGCCTTTTGACGGATGGCCATGCGTTCATCAGTGTAACGCCAGTCATTCATCATCATCTGCGCTCTCTTTGATTGCTTTATCTAGTTTATCAAAAAGCCCATCGGCCGAAACCAGATTTTCAATGTGAGATAACATAGCTCCCAACTCCCTACAAATGTAGGGTCTCTCTGTTCGTGCAGCAAAGGCGAGAGCTTCTCGAATGTGTCTCTCTGCCTCTTTCATACTGTCTTCTACTTGTCTAGATAGTGCCATCTTTTTTCTGAATTGAGTCCCAATCTTTCTGGAACAGGTCAAGGCCTTTGTCTGTAAGAATGTGGTTATACATCTTATCAAAGACACCCACAGGAATGGTACAAACGTCAGTACCAGCACCAAAACAACGTCCTACATGATGAACATCTCTCAAAGATGCAGACAAAACCTGAGTTCTTACAAGATGTTCACGATATGTCTGTGCGATTGTCTGTACAAGTGAGACTCCAGATATAGAGTTATCATTCATTCTTCCAACAAAAGGAGAGACATATGTTGCATCTGCTTTTGCAGCAAGAATCGCCTGAGAAACAGAGAATACCAAAGTTACATTAGTAGTGAATCCGTCAGATACAAGTAACTTACATGCTTTCAGTCCTTCAACTGTACATGGAACTTTGATAGTCACATTCTTCATATCTTTGAACACTTGAGCCTGTTCAATCATGTCAAGAGCGTTTTTTGCAACAACCTCAGCAGAGATGGACTCAAAATGTGGGAACGCCTCAGAGAGTCGTCTAATGACCTCTACAGGGTCTCCACCGTTTTTGCGGATAAGTGTGGGGTTTGTAGTTACACCGTCAATGAGACCCGACTGGTCACGTTTGGCGATTTCATCGTATTGAGCTGTGTCAAGAAAGATTTTCATCATTAGATTTGTGTTTCTTATAAAGTTTTTTAATCAACTTGGCGTATTTTACGTCCTCTTCAGTATACCAGTTAGGATTCTTTTTTGCAACCTTTATTAATCGTTTTGCCGTTTTTCTTTGATCTTTTCTAATGATTTCGTCCAACATGTTTGCTCTTTTTCTTTATTCCGTGTTCTGCTATTTAACATACCAGATAAGTAAAAATACGCTTTGGAACCATAACATCCAGATTCTCTTAATTTTCTGACGATCAATAATTGTTCTTCTAATTTATTCAACGTCTTAATGTTTGTAAGTGTTCTAGGACATGCTCACGAATCCACATCAGTTCATTGTAACAACCCTGATTATGAGCACAGGATCTAAGTTGAGAGTCTGGTTGATGAACAGACTCAATGAAGATGTCTAGACCACGATTCCATTTCACATCTTGCGGCTCGTGTTTATCAATCGAATTTTGATCTTCCATAAAATTAAGTACTCAGTTTAGGGGGGTTTCTGGTGGGCATTCAGTGCAATATTTATCAGCACCTGTAACTACTTTTACTTGTTCAATGGTCATCCATTGTTTCTCCATCTCTTCCACCAGATATGAAATTTTTTTGTTCTGTATCTCTACAGTCTCTAAAAGATATGCAATGGTATGAGAAAGCGTTTGCCTGTTACCATCCTCATCTTTGAGGTAGATTGTATAAGTTGTGCGAAATTTACGAACCAAGTGGATCCTGAGTATAACGTACAGAATCAAATTCGTAAAAACAATCCAAAAAAAAGTCATTTCTTAAATTTCGATTTAGCAAATCCAAAGGCCATTTTTGTGAGACTCCACAACACTGTCATGAAAGGGTATGGATCTCCCTCTGACAGTTCATTAAACATGTACATGTTCAACCGAAATGCAAAGTTTGCCTCAACTATAACATTGTTCTTTTCCATAAGAGGAAGAGAATCCAATGCAGCACGGTATTTTACCTTAAATTCCTTAGAACTGGGAATATCCTCAAATTCATAGAAATCTAAACCACCATCATATAGGTTTAGTGATTTTTGTGCGATATTCTTGAGAATCTGTCCACCAGACAAATCTCCCAAGTATCTTGTGTAGTGGTGACCTACAAGTAGTTCTGGTTCTACTTCTTCGATACGAGCAATGTACTGTTTTGCTGCTTCAGAAGGCGATATAATCTCCTTCCAATCAGAACCATAAAAATACTCGCAATCTTTTGCAAGAGTATCAACTCTTTTCAGTTCATCAAAGGCAATCGGGGCGATTGCAGGGTGTTCCTTATTTGATTCAATCTCCTTTTCAAGAGCTTGATATACAAAGTAGAAATTGGCAATCAGTTTCCTGTAATTCTCCTTACTAATTACACCAGAAAGAAAATTAGAGACAAATCCAGTATTCTCTGCAGCACTGTGAGAGACTTTTGTGCCTTCTTTGATTTCTTTTGAAAAATTCATAATGTTATTATAGTATATCTCAGTCTTTTTGTCTAGGGGGATGAAGAGATTCATCTATTGCTGGGTGAAAAGAGTATTCATTATTCCATTTGAACCCAGTATTGTTCATTTCTTGTTTTTTGGGTTTTATACCCAATAGTCTCTTAATTTTGTTTAGCATCGAGATAATCCACAAATAAAATACCTTCTAAATGGTCAATTTCATGCTGAACCACTCTGGCAGCAATACCATCTAGTTTCCATTTCTTATATTTACCATCTTTATTTTGGAAGGTTATTTTTATTGACTTAGATCGTGATACTTCTCCATTTGTGTCGGGAACACTCAAACATCCTTCATCAAATAATACTTTTTCTTCGCTTTTCCAAGTTATCTTGGGATTTACCATCAAATGAGCATACCTACCATGTTCTTCTGTCGTCTCATCTACCAATATCACTCTTTTATTAATTCCTATCTGTGGTGCTGCCAAACCAATACCATCCGCTTCCCACATAGCATCACACATGTCTGTATAGAGTTCTGCTATTTCTTTTTTATCAAAGACGACTTCCTCAGAAGTAACTCTGAGGCATCTATCTCCAATAGTTTTAATCTTCTTCGGGGAAGTCATAAGGTCCGTTTAATTTACGTTCTAGTTCTCTTTCATCCAAGATATCGTTAATGAGTTGTCTTAACTCAAGTCGAAGTTGAGGATGAAGGTAAGGATATTGATATTCTTCTTTTTTCATAGTCCATTCCAAAATGTATCGGTAGGTGATGCCATGTTTCTTGAGATGAAGTACAGACCTATGTTACATAGGAACCAATAGATGTTAACCATCCATGCCTGTCTGAAACAATACTTCCTGTTGACCTCTGCGATGTACTGATTTCTCTCGTTTACCTCCGCAAAATCAGATAAAGGTCTTGCTTTTAACCATTGTTCTAATAAGAATGAAATAACAGTGCCGATCGCAAAGACATAGAATAGCAGGTTCAGTAAACCTGCGATTGTGAATAAAAAACTAATCATCGTGGTCATCAAATGGGTCATCTAATCCTTCGTTTGCAAAGAATCCTCTGTAAATGCCATAAAATATGAACAATACAGTGATAACTGCAATTGAGATGGGTAATGTAAATTCTGGGTCAAATGTGTAATGGGAAATCATCATCTTCTACTAATAAAAACGTCGCCTTCGCCATCATCATCTTCATCTCTTCGAGGATTGAAGACTAATAACTGTTCTCCAGACTCTACATCTCGCATTTCTGGATGTAAATCTGATCTCTTGGTTCTTGTTGGTTTGTTCATTTCATCAAATGTCGCAGTCATGGTTTTAAACATAAATGCAAATGTTGCCCCCAATAAAGCGACAAAAAAGGTCAAATACAAAAATATCATGAAATCGTTCATCTGTTGAATAACTTTTGGATGGGAACTTGCCTCACTCTATCTATAACGTCATTTTCGACTCTATCTACGATCCTGTCCAATAAACCAATATCAATCTGCATGAATGGCGGAATGATACCCAATAAACGGAGTAATCCATCTACAAATAAAGCAAGAGTTGTAAATCCAAGGATCATACTGAGGACAGTTGCATCACGATTATGTTTTGCCATTGATGCTTCATCAATCTTCCTTGCCTCGCCTATGGCATATTTGATGAGTTCATCAACCTCTTCTTTTGTGTATGTATCCCTTTTTGGTTTATATACGTCTGAAATAGGTAAATCCATAAGCTGACCCTGTAGGACAGAAAAATACCCGAATTTTTTTACCAGCTTTTTAGGCTTTGAAAGCTGATTTTCGTTTTGGTTAGTATCTATCTGGAATTTTGTCATAACTTTTGGAGTAGTCTGAGGGTTTCGCTTGTCGGATACATCCAACAGCTTTTTCAAAACAAACTGAATTGAATTTGCCGTCTACTCCGATCAAAGTTATCTTAGTATGCTGAGAATGAATCTCAACTTCTTCTACTAAGTATGTATTTCCTTCGATAAGTTTAAGTTGAGGATCATCATTGTTCCCCCACCTAACTTGCTCAGGTGTACAACCCAAAAATCTGACTTGATCTCCTATTTTCATAGTCCTCTATGTGGATCATAATATAAAAGTGTCCATGCAATGTAAATGGTTGCTAGGACACTGGGAATTAGTAATAAAGGCATTGTAATGCAATGGTTAATTAAATTATATCGGAATCTTGATCTTCTGTCAAGGGAAGTCCGAGTGTTTTTATGTTTAAAAGTTCTTGGAGAAATTTTATCTCCGCTTTTAGTTTCTGGTTTTCTTCTTCTAAGAAGTCGCAGTGCTCTGCGTAAATGTGAATACTCATAAATGCGAAGAGACCCCCTTTCGGAGGTCTCTGAGTTTAGTTCATTGGTTTGGAATTACCGTAAGATTTCTGTACATACTTTTCGACAGTAATTGTCCGTACAATCTATCATACAGGCAAAGTATTCGTCGATTAAGTCGTCCTGAGAAAATTCAGGATTTGTATCTTCGTGATGAATCCATTCTGCCATTTGATTGCGTGACATTCGGGTTCTCATAAATTTCTTCTCCTCTGAATTGTGATTTACATAACGAAGTTTTTCAGCATCACTTCATTTTGTCCGTCCTAATTCTACCAGTATTTATAGAGCAATTCCCGATTTTTGTGTTGAAGTTCACACACTGTAATGGCGTATTTTTACCCACGCATTAATACTTACCTTCCTTTATATACATCATAATCAAGAAGGCCGCACTGGTGGCAACCGTTATCGACAATGCAATGATTGCCGTATGTACTATGTTCACAAAATTTACTTAACATAACGTAATATTTATACCATCAATCATCTTCCGTGTATGCTGATGGATTTTTCCTGAGAAATTGCTTGCAATGTCCATGAACATCTATCTCCTGTTCCAAGTGTGCCTTAGTATGCACAACTTCAATGAATCCTATAATTAATAGTAAAAACACTGGTGCAAACCAGAGTGGATTAGAAAGTATTTTCATTCATAAAAAAAAACCTCTACAATATGTAGAGGTTAACGACAAGTAGATGTTTGTCAACTACTGATCAGCTCTTAGATGCGAACTTGCGTTCCACCTTGACACCACGATACATTAGATCGTGACGTTGCTTCTTAGCAGCTTCTTCGAGTACCTTTGCATTGTACTCGGCAGAGTCATAAGAGACTCCTCTGTATGTGACTTGTGCCATCGGTTTTACTCCTGTAAGTAGTAGGGGGGTTTTAAATCCCGTTCCTTCAGTCGTCATTTGCGTCCCAGCACCCAGGCGTTGACTCTTGCATAACAAGAATCAGTTCCGCCTTCTCGTTCTCACTTAACGTGTTGTTCCTAAGTATTCGATCAGTAATGTCGAATGCTTGAGAACACTCAAGTGAAGTATAGAGTAACAAGAGAGGTATCATGGGATGAACGATCCGTTCCGTGTCGGCTTACTTGCGTCCCCTCATTCTGCCAAAGGCAACTTGGGGGATGAACGTGTGTGTTAATTATAACACAATGCAATTATTTATGCAAGTTTTTTGCAGCAATAGCGTGTGTATTGTTACAATTTTATGAAGATTTAACATTGTCACCTAGTACTAGAGTGTCTAGACCAGTCTCATAAAATAGTTCCAAGGCATCCCCAAACCTTCCAGCTATGGGTTTACCACCATTATTTAGGGAAGTATTGAGCAAGACAGGTGATCCAGTCAACTTCTCAAACTCCTGTAGTAGACTGTAATAATCTTCTTGAGATTCATTTACTGTGTTGATTCTACATGTACCATCTACATGTGTGATTGTAGGATATCTGTCTGGTTCTAACACATCAGTCACATATAACATGTATGGACTGGGACCATTCCAGTAGAAATTTTCACTTACCTTCTCTTCTAAAACAGAGGCACCGAATGGTCTGAATGGTTCTCTATGTTTAACCTTATTATTAATAAAGTCTTTCCCATGAGGATCAAAAGGATTCATAAGTATACTTCTATTACCTAATGCTCTAGGACCTATCTCACCATGTCCTTGATACCAACCAACAATCTCACCCTTGGCGAGTCTTTCTGCGGTCTCCTTGATAGTTTTGGTAGAAGGTCTATCAATAGGAGCCTGATCATCTTGCATAAAGGGGAATCCTTCTGTGGGGAGTGGCATCATATTGTGTTCCCTTCTTAGAAACTCTATTGCACCAAGACTCAATCCCTGATCGTATGCGTGTGGTGGTATAACAAGATTAGGTATGGCATCTTTCAATACCTTATTAATAATAGTATTCTGTGCCACACCACCAGAGTACCCAACAATATCATCTGGTTTAACAAACTCTAGAAAATGTTTTAGATATATCTGTTCTGTATATTCATGTGCTGTATGAATATAATCCATGATGTATTGTTGATCGTGAAGATTATGATCTATTACATCAAAATTCCATAGTTTTTCTAGATCATCTATACCAATACCCTTAGCAGATATATCTGGATCATGTTTACCAAACGCTTTCAGAGCCATGATCTTCCCTGCCTGATCTAGGTAATGACCACCCATCTGTAAGGCAGCACCCATCCTAGTCATAATGAATCCAAGACTAGGAGAACCCTGTTGACTTGGAAATATACCTACTGTCTTGCCATGATCTATAAGTTTATCATCTCTCCATACACTACGATACATCCAATCATCACCGAATCCATCAAAGACGAAGTGAAGATTGGGTTTGACCTTCATAGGCCAGAAACTTAATGTATGTGCATAGTGATGATCTATCCTGTGAATAGGGCATCTAAATCCTAAGTCTTTGAAAAAAGGTATATCTACTACTTCTGATATCTCTTGGGAATTTATAGAGAAGGATGTATGTACGACACCCATCCTTTCATATTCAGTTCCAGCACAGTCCATGATGATGCAGACACCATCAATAAACCAAGGTTGGATATTCCAATCCTCAAGTATTCTTGTCCATTGATATACTCCGTTCTCAAAACCTACATGCTTACATTGATAGTCTCTTTCAAAAGATCTATATCTGACAGTCTCTCCGTCATAGTAAGTTACGTTTGCGTCATGAGAGTCTAGTCTTAGACCTAATAATTTCATGCTGACCCTACGGTTCAAATTTTTATCCGAGTTTTTTTCCCAGCTTTTTGTGTTTTAAAAGCTGATTTTACATGCCAGGTGGCATCGAAGGATCATTCATAGGCATACCAGAACCAGGCATATTATATCCCTGACCCATTCCACCCATGCCAGGAGGTCCTCCCTGTTGTCCTCCACCACCAAACTGACGGTTGACTCCGCCTGGTTGCATCTTCTCAAACCCATGTTCAACTCTATGAGATTCTACAGTTTGTTTAATTGTTTCCAATTCTTTCTGTAGATCCTTTAACTTATAGAGGATCAAATCAATCTTATCTTCCATGTTGAGACCTATTTTTTATAATGATACAGTTGTTTGCATAGTCAGGAGTAAACTCTAAGACATCATCAGATGGCCAATCCAACTCTTCATAGAGAGCATTGAGTCTGTCCATGTCTTCCCAAAGGTCATTAACATGTTCCGTGGGAGATCGTTTAAACCAATCGTCTCCACACTCCTCTGGTTCTAAGTTTCCGTGCATTGTTATCTTCCTAAGAAATAATGATTGATTACTTCAATTTTCTCATGTGCTTGAGCAACAGCAGCAATCTCGCCATCTACTGCTGCCATGATATCAGAGTGTTCACCAATACCTACAGGTGAGTTGAGATAGACCTCAACATTCTGTCGATGTTTGGCGATTAATCCTTCATAATAACGGATTTGTGACTTTAAAATGTCATCACGCAAGTTAACCATATTAAACTAGTTTGTATTCTTGTAGGTATTTAACAGTTTCTGCTGCGCCACCAATGGTGAGGTCATCAACTGATACTTGAGGGAATGTAGATCCCTCACCAAACTGGGAAATGAATTCATTCTTGTCGAAGTCTTCGTCAAGTTTATATTCTACGAAGTTTAGTTCAGCTAATTGTAACACAGAAATAACTTTTTTGCAATGACCACATCCCAATTTTGAGTAAACGGTAAAATTCATTTTGCCTCGTGTGTTTGAAACCACTCTTTGAGTGAAATTTGATAACCAGACTCTCGACTAGGAGGTTCTTTTATTCCTTTGATCTGCTTCCATTTATTGTGCAACGCACCCAGTTCCCATGCTTGAGACAAACTTCGAGGTCCGTTCTCTAGGAGTTCAAGATGACGTTTGTTATTACAATAGTTGTCAGCGTAATCCTTTCGCCAGGATGTATCGATCAAAGAAGTATCGCTCCGATTACAAACCCCTTAGCGAAGGCAATACATGTGATTTGATAGTCTGTTAGATTAAATTTCTTTTGAAACTTCTTAATAAGTTTCTTATCCCATTCAACTACTTTATCGAAAGCTCCTTTTGCTTTATGTTTGAAACAACTCATGCTGTATATTAAAAAAACTATTTAGATTATATCACTTCAAGTTGAAAGTGTAAATGTGTTTGCCTGGAGTGTTGACATAATGTGCATCTCCTGACTCCAATGCGTCTCGAAGTTTCTGTGCAAATGGTTTTAATTTATTCTTATACTTTGTTCTGATTGCCTTATCATGATAAGTTTTATCACCGTACTGTATGAGTCTGCCTGGCGAAGTTAACCCCTCATGTTTGAAGTTAGTTGCCTTGTATATGACCCCTCTGTGACCGTGAAATGCGTCTGCATAGGACACGATGATCTTGTGGTCGGTGTTCTTTTTCAACCACCTCTGAGTCTTTCCTATGAAGTAACTCTCAGTGCATTTGGGAGTGGCATCAATACAACATAGTCTCCTGAGTTCAATGACATCACTCTCACTCTCTCCATACTTCCTCCACGCATTTGCCATACCTAGAGGACCATATATCATTGCACCTATCAAGGTAGAGTCACAGTAAAGTCCAAACACATGAGATATTCTGAGTCCATTGACACTCTTAGAGTAGTGCCATGACTCTATAAAATCTCTCACACACTGTATGTTAGTTACCTTGACATCAAAATCCTTTACCCTTTTACCCAAGGGCACTGAATAATCGTCGTAAAGAAGTGACTTCAACATACAATAAGTATATCAATCAAATGATCTTTTGTCTATGGGAGAAGAGGGACTCGAACCCTCACGACATTTCTGCCAACAGATTTTAAGTCTGGTGTGTCTACCGATTCCACCACACTCCCGAACGACTCAAGTAGGACTCGAACCTACGACCGACTGCTTAGAAGGCAGTTGCTCTATCCATCTGAGCTATTGAGTCTGGAGCCACTTGTCGGACTTGAACCGACGACCTACGCATTACAAATGCGTTGCTCTATCCAGCTGAGCTAAAGTGGCGAATAGGACTACCGAGAATTGAACTCGGTTCACACCGTTATAAGCAGTGGGCATTAACCAATATGCGATAGTCCCTTGCCTCACTCTGTTATTATACCACAGTTGACATAAAAAAAACCCCCTCAGAGAGAAGGTTTTGAAAGATTTAAGATTTGAGATTTACAACGCATTACCACGAGGTAATACTTCTTCTGGGAAGATGAAGTTTTCATGTGGTTGATCAGCAGGTGCCAACCAAGCACGGAGTCCTTCATTCAGAAGAATGTTCTTAGTGTAGAAGGTCTCAAATTCTGGATCCTCCGCTGCACGAATCTCCTGAGATACAAAGTCGTAAGCACGTAGATTAAGAGCGAGTCCAACAATACCGATAGAAGCAGTCCAGAGACCCATGACGGGCACGAATAGCATAAAGAAATGCAACCAACGCTTGTTACTAAAAGCAACACCGAAGATCTGTGACCAGAAACGGTTCGCAGTAACCATCGAGTAAGTCTCCTCCTCTTGCGTAGGTTCAAAAGCCTTGAAAGTATTTGATTGTTCTCCATCTTCAAACAGCGTGTTTTCTACAGTGGCACCATGAATGGCACAAAGCAATGCACCACCAAGGATACCTGCAACGCCCATCATGTGGAAGGGGTTCAGCGTCCAGTTGTGGAAACCCTGTAGGAAGAGTAGGAATCTAAATATCGCAGCAACACCAAACGACGGTGCAAAGAACCAACTGGACTGTCCGAGTGGATAGATGAGGAATACGCTGACAAAGACAGCGATAGGCCCAGAGAACGCAATAGCATTGTATGGTCTAATTCCTACGAGACGACTGATTTCAAACTGTCTAAGCATGAAACCAATGAGAGCGAAAGCACCGTGCAGTGCAACAAATGCCCAGAGACCACCGAGTTGACACCAGCGAATGAAATCACCCTGTGCTTCTGGTCCCCATAAAAGTAGAAGACTATGACCCATAGCATCAGCAGGAGTAGAGACTGCTGCTGTTAAGAAATTTGCCCCTTCAAGATATGAAGATGCAAGACCGTGTGTATACCAACTGGTAACAAATGTTGTTCCAGTCATCCATCCGCCAATTGCCAGATAAGCAGTGGGTAGAAGAAGAAGACCAGACCATCCGATGAATACAAACCGATCTCTTTTTAACCAGTCATCAAGGATATCAAACCATCCCCTCCGTTGTTGTTGTAATGTAGACGCAACCATTTAATTTTACCTTTAAAAACATCTAAATTATTTGTGTAAGCAAAAGAAAAGGGGTCGTGAAGACCCCTTTGTTTTTTTGCGATGTGGTTAAGTTATTAACCGATGGAAGGTGCAGTAAGAGCAACAGGAGTTGACTCAGCAGCAGCGAGATCCAAGGGGAAGTTGTGAGCGTTACGCTCGTGCATGACTTCCATACCCAGACCAGCGCGGTTAAGCACGTCTGCCCATGTTGGAATCACTTTACCACTTGCGTCTACAACCGACTGGTTGAAGTTGAATCCGTTAAGGTTGAATGCCATAGTTGACACACCCATTGCAGTAAACCAGATGCAAACCACTGGGAATGCTGCTAGGAAGAAGTGAAGTGAACGTGAGTTGTTGAAAGATGCGTATTGGAAGATCAAACGACCGAAGTAGCCATGAGCTGCAACGATGTTATATGTTTCTTCTTCTTGTCCGAACTTGTAACCATAGTTCTGAGACTCTTGCTCAGTTGTTTCTCTGATTAGAGAAGATGTTACGAGTGAACCGTGCATTGCACTGAATAATGAACCACCGAAGACACCAGCCACTCCAAGCATATGGAAGGGGTGCATTAGGATATTGTGCTCTGCCTGGAACACGAACATGTAGTTAAAAGTACCTGAGATACCAAGTGGCATTGCATCAGAGAAAGAACCTTGACCGAAAGGATACACTAAGAATACAGCGAATGCTGCAGACACTGGTGCTGAATAAGCAACACAGATCCAAGGACGCATACCTAAACGGTATGAAAGTTCCCACTGACGACCACAGTATGCTGTGATGCCGATTAGGAAATGGAAGACTACAAGTTGGAATGGACCACCGTTATACAACCACTCATCGAGTGATGCTGCTTCCCAGATTGGGTAGAAGTGAAGTCCGATAGCATTTGAACTAGGAACAACTGCACCAGAGATGATGTTGTTACCGTACATTAAAGAACCTGCTACTGGTTCTCTGATTCCGTCGATGTCTACTGGAGGTGCTGCGATGAAAGCAATGATGAAACATGTTGCTGCTGCCAACAAGCATGGGATCATCAGTACGCCGAACCAGCCGACATAGATGCGGTTGTCAACTGAGGTTACCCAGCTGCAGAATTCGTCCCATCCTGAGAGGAGACCACCGCGTTGTTTTGAACGTGAAAGAGTTGTCATTTGAAAAAGGGTTAGGTAATAGTGCAGGGATACACCGATAAAATATTCCTTCGCCACCCTCAGGCGGAGGTATAAGAGACGTAATTTAATGACCCATAGGTCTCGGTTAGCGGGTCAGAAAGATGTTGGAATCAACACCCCTACATTTATATATGTTAACAGAACTTTACACTTCTGTCAAGTGTCTTCTTGGATTTCTTTCTTTTTTCTTAACCTTTCCAGAAACTCCTCGTCAGGCGTGAATACTATAGGTCCTTCGGAGATTCTTTCCTCCAACTCATCGAGCAGTGGATCCTTTTCATTCTGATTCATGTCGTTCTTTGCTAGTTTTCCAAAAATAATTTTCTTCTGATCCCAGTCCATCCCGATCATGACCGTTCTCTACTTGATAGTAGACAGTAGACACCTTGAAGTCGGGGTCTGTTGGTTTCTCAGGAGTCAGACTGTTATCATAAATTCTCATCCTATTGTTAGGGTACAAAGCGAATTGTCCATTGTCAAGCTCTAAAAGATTAAAACTTTTATGTTCTGGTGGTTGTTCACTCGTAGAATAATCTATTGCGTCTATGTCCTGATGATAGTTGTCAAGAGTACAGATGTATGTTCCTGTTTGATTGCCGAAATCTCTAGTCATGATCTCGTAGTGCATTGATCCAATGAACTGTTTCTGCACTGCTACTACACCATAGTCCATACAGTTCCAGAACTGTAAGTTGTGAAGTGTCAGGTCTGGTGTTGGTAACTCTGGTGATGCTACGAAAGCACTGATGGGTAACTTATCATACATCGCTGCATACTCTGGTAGGTATGTCTCAAAGTAAAAGGCACGGCCTGGGATAGACTTTGCAGACACCCAGTATCCCTCTACAAATTCTCCGTGGCCACTCTTATGATCTGTTAGGTATTCTTTTCGCACCCACACATGATAGGAGGGTAAATTACAAATTAGTGCTGGCATTTCTTTCGTATTGTGGTGGTGTGTAGTGATCATTCCAATGGCGAATGTTGCCTGCAATGATAAAACAATTAGTTACTACTAGTTGGACAAAGATAAAAGTTCTTATTAAAGCAATCTTATCGGCCTCTTTATCAGACCTACCAGACTTGTCTCCAAGTGCTTTTGCCCATACTCTCCAGATTTTTTTCACTCAAATTATAGTTCTATTATAATGATTTATCCAACTTTCTGCAACCCCTGTACCACATTCGACTTCACATCTAAAAGTCCTTCTGCACTAAACCAAGGAGCATTCTCCCAGCTGAAACCTTCTCCAAATGTGTTGTCTGCATTGGCAACATACCAATGACATGATGAATCTGGTACATCTACGGCGCATTTAGACCAATCATCAGACCATTGAGGAACTTGTACCCACAATGTCTCTGCGTAAGCTGTTTGACTTGCACCGAATAACAATACAAATACTGTTATCCAACCAAACAGTCTAGGAATAAACTCTAGTGCCATTGGGCGTTTATATACTTCCATTACATCATGGTAGTTCATTATATTAATCCTACTGATCCTGCTACAGTTCCTACTGCAACAAAGAACGCGAACTCTGCAAGTCCCAACCATGCAGGTGGGATGTTTAAAAATTGTTTGGTCATTTAAGCTTGTACTCCTCAGCTATTAGTTTATGAAAATACGAACGGTAGTCCGTTGATTGCAGTAAATGCTACTGCACATGCAAATGTTAATGTGTAAATCATTATGTTCCTTGGTATACTGGTGTCATTATCCCACCTTCGGGGTCATCATCGTCATCGTCACCCGATGCTCTTAAAAACAACTCAAACAATACGAGAACAGTCATGGGATATAAACACCAGACTAATGCTTTCCAATACGGAAATGATTCGGCAATAAACTGATATTCATTCATTTATTATCCCTTTGTGTTGAATTGTAAATTTATCCTATGTTTTTATTTAGTTTTGTAAAGTTCTAGGGTAAAAAAATTTGACCCTAGAACATACCAACTGCGTTAGTGGTCGTGCTTACGATCACTGAAATCATAAAGATGTATGGTACAACCTTAAATGGTACTGGTTGTCTCTTTACTGAGTTCATTACACAAAGCCAGGAATTATTTGACCTGTTGTTAGATATGCACCTAACCCTGCGATGATGCCAAGCATGGCAAGTCTGCCATTAAGTTTCTCAGCAACTGATTTTGATTCCTTATCTGTCATTAAAAGATGCCTGGAATAATTTGTCCTGTTAAAGCATATGCGCCTACTGCTGCAACGAAACCGAGCATAGCTGCCCAACCGTTAAATCTTTCTGCTTCTGGTGTCATGATAGTGTACCTTTTATGTGTTTAAAATGTGTATGATTGGAATCTTCCTTTAGAAGATGCCTGGGATGATTTGACCTGTTGTTGTGTATGCAACAAGTAATGATACGAAACCGAGCATAGCCCAACGTCCATTCATTTTTTCAGCGTTCTTGCCATACCCTTCATAGGATTCGTCAAGAGTCATCTGAGGTTCGATAGAATAGATATTCTGTCTTCCGCCTTGTTCTGTAACAGTTGTCATTGAATTATTAAGAAACGTAACATAATTATATAGTAAAGTTTAAATTTTGTCAAGAAACTTAACAATTAAATATTTCCAAGTTCTAATATTCGTACTCTTTTAAGACTTCTAGGACGCAGTTTAGAGCCTGCTGTGCTGCTGCTCTCTGTCGATCATCCCATTCTGAATACCATGTCTTGTCATACAATCCATTCTTCATCTTTAATAGTCTGGCGGTCATGTCAACCTTTGATAGTCTACCAGTGCTCATGATTGATTTGGTCCTCTAGGGGGTTCTGTAAGGTAAATGTTACCTGATATCGTAGTTCCCTCTCCGCCACTCGTTACAAAGTGTTCTATCCATGAGGGGAAGATAATAATATTACCAGCGGGAACGTTGGGAATGAAATCCATAGAGATTGCAGTACCATACATTGCCCACTGATTCATTATTAATTTACGAGAAGGATTCATAAAAACAGTTCTGGAATGATCCACAGACTCCACAATAATGAAACTCCATTGAGCCCCTGAGTGGATGTGTGGATCTTGCCAGTCGTGTTTCTCATATTTGTTACGCCACACCTGACCAATCACAAAATCATCTGGTATGAACTGTTGTACGCACTCTGCAATGAGTCCTTTAACATATTCATATGATTCATCAGTGAACTTATCATGTCCCAGTGTTGTAGGACAATCACTAAGGAATGTAGGTTGAAAATCCTCAGATACCAAATTGACCTCATCTAGATCGATGGATTCAACAAAAAATGGTGCCGAGAATATTGCGTGTGGATTTCTCATGTTGTAATTATAACAGAAAAAAGACCCACTGCAATCACAGGGGTCTTTTTGTTTTTATATACTAACGTATCTATGTTTAGAAAACGTACTTAGCACCGACTTTAACACCGTATCCATTGTCTGCACCATCAGCAGTTTGGAAAGTTACTTCACCATAACCAAGAACTGTCTCTGACAAATCAACAGATCCACCTGCCTTAGCAAGGAATTCTGTGTCGCCATCAGTACCGTCAGGTGAGTTTACGATAGGACCGCCTTGAACGAACCAGTTGGAACCTTCGTAACCAAGTGCGAACTCAGTTGTATTTCCAGTGTAGTCCCCACCAGTGAATGAAGAATTGGCTTCTACATTTACATAAGGACCTGCGAACGCGGCACCAGCGAAAAGGGGTGCAGCAGCTAAAGCTGCGATTACATTTTTGAACATTTAAAATTTCTCTCTAATTTACTTGCTGATTTGTTACCAGCAGATGATGGAAGTCTCGACATGACTTCGTGTTAGGTTTTGAACTTAACAGACCTAGCGCGAGTAATTGAGGCATTCGGAATACTTGTTCTCCCACAACACGTCTGTTATGGAATGGTGACCCTGGCGGAATCGCCAGTTCCATTTATTTAGTATACCACATGATCGATATCGCGTCAAGTGTTACTTATCCCTGACCTTGATTTCTGGGATCACCACCAGCGATCCTACCTAGATAAGGATCAAAATCGGATAACATATCAATGGTGATATCCCCACCTCTTGTATTCCAGAGTTCTCTGAGACCATCGTGACTACCCCTATGGAAGACCTCAATGTGTTCCTCATGGATTGAGGAACCTAGTTCGATCTTGTATAGGAAGACAGGACAGGCATAAGCTGCACCTGAGTTGTAGATCAGGTCATCAGCGACAGGTCTGGGTTTCACGCCATTGTCGAGTTTGTATTTCTCTCCTCTGACATGAAGTTTCAATAGTTTCTGAGCATGATGTCTAGTTATTACATAACATGCAGTAGAAAAGTCATTAATAAATCTACGATGAACCTGTACATGTAATTCGCCAGGGCAAATTACTGCAACTTGGACTGTATCCCAGTCGTATGGCATCCTAGAGATGAATTGTCTCCATGTAAATGTCCAGAACTGTGCGATACTAATATCACAATCATCTTCCATGATGATTGCATAGGGTTCATCAGTCTCTTCAACAAAATGTTTGAGTGCTTTGAGGTGTGATGTTACACATCCTATCTCTCCAGCAGTAATACTATCTGGATACTTACCAGTTAATATATCACTTAGATCATCCCCTGTAGAGGGTCTACCATCGTATGCAGAGATACGAGTATAGTTTTCTATCTCCCATTCCTTAAGTTGATTTGACATCCACTCCATTCTCTCTGGCTGTTCATCCAGATTAATAATGTAAAGAGGACCGAATCCTTTAAGTTTGTATGCGGCTTTATTTGACATCGAAAAAGAATGTTTGTGTGAGTCTACTTGTTTCTAATGTGTTCCCGAAGCCAGGAACTATACTTCTATGATACAACACTTTGCCGCGATACGCAACCAGTCTATTGTAAATATTTCCTACACCGATATTCATATCACTATCGGGAGACTGATAGATAGCAGTTCCAGAATCAAGAATAGGATTGGGAGTCAGATATAATACTGCTGCCCACTCTCCTTGATCTTCTCCCTGACTATCAACATGAACCCAAGTTTCTGTTCCTTCTTGGCATGATTGAAAACAAAAACTATCCTGTGTCCAATCCCATACTATCTCTCCTCCGAGAGTAGTCTTTAGTTTGGTCTCTACCTCTGTCTGTAGATCACCACCCAAAGCAGTATTTGATCTGACACCTGGCACAGATTTTTGAATCCTATCATAATCTAAGGATAAGGCATGAAACCTTATCCTGTCTGGGTCATCTAAAAAATTATCTATTACAATTAGATTACGTTCCATTGCTCAACCTGACAGACCAAAAAATAGCCAGAGATTTTTTTACGGTATTTTTGAAACTAAAAGTGAAATTAGGTAACGATCCAACCATCACAATATAAATCCTTTAGATTTTTATCTTTGTAATCTGGCCCGAACCATTGCTTAGGTGCAACAACTTTACCTCTACCATTTTGTAACCATGCACCCCACCATGATAAGGAGGAGTTGGCGATGATTGCACCAGAGCATAAACTCATGATGCAAATATCAACAAATGGTTCATAAGATCCATCAGGATATTTGTCTGTTGGTTCTGATATGAGGAACCTATCATCAGCAAAGAACTCTTGTTCTTTTACCCACTCAGGAGAGTCCGAACATACAACCACAGGTTGATCCTCTGGGAACTCCTTGAGTGCCTTCTCATAGTATTCTACGGGTTGTGGAGGGTGTTGACCAGAACATTCGGTGTAAGACCATTTGAATCCTCTGGCATCGACTAGGTTGGGATCTCCTCTCCTAACATGCAGAAACAATGGAGCCTGATCTAATGAATCTACCATCTCCTTACAAGGTCCTAGAATAGAATCATGAAAAGTAAAATCTCTCCTGATATCTTGTTCTATATTTTTAAAATATTTTTCTGTCTGAAAGAATCCAAATAAACTTACATCATTAGGACACATCCTATGGAGTTCTTCATCAAACTCAAAATGTTTTTCGATTACAACAGGAGCATGACCTCTATCAAGAACTGCAAGATTACTTCTTCCCACACTCTCTAATGTAAATGCTCTGTGTAAACTATAATTATCTACTCTCTTGGATTCAAAAGGTGGAATACCAAACTCGTATCCACGCATCGCAGAGATACCCCTAACGGCAGCATATTGAAACATCTGATTACCTAGTCTGCCTAGGTTTCCCATTTGATTAAAGGCCAGCATTTAGTTCTTCCCCCCTACGTTTGATGTAGTCTAGTTTTGAATAATATTGTGTAACGGACTCTTTATCTTGAGTCCTAATCCAGTTCCACAATCTATCGTTGTCTTGAAACTTAGGATTGTGGTAGTGTGAATTGAATGTTCTACCGTGTTCAAAGTGGTAGATGTCATCAATAACTCTGCCAACTTTAAATCCAAAAAGATTTAGTCTGTAATAAAACTCACAATCTTCTGCACCCCATGAGATAAATTCTTCATTCCATAGTCCAGCAGATACTTCTGCGGTTTTAGTTATCATCTGACCCCATCCAATAGACGACGGAATCCTAACTTTAGCATCTTTCAGAACTTCAAAGTCAGCATCAGATCCATCATGTGATGATAGAAAATTATCCAATAGTTGATCAGAATAAGTTACTGCCCACTGATAGATACCACATCCGAAAGGATAGACAGCATCAGATCCTTCCCTCGTGATGGCACGGTGAGCAAGTTCATGTGAGTTCTTCGGAACAACAACGTCCACATCATGATTATAAATGATGGGAGTGTCAGCGAGAACACATAGGTCATTAAGGATTCTAGTTTTATGAAAGAACGTCTCGGTACTCTGTTCAAAAACATGTTTGAGTTGTGATGTGTCCTTTACATAATTTTTAATACGAGGTAAAGCACTCTCACTAAAGTGTGATTGAGTGTCAACTTCTTTAACAATAATCTTTGCTTCGGGGAAACATTTTAAGATATAGGTAACAGAAGTAATAACATTACGAAGTCTATCTTCTGTCTCAATCCTACATGGAAGTAGGTAGGTGAGGTCTTTCATTATTCTGGTTCAATATATGATGGATCATTATGTAATTTAACCCAACGTGGAGGAATCAAATCGCTCATGTCATACATGTCATACTTAATTCCAAACCAAGGATCGGGGGCAACAACTTGCCAGTGTCTTTGGATAGAGTTTTTACCCATCTTATCTCCACCTTTCTGCAACCATGCACCCCACCATGATAATGATGAGTTAGCAATGATACCACCACCGCATAGTGTCATAAGACAGAGATCAATGTATGGTACAGATGCACCATCTCCAAACTCCTCATACGAGGCATCAGAGAACAGGAATCTATCCCCCTGTAACCATTCTTGTTCCTTACACCAATCAATAGTATCAGAAACAACTACAACATTCTTATCTTCTGGAAACTTTGATAGTGCCTGAATGTAATATTCTTTCTTACAAATAGGATGATACTCTTGCACCATTTGATAAGACCATTTCTCTCCTCTTCTGCCTGTCACATTAGGATTACCTCTGCGAACATGTAGGAAGATATTATTATCTTGTCCACCATTCCCATCAATAAATTCTTGACATGGTTCTAGATATTCTTTCTTGAATGTAAAGTCATGTCTAATGTCGGCAGAGATACTTTCAAAATAATATTCTGTCTGAAAATTACCAGAGAAGTTAGTGTTGTCTTCACACTCATTATAGATCTTCTCATTGAAAGCCATGTCTCTATAGACTTCCTGTTTAGCAAAGAATGGTTCTCCCTGATTCTCTGGGAGACAACCACTCAATTCAAAGGCATCAAACAAACCATAGTTGTCTAACCTATCTGCATTTGGGCCTGGTACTACCCAATTAAACCCACGGTGTGCAGCAACACCTCTTACAAAAGCATACTGGAACATTTGATTCCCAAGTCTACCTTCGTTACCTAATCCTTGAAATGAAATAGCCATTATTTAATCAATTTAATGTAGGGATACTCATCAGACATTCGACCATCATAATTCTTAAACTCATCATTTGATTCTAAGTCATAATAGAAGAATTGTCTACCATATCTAGGTACAGTTTTCTGCCATCCTAGAAAATTTATAACACCACTTGGAGTGGAAGTAATTGATTGATCTATAAGATCTTCATTACCATTCCAACTCCAAGGAACACAAGAGTCAACAGTAATGATAGTTGATTTACTTTTGAAAGCAGTCATTCTGAGGAACCCCTCACTATAACCACTAAAAGCATCATTCCTTTTATCATTTCTATTCCATTTCATACCATTAGTAGCGTGAAATATAATAGATAAATTTCTATCCACAAGATGTCTCTCACAAAAAGCAATACCCATCTCTTCTGAACTGCCCCACATATCATTACATACCATCCCAACAACAGGAAGAGAATCTAAGTAAAAATATCTTATGGGATCAGTTTCTAATCTACCCAAGCAGTAGTCTGAGGGAATACAATAAGTCTTATGAGTTATTGTATTCAATTTTCCAGACTTATCATAATGTCTGATTTGATTTCTATGAATCAAACCAATGTGTTCTTTTTCTTTGAATAATGTTCCTAAGTGTAGTCCAACTCCAGTATTGTGTTGTTCTATTTCTTTAAGAGCATCTTTCAATTCTTCATCTTTATCTTGCCAACCATTACAGTATCCAGATAAAGCACCCTCTGGTGTTAGGAGGTGATCAACTGCATTTTGTTTAGCCCAATCTAATGATTTTAATATCTCTATCTTATTAGATTGAATATTAGAACCAACAGGAATCTGAGCCCCTGCAATTCTCATGTTACCAATAGTGTGTCTGCCAACGGGCAGGAACCATCATACTTGTATCTAAGTGTGACATGGCAGAACCATACCACTTCTCTGGATCAGGGGCGATGACTTTACCCCTATCCCTTTGCAACCATGCACCCCACCAACTGAATGAACTGTTAGCAATGATTGCACCAGAACAAAGACTCATCAAACATAGATCAACCTGAGGCAGAAGAGTATTCTGCATCTGTCCTGTGCCATCAATAGTTTGATATTCATATCTCTCAGGATTATCATTGAAGATAAACCTATCGTTCTCAAAGAATGATTGTTTCTTACACCAATCAATATCATCTGTGAATACAAAGCATGGAGTATCAGGACTCCAAAATTCTAACGCAGTCTCAAAATATGATAGCGGGAGGATGGGATGGAATTCTTCTCTTCCGATGTTGTCAGACTGTCTAATGTGAAGAAAAATAGGAGGGCTATCCAAACTATTGATGTAAGCAGTACAAGGTTCGAGAACATCTTTCTTAAAAGTGAAATCTTCAAGGATCTGATCTGCAATGTGTACAAAGTAATCTTCTGTCTGTAGATAGGCATCTATATTGACACCATCTGTACAATAAAATAATCCTTCATCAAAAGCATGTGTAGATTCTTTTACTGTCATGGCATCATTGAACCCAAGATTCTCAGGTTTTACATGCTTCATTTCAAAGGTATCAAACAATCCATAATTATCTTTATGATTGCAGTCAGGTGGTGGAATCATCCACTGATACTGATTATAATTTGCGATTCCTCTGAGTGAGGCATACTGGAACATTTGGTTTCCAAGTCTACCATTACTACCGAGGCGATTATAACTAATCGTCAAAGGTCAATCCTCCATGTCTTCTCATGTATTTCATTATAGTTCTTGACGAAGATAAGACTATCGCCATAATCTTCTTCTAGTTCCTCGCTATATTCATCAACAACAGCATCAATCTCTTGAACATATACCGTGTGACCATCCTTTAAAAGATCTTCTACTAGTCTAAGTCGTGGACTTTCAACTATAAGATCACATCCTATCTTGTAACCAATACTATCAATAAAGAAAGGTAGTCCGTCTACATTTCTTTCTACACAGTAGTTCTTAATGAACTCTGCATGTGCTTCATTGAAATCATCAGTTACTTGAGGAAGACTATACTTAAGACCAACCTTATCAGCATAGTGTCCTAAAGCACGGTTGTCACGGGGCAGACAAGGACCTCCGAAACCTAAACCATAGTTCAAATATTTAGACCCAATCCTACTGTCCTGTCCGATAGATGATAGAACGTTTTTGATCTCATCACCACACCCAGAATTGTATAGAATCTGACCCATCATGTTAGCATAACTGATCTTATATGTAAGGAAACAATTAATACCAATCTTAGTAATCTCTGCAGCAGTATTAGACATGGGGTAGAAGTCTACATCTCTATCCATGATTCCACAGTAGATTGATTTGATAAGTTCAAATCCTTCCTCATCATTGCCACCACACAGAATCATATCTGCATTTCTCATGTCTCTGATAATTGTTCCCTGTGCAACAAACTCAGGACTATAGAATACACTTATACCTCTATCCTCCAATGTTTTGTCTACCTTATCAACAAAGCCTGGATTGGTTGTGCATCCAACAATAAATTTCTTACCCTCTAAATTAGGAGATCTAATTAGATCAGACACCACTTCATCAACTAAACTACAATCGTAACTACCATCTTCTAGAGATGGCGTAGGAACAAAGGTAAAGATAACATCAGAAGATTTTATAACATCAATATTACTAGTAGTTGCTCTAAGTTTTGTTGATCGAAGTAAAAGATCTTCTACCTCTGGTTCATTACTATAAAGTTCTTTAGCGGTAAGTTTATTGACATAACTTGGGTTTATGTCAGAAACATATACATCATGACCAGCGGACTCTGCAAGCAGGGCAAAACAAATGCCAAGTCTTCCAGCACCGATAACACCGATTTTCATTGTGAAATTAAACCTCTAATTTGTACGTTGGGATAGGATCCATTTTATGTTTGTTTTGGGCATTAAATCTGTTCAAGATTTCTAAGGCAGGACCTGCACCAGTTTCCATTGCCTCTTCTAGTTGTTCGTATGAAGCACCAATCTGGTCTTCATCGTTTCTACCATCCTCCCACAGTCCATCTGTAGGAGTTGCATTGATGATCTCAGTAATCACTCCGAGTTCTCTTCCGAGCTCTCTGACTTCTGATTTATAAAGGTCCGCAATCGGAGCAATGTCAACCCCACCATCACCATACTTAGTATAAAAACCGACTCCATAGTCCTCCACTTTGTTTCCTGTTCCAACCACTATACCACCCACATTGGCAGCGACATGATATAGTGTCACCATCCGTAGTCTGGATTTAGTATTGGCTTTCGCCATTGGATTACCAGTATACTCCACACCTACCTCACTTGTCAAATCAGACATAAGTTTAGCATAGGATTCTGATAGATCTGCTTTTAGAATTTTCACATTAGGATACATTGAACTTAACCAATACATGTGTGCATCGGATAGAGTTTCTTGTTCTTTGTTTTGATTCAATGGCATACCTACAAGGTAAGTCGGTTTACCTGTTTTTACTGCAAGAGTAGAAGCAACAGCAGAATCAATTCCACCAGACACTCCTACTACAAAACTATTAATATTATTTGTGTGTGTATATTTGCACAACCACCCAACCATATCAATGGTGAGTGATTTATAATCTTTGATTCGATTCATTTTCTAGTGGCTAGAATGACAGTGTTTTCATAATCACGACCTGTATCAAAGGTGTAATCTTTTTTGATCTTCTCAATGAAATCATTATAATAGAATTCATTAAAGTTGACAAGGTTGTATATCATATAAACATATTTTGAATTAGTAATAACCTTATCGTAATATGCCATCTGTGTAGGAAGATCACACTCGGATAGAGCGTAGTTACTGATGAATAAATCTACATCTTTAATCTCTTCGTACTCTGTACATGGAATACATGTTACCTTATCTTTCAGATCTTCAAACTGATCTAGATATTTTCTCTGCAAGGCAGATACTTCTGGTAAGTCGATCAAAATATATTGATCAAACTCACACACTTTACTCAAGACTCTACAGAGTCCACCATATCCACCACCTACTTCAACAACCTTACCAACTTCAGCACCATCAAGTAAGAATCCCATCTCAAAAGTATTCTTCATATACCTAAGAGTTGTAGGAGATATTGTACCAGTCATGCCTGGATATGGATACAGTTCTGGATTACCAATCTTGTCATTCTCCTTAAAGGCCTCAAGATTTTCCCATACTGCATCCTCATTCATATCCTTACAGATGTTTAGATATGCCTGTCCTTGATCCTTGAGTACATGTTCTAGAATAGTTTTGTACTTTGGATTGGATTTGAAGTTTGCAAAGGCATCATCAGATGCAACTGCTTCCTTACATGCTTCAAGATATTCTACAGCGATTTGATCTTCTGCTTGCCATCCGCTGCGATCATCTTGAACAGCAGTGGCAGATACGTCAATGATTTCACTCATGTTAATTGTGGTTTCTGATTTCTAAGTGGGTCTAGTTGTGCAAAGTAGTTTCCATACATGTAATCCTCTGCGACTCTCATGCACTGAGCAGTCTCAAAGTTTTCTTGTATTACATCTTTCTTGGATTCATAATACTCTGGTGTGAGTTTATCCCAAGGAATATTCTCCCAAGGTGTTTTCTCATCTAGGAAGATGATACCTTCTGGATTGAAGTATTGTGCTACTCCAACAGTTCCATAATAGACTGGAATAGTTCCACACGCAAAACAATCTGTCAACTTCTCCGTAAAGTAAGTTGGATAGTTTGCATTTTCTACTGCAAAAGAGAACATATAATCTCTCAATGCTCTTGACTTTTCTGTCAGTGGTAACTCTTGGGGTAATCCCCAACCAAATAAATCATCACCACCTTGTTTTTTGAAGTAAGATTCTACAACTTTAAGGCGACGTTGATGTCCTAGAGTATATCCTTTGTTAGATGCGACCATTGAGACAAGTTTTGACTTCTTATAGACTGCCCTATCCATGACCCAAGGAGCAGCATTAGATAAACAATAGAGAAATTTGCCATCTGCGCCACTCTCATTCGTTAGTCTCTGATCAGCAGTAAAGATCCCATCAACCCGACTAGCAACAAAATCATAATTCTCTTCTATGAATTTATACTGTTCTGGAATAATTTCCCTTGACTCTAACAACCAGATAAACTTTGGGTTATCGCTGGTGTCCTCCAAGACTTTTAGTGCCTCCCCATTCACATAGAGATTTACTAGACCAGTTCCGTTACGAATCCATCTAGTGTAAACCGACCTATTGTTTGCCGAAGTAGATGGTTCTAATGAATCATTACAATAAAGATTGATAGGAAATTTTGAGTCAGGTCCTAGAACAGGAAAGTCCATTCCTGTAGGACTCTTCTTGGCTTTATCAACTGCCTCTCTCAGTGCTGCTGCCTCAGCATCATACTTATTCATAGTCTTTCCTCATCTCCTCAAATACTTTTTTCAAACCTTCTGGAACCGATGTTTTGGGGTTCCAAAACTTCTGGATGAATGGGTCGGGAACGTTCCTAGCATCCTTTTGCACTTCATCCTTCGACTGTGCTGGAGTAACCGTGATCTCCTTGCCAATACCCGAAAATAATAACTTAATTTCAGACGCAATCTCCAACACAGTTGTATAAACACCAGTAGTAATATGAAGTTCATCGTCAGAACAGAGATCGTGGTATGTCTCCATAACAGTCTCCAACGCCTCACAACAGTCCTCCGCATAAAGAAATTCCCTCGCTTCAGTTCCGTCTGTCATCATATCTATATCACCAGACTCAAACCCTTTACGGATGAAATCTGTAATGACATGTGCCTTGTTCATGTCTTTCTCAATACCATATACATTCCAGAACTTGACAATCAATCCACCAAGAGACTTAGTATAAAGTTCACCAACTCTCTTCAATACACCATAAGGAGAGTAAGACATGTTACTCATCTGAGATGATGCAAAGACAAATGGTTTCTTGTGTTTCTCAAGTAGACCAAAGGCATTTGCCATCAGTCTTGTATTATTATCTATGAACTGAAAAGTATGTTGATACTTTTTAAGATAGTGTGATCCTCCTACATCAAAGGCGAGGAAGTACACAAAATCTGCCATATAAATTTTGGCTTCAAGTTCACCATTAGGAATGACTGTCATGTCCTGTTCACTACCATTAGTGATATCAAACTCAAGGACTTCATTCCCCATACGATTAAGATAATCAGTCAGATATGCTCCAACTTGACCACCCGATCCCAATACTAAAATCTTACGAGGTTTTAAAGTCTCGTAATACATGTCTTCATAATCCATATTTGAAATAATAACCTCCATCAAATCCAATCAACAGAATGCTTCTCATCAAAATTGACAAGACCTGTACCACTCATGTGGCCAATCTCAGTGACATTAATCTTAGGATATGTAATTCTATTCCAGAAGTCCTCGATCTCAGGCCATTGAGGTCCAATATCATCTAGGAGAACAATACCTTTCCAACCTTTCTCTTCTAAAAATTCAAACATCTCTTCCTCTGCCGTTCCATCATGAGGATCAACATCAATCATTATAATAGAAATATGATCCCAATTCAAGTCATCCGATCTAAAGTCTTGAATCTTAAACTCGACATTATCTTTCTTGATTCCTTCTGATGCACCTTGCTCAACTAAGTCATAACTAATAACTCTATTTTTGTCATTGTATGATAGTGCAAGGGCAGAACCACCTGTCCTTGTACCAACATCTAAGATAATAGAATCATTGAATTGTGTAGATAACCAAGAATACAATCGGTATTCACTCTGACCAGCAGAGAGCCAGTCATTTGGGTTGAGTGATTGTTCTGCAAGATGCGAAACATCTAGACTACTGATTGCATCCTTATCAAGTTGAATTGTTTTCTTAGTTACTTTTCGCATGTTCCAATACCTTTGGTGTAATTTCAACTACGCCATGTTGACGAGATTTAATTTGTTCAGTGATCCAAGCATAAGTCTTGGAGATACCTTCTTCAAGAGTCTGTGAATAATCCCATCCAAGTTTCTCACGAATGAGATCATTGTTTGAATTACGTCCACGGACACCCAAAGGTGCATCGAGTTTGTGTGCCTTTCTAACAACCTTACCTGATACCTTAGCAGCAGTTTCTACTAACTGATTGATAGTAACCATTTCTTCAGAACCAATGTTAACAGGTCCTGCAAAATCAGAATCAATCAGCCTACGAGTTGCTTCAATACACTCATCAATGAAGAGGAAGGATCTCGTCTGCAATCCATCACCCCATACCTCGATCGTTCCTCCCACCTCTGGGAGTAGTGAGACCTTACGACAGATTGCGGCGGGAGCCTTTTCCTTTCCTCCATCCCATGTTCCTTCTGGTCCAAAAATGTTATGATAACGAGCCACAGAAACGTCAAGGTTGTAGTTGCGAGCATATGCAAAATACAATCTCTCTGAAAATAGTTTCTCCCATCCATACTCAGAGTCTGGATTGGCTGGGTAGGCAGAGTTTTCACGACAATCAGGATTGTCTGGATCTAATTGATTATGTTCTGGGTACATACAAGCAGAACTAGAATAGAAGATTTTAGTTTTGTTTACATCTAACAATCTATTCAATGCAACTTGTTCGTTCAATACATTAAGATTGATCGAAGCTGAGTTGTGCATGATGTCAGCGGAGTGTTCATCTGTAAAGATATATCCAGCACCACCCATATCGGCAGCGAACTGGTAGATCTCATCGAAAGCATCTCCTTCCACATCTAAGACTCTTGCCACAAGTCCTACTTCTCTAAGATCACCTCGAACAAAATCATCGGCAGCACTCATAGAAAAATCGGGGTACTTAATATCAACGCCACGAACCCAATACCCTTCTGATCGTAGTCGTTTTACCATGTGACTTCCAATGAAGCCACCTGCACCCAATACTAGTGCTGTCTTCTTATCCATAGTTGTATACAAGTTTGAGAAATAAACTTCATCTTATTTATTGTATCACGCACTGACCGTTTTCGCAATAACCGTATCCAAAATGTTCACAGTTGGAAACCAACCGAGCTCCATGAGAGGCATGATATCTGCACATAATGAATCAGGTTCATTAGGTGTGTCTTCCTTGATAGGAAGATGTCCCATACCCATGGCACTGGCCAATTCTATTACAGAAGTTTTATGTCCTGTTCCAACATCAATCGTACCTGTAAATGAACTAGGAATCAAAGTCGCAATCGCTCTGACAACATCCAATACATGAACCCAATCTCTCTCATGTCTTGTGATATACTTTGCAGTTCCTTGTTTCAACATTTCATATAACATATCATCTCTACTTCCTTCCTCTGCCCAGACATTAAAAAACCTCATACCCACACTGTTAGGTGGAGCCATGAGTTCATTTACTTTCTTTGTCATGGCATAGGGGTTCTGCCACCAACCATATGCACCAGCAGAACTTGCATACAACAACCTAGTATTATACTTTCTGCAATAATCAAATATGGGTTTAGATTTTTCAACATTATTCTCCCAGAATTTATCAGGATTATCTACACTATCTCTGAGTGCAGCATAGGCAGCAAGATGAACTATGAGATCATAGTCTGCACATCCAACGTCTGCAAAGTCTCCTATGTCATCTGGTCTGTCCAGTCCATCAACATCAAAGATGTCACTGAGAAAATCAAAGACATGACTGCCAATGAAACCTTTGTGACCTGTTACTAATACTTTCATTTTCTTTTCTTTCTATGCCTTGCAATCCAATTCCGTGCAGTGGCATCATTAAGAGATGTGTGTAGGATCTCTCCTTTATATACTATCACTCTTTTGGATTTACCGCAAGGAACTGCTGCGTATCCATCTTTAGTAAAGAAACCCATCTTAGTATCCTTATAAAAATTATAAGTTGATTTGAGTTCCTTCTCTTCTGGAGTCATCATTTTTTAACTTCAAATGTGAGATGATTATTACAATCCCCAAAGAACTTGCCGTCTAGATTGTAATTGAATGAGATACTATATCTGTCCTCATTAGAAAATGATGGAGTCACAGAGTGATCTAGATGTGCAGGGAAAAGAAATAGACCACACTCTTCTGGTTGGAATCTTTTCTCAAAACTATTGAGATCATCATATCCAGTCACAGATGGTTCCCAATAACTATTGATCCAAGTGGCATTTCTTGTAGTAAACATAATATCACCACTATTCTCAGGAACCTGTAGATAAAACACTCCAGCAAACTGAGTATTGTTGTGACGATGTTCTGCAATATAATTCCCTTTCTTTTGTAGGTTACCCCAAGAATTAATTCTTTTCAACCCATGTCTATCCAAATCAAGTTGTAAAGACTTAGCGAACCTATAAATTTCATTATTAATAGTATTCTCTAACTTCATCAACTCTGGACTTAACAATAGATCCGCTTGCAGTTTCGTTGTCTCTCCGTTAGGTCTGTTGACTATATCCATATCTTGTGCCCATTCACATGTCTTTAGAAAGTCCAACATGTGTTTTAATTCAGATGGTCTAAAATCTAGGACAGTTTGATAAACTGGAGTTGGAAATAATATATGAATATGTGACATCACTCAGCATTTAAACTTTCATTGTATTGTTGATCCAAGCATCCCGCCGTGTTAACCTGTTGTAATCCTATGTTACCTTGATACCAACCAGTAGCGATATACTTATCAGTCATAGGAGGATTACCTCTATGTAAATGAGTGTATCCGCCAGGCCAAATAAGAATAGTTCCTTTTGTAGGTTTTACTTTTCTCTTCTGGTATAAAAATTCTGTCTCTCCTCCCTCTTCAACGTCATTTAAATACACCATCCATGCCATAGTTCTATTGTTTAGATTCCAATTCACATTTTCTGCATGGAATAGATGATACCCATTTGTAGGTTCTGTCTTTTGAAGTAAACATAGAGAACTTACATAACTGAAATTGCCTAGGTAGGTGTATTCATTGATGTAATGAAACAAACAATTATTAACATACTTCATCATCTGGGAACACTCACTAGGAGAGAATCCATCTAAACATATCTGTTTATCTTTTACATGACTAAAGTTTCTTTTGAAGTCCACAAACTCCGCCTTATCCATATAGTTTACGAGAAAATCACAGAAGCGTGGGTCTACTGCGTTCTGAAAAATTCCAATAAAATCATGAAATTCATTTACAATTTGGGTTTCCATTATGTTACCAAAGATTTAATGGGCAATGTGCCGCTGAAAATTTGACCTTATTTACTAAGAAACAACCACACTCCTTGCATAAGTGTCGGTCTGGATCAAAACGATTACAGTCTCTACATATATCTATTCGTGCTTTCTTTACCTCTTCTGGAACCATTAAGGTTCCGTCAAAGACGAAACCTTTTACAATATCGTAAGCAGTTCTAGAAAGATTTTTGGCTTTCTCTGGTAGAGAGGGATCAGTCATTCGTAACGGAATCCGTTACATAACAAGGAACCCCTGCTGGGTCTAACCATTTAGCATACTCAAAATCTTCAATAGCAAGAAGCAGTTGATCACCATTATCAAACAGATAGATATCTGAATACCTCTTAGTATACTCATGTGCTTTTTGCAAACGGAAATCAGGTTTACCATTTAGTTGAATGTAACCCCTTTGCACATAGCGGTAGGGGAACCTCTCATGGATCACGGTAGTCTTAGTCGTTGCGACAGACTTTGGATCTAAATCATTCATTGGGAAACTCCTAGATCTTCTGCAATCAGACTCATTAGCAATGAATACTCCTGTTCTGGATCCTCATCGCTGAACTCATAACCTTCTCCCTTATAGTACCTCAAAACTTTTTTGTAAATCTTTGGATACTTGAAGTCGAGCGCAAACTCTTGATCTACTGCTCCCTCCAAAGCATCAAGATTTTTCTTGAACTTAGAAATGAAAGTGGACATTTTCCGATTGTGTTTACGTTACTATTGTAGTCCTGTATTCAGTTTTTGTCAAGCACCGTCGTCATGATTCCACATGTGCTCAATATCTTGAGCCTGTCCCGAATCGATAACTGGTTTTAGTACATCCTTATGTGGAACAAGTGCTACCTGTCCATCAGGAGTATCTATTACAAAGGTCTCTCCAGCATGGGCTCGATCGACCAATTCTTCAAAGTTTTCTTCTAAGTATTGGAGAGAAATAATTTGCATTAGATTGTCTGAGTTGTAGGCAAGTGATCCATAGATCCTGGCAACTCTAGTCCGCTTGGGGTGGACTCATTTAATGATTTAATGCGATCAATTTGATCTCTGTTCTTTAAGCACTCCAACATTTGAGCTGCATGAGTAAGTTCAAATGGATCGTTAGGTAAGTTGTCTCTAGTTGCAACACCATCTGGTGTCTCTTCCTCAAGGTAAACCATCTGTGTATTGTTCTCAACTAACATGACCCACCGCCATGCTCTCATTCCCATACCTTTATTGTACATCTTGACTGAACATTGGGTTGCAGCCATTCCACCTTGTTTTGCAAGTCGTAAAATGTATGCTCCGTTTCCATCTGGAAGATACTTAAGGTTCTTAATCTTCATATCTTTGAACCACTTATCCATAACAAATGAGTCGTTCATAGACACAACATAGATCTCATCAACAACAGTTTCTTTGATGAAGGTGTCATAAAGTTTCTCATACTCTTTGACCATTTCTGTACATGGAGGTGTGAAAGCACCACACACAGAGACGAGAAGAACATCCTTACCTTCAAACAATGAGTGTACTGATTTCTTTGCTAATTTTTTAGATTTGTTATTCCAAAAGAACAACTCAGCATCAGGCAATAAATTCATTTTTCTAATTTACTTTCATGTATAGTATGTATATGATTACTCAGGCAGATCCCTGAGTGCCTCAAGTTTAATAAACTGTTCGTTGAGATTATAGTGTAACTTATAATTTACAGTTGTCAAGTAAAACCCAGTAATTTCTGATCCGTCACAACTGTATCCATAGCCTGTAAGTTTTTCATTTACTCCGTCAATTTTCAATGACTTACCTTTTTCGAGGTAACTGTGGTACTTCTCGTCTAGACTGATCATCGTTCTTCGTAGGTTATTTTTCTAACGCCTCTTCGACGGCGTTCTTCTTGGTATTTTAGATCATCAGATGTCAGAATACCATCATATCTGACAGTTTTGTCATATTCTGTAAGGATTACCTGACCTAGATCCTTCGCACCAACGGTTTCGTCTACAACCTTCATTTGATTTTCACATTTACAGACTTGAATCTTAGTTGTTGCTTTCAATTCTGTATTACATAGTTTGCATCTCGCTTTCAGCATCTTCATTTACCTTTAAAACTAACTCGAACTCCCTCAATATAGAAGCTTCTGGATCTTGGTCTCTAATATTACAGTATTCCAACCACCTAAGAGCAGTCTTCTCTGGATCTTTTAATCCCTTTCCATATAAAATAGTGTAAGGTCGATTCTCTAAACTGTTAAATTTTGCTACCAAGTATTCTGGGTAATTTCCAATCAAGTCACAGAGTTCATCTCTGTCAACATCAACTTTGTACATTTGAAATTCATTACCATAAACAGAGTGAAATAACCCTGCCCTCACCTCATCATCTGGTCTTCCGTAGGAACACAACATACCAGCTACTCTTAGAGAGTGTGATAAGAGATCTCCATCCAAGCCAGTAGAGTCTGTGTGAGGTATTTGATCAACCCCAAGATTGACCATGTAGTTTATGTATTCGTCCATCATCCTGACATATTAATCGTAAGTGACAATCTAGGTTCGGGACTAGCTACTACCGTGTGCATAGTTCCCTCTGGTATGATAAGAACATCTGATGGACCTACTTCACTCTTCTGTCCATTGATACTCCATGTGCAAGTGCCATAGAGTGGTTTTACTATGACATGATATTCGTGATTGTGTGGATCAAAACTTGGTCTATTAAAAACAGTTCCAGTACTTAAGTATAGATTAGCATTAGTTTCTGATCCTTTATATTCAAATAGTTTATCATCAAGAGATCTAAGATCTGCTGTCAGATCCATGACGTTACTCAGGAGACTAGTGAATCCAAGATCAAATAACCTCTTCCATTTGTCGTAGATTATATAACCTCTAGAGTCAAAGAATCCATTGGATTTTTTCTGACACTGATTGATAACTTCGAGAGATGGTTCTGGCCATCTATATTTTATTTGAAGCAGATCAAGAATACCTTCTTCATCTAAATTTATTTCATGTGCGTTTATGATATCGGCCGCCTCTTGGAGATACGGCATAGCATCAGGGACAGGTGGTCTCCACTGTTGATAACTATTCAATCTCTTCCCTCCATTCTTCGTAAAAAGCTATGGCTTCCTCATAGGCACCCTGTTCGTACAGGTCATGAATCCTGTCAATGATGTAATCTTTTGTAAGTTTTTCCTCTTGATAATCTTGGGTGAATTGAGAGAGGTCGGATTGGAATGATGGGTCAAGCATCGAAGTAGTCCTTTCGGTAGTAACGTCCTAGCACATTAGAATTATAGTATGCAGGCTCTCCGTTGTCAAGAGCCTCAGTCAATACGTTATTTAGAAAGAGTTGTCTGGTCTCCTCATAGTTGGTTTTTCCTAGTGTAGTATGAAGGGATATTATCTCTCTGCTAAAGGTGTCCTTACCGTACTCCTTAACGTCGGCCTTGAGTTCTGGGGAACTTCCATAATACTTCTTCCAATCGGACTCTGAAGTAACTCTCCTTTTACCACCTTTTGGCTTACGTCTCTGCACGAAATACTTTCTACCGATGTACTTTTTACCTGTTGTCTTATTAGTAATGAGGTAGACGAAACCGAAGAAATCGCCAATGTCGTCAGTAGTAAAAGGTTTACCCTCATATAGCCAGGGGTTTTCGTAAACTCCTCCTTCAACCATATCATGATTTTCATATCTTCACACTATGTATATGAGGTCTCTGATCCTGTTGTACCCACCACTGCATCGAACAAACATACAATGTTTGGAATAGTATTAGGGATAATATAATTGTTACATTCTGCCATTGAATTGTCATGACCAAATCCTAGTTAGTTGACGAACATCTGTTACACCATAGAGTGCCTTGACAGTTCGTTCTGCATCCTCTCTTAAATTAGATGGTGAAAAGAATTCTACTTTTGTTAATCTATTTGAGTCAAGTAGAATCTGCGCTGACCACTTAGTTTCTTTCATGTCAATTTATTCCAAGTGTCTTTCCAATCTGTGACTGTCACAACCATACCTAGTTTGTTATCTGTAATGGCATCTGCTAATGGTCTATCATTACCACCTTCTTCCATCCTATCTCCAAAGAATACTAAATCACCGTCAGGAAAGTCTCTAATGATCTGACCCTTATCACTTCCCTTACTTGAAATGTCAACACCTGTTATACCACCAACAAAGGCATGTAACTCTGGAAACTTTTCATTGAATCTAGTTGATATTCCTTCTCTCTCTTTCTTAATATCATCCCAATCACTATAAACTAATCTCTCTGTATGATTGGCACCTCTACCAACAATACTAAAGTTGACACAGCCTGGTCTTTCTTCTATATGGTTTCCTGTTCTTACAGGGAAGTGACTCTCATGTAGTTCTTCTAGAAGATGTTCCTTTGCATCTAATGGCAACGTCCAATCGTTTCTGAATGTCAGAAGATCTCCCTCATAAACATCATTACCAGCACAATTATACACCCTCTTACAATTACAGTAAAGAAGGTGTGTAATTTGTTCTATAGTTTTCTCTCTATTACTTCCTGTTACCAGATAAACTTCGTTTGCCAAGGCAAAACTGTTGAAGAATATTAGAAAGTCAGGGTCAATCTTTTGTCTACTGGGTGTGAGAGTCCCATCGACATCAAAAATATATTTCATTTATCCATTATACACATTATAAAAAGTTTGTCAACTATTCTCCGCCTCCGTCGCCTCCGCCGTTCCCGCCACCATTTCCACCGTTACCGTTTCCACCATGTCCATTACCATTACCGTTTCCATTCTTTCCATTGGTATCATCATCTGAATTGTCTGGTTTTAACATTCCGCCATAACCAACTCTATATCCTTTAGGGATAGACTTGCATTTCTTATCATCATTACAATAGTATTCACCTTCACCACACTTTTTCTTCTCTTCATCTATTTCATTCTTTCTTACATACTCCTTTCCACCAGCCCCTATGTCAGTTACCTTAACTTTGATCTTTGATGGATCTTTAAGTTTAACTTTAACCATTGGTTTCTTTGCTTCATCTACAAACTTAACAGGATGTGATTCGGTTCCACCTGTCTTAGGATTATACTTTGTAGTTCTAGGGTTCTTAGGATCATCACTCTTGAAGTCTTTATGAAGTTTATTATATGCCTTCTTGGTCATCTTAATATCTTCATTCATTTTCTTCTTGACTTTTAGATTCTCTAATCTCTCAATAGAAGCTGTCAACTTTGCCTTCTTTGCAGTGTCAGATGATTTTGAAGAATAGGATTCAGAAGTTGTAGTAGTCTTATCTTCATCACCCTCATATGTACTTAAATTTTTCTTGAGTTGCTTTCTTTTTTTGTAATCTGTTATCTTATCAAATTTTATTCTGCCTGCCTTATTGCCAACGTAAATATCCTCCTGTTCCTTAGTCATCTTACCAAACTCTTCTCCTACTATTTTCTTAGTAGTGTCTATCTCCATCTGTCTTCCTTTGTCTTGATTCTTAGGATTAGTGGATCTGCCTAATTTTTTTGCAATCCTTGTTCTCTTGGCAATTTCAGACTCACCAGCTGAAGAATCGTACATAGATCTCTCAGCCTCTCTTCTAATCTCAGAGTCTTTTTTTCTTGCGAGTCTTTCTTTAGTTGATTTTGGTTCAGTTAAGGCAGTTTTTCTACCTTCTACGTCTTCGTTCACCTTCTTCTTGGGTTTATCAGTACTAACATATGTAGGCTTGGCAGCACCTGACTTAGACTGTTGGCCTGGATCTGCTTTCTTTTTTCTTCTGGATGCTGATGCTCTTTCTGCCTTAGTCATACTTGCACGTTTAGATGATGATACACACTTAGGAGTACCCTCACCTGGCTCATCACTTGCACAGGTTCCACCTGTAACTACGTTGACCCAACCACCTTTACCATCTTTAGACTTAGATCCCTTGAACCACTTATGTA